AGGCAAATTTCACAATCTTCAAAACGGTTCTGGCGGAAACGAATGCATCGTTCAGCAATTTACTGGCTTGAAAGATTCCGATGGCGAAGACATTTACGAAGGCGATACTTTAATCTGGTATTCAGAAAACTTCAGAATTTATGAAGCTAAGGTTGTGTTCTCTCCAACTGTGGCGGCATTTGTTTTAGATGTGAGTGGTAGACATTTAATTGATAATAAATATGGAGACTACCGACATCTTCACGAACGACACTCATACAAAATAAAGAAATGAAAACACTAAAAAAAATAATTATATCAACCATTTTATCATTTATATATTACGTAGCATTCGCGAAAGACGTTGCGCTTTTTCAATTTCTTTCGTGGTTTTTAATATCTATGGCGTTCATTGGAACTTTTATACCATCTTATAAACAAGAAATTTTAAAGATTAAGTGGCATGATTTTTTAATTGGCTTTCCATTCGTGATATTCAACTTATGGACATTATTCAAGAACGGCGGCGAGACTTTTGGATATACTTATCTATTGTTTACTCTTTCAGCCTATTGCTATTTCTTTATCATTAAAACAGAATCTAAAAATGAAAAACAATAAAACAAAATCACAAGTAAGCGAAGAAGTGGTATTCAAAAACTACCACGACAATAATCTCATGCTCTTTGAGATCACTTTAGCAAAAGAAGATGGTAGGGTTTTTGTATTGATTAACGGATTACCAGAACACGGCGAAATTAAAAGCTTGGAAACTCTGGAAAATATTATAGAATGTCTTGAAGCCGCAAAGAAAAAATGGAAAAAAGCACTTTAAACATACTCTATTGCTTGACAATCACATTTGTTTTGCTTAAACTGACGGGGCAGATAAGTTGGTCGTGGCTCTGGGTCTTTAGCTCATTGTGGATACCAGCGTTGGTAGTTTTAGTGCTACTGATAGCGGTGTTAGTATTCTTATTTGTGATTAAATAAATCAATGAAAGTAAAACAATTAATCGAAGAACTTGAAAAACACGATCCTGAAATGATTGTTGTCAGGAGAGGTTATGAGGGAGGCTTAGAAGAAGTTTCCGCTACCAATAAAACTAAAATAAAACTTAACGTATTCGACGAATGGTATTATGGAAGCCACGATAGTGTATCTATGGATTCCGATTCTTTTGATTGCGAGGCAGTTTTTATTGATTAAAAAATATGAAAGACAAACAACTCTTAATCGAAGAAGCCAAGAGCGCCATCAACGCTCTGTCCCAAAAACAAGAAGAACTTTACTGCGGTTTGTTAGAATCAATCGGTGAAATTAATAACACGCAAGAAGCGTGGCTCAGCGATTACTGCTTTAACTGTCAAGATGATTCCGACTACACGCAATACGTAAGAGACAAGCTCTACGGAAGCGAAGCATAATGACCGATAAATCATACACTAAACGGCTTTAATGACCAATATATAAAACATTATGGAAAACAAAACTAAATATAAAATAGTTAAAAGCGAAGGATGTCGTTCATTTGGCACTACTGTCAACGGTCAAAACATTTACGGAGAATATGAACCAATGAATGAAAGTCAGATTGAAGAATTTGTCGATTATCTTTGTGAAAAGTTCAAGCAAGAATTAAAAGACAACACTGTCAGTATTGATGATTTGATTGGCTGCTTTCAATATGATGAGTTCGAAACTGAAGACGATTCGTGCGAAACCTGTGGAGATTCAGTAAGCACAACAACATGGAACCTTTAAACATATGAATAAAACAACACCCCATACAGTGACTGTCACCGTTGCCGATTCATTATCAGATGACGAGATCAAAATCACCGTCAACCGATATTCAGATATCAACGATTGGATCAAAGTATTTAAAACCATTTTAATTCACCAAACATTCTGCGAAGATACTGTTAAAGAATTGTTTGAAGATCCAGATGAAAGCGTGGACTACAGCGCAACACTCGACTGGAAGAAGCCTTGGAATGAGCCTATCGGTACAGCCGTAGGCAAAGAAGCTTGGTAAAAATATGAAAAAGAAAACTTGGTATCTAATCAGAACCTCTTCAGACCGCATGGGTGGAAATGATTCTTACAGCAGCATGGATGAAGTAGAATTACTTAGTCAAGTCAAATCATTTATTGAATGTCCATATTATAGCTTTTACAAGTTAATAGACAAAGATGATTTGATCGCATCGAAAAATGCTTTAAAAAACAATAAAAAGAAAAAAGAAGCATACACAATAGCCATAACTTGTAGCGGTGGAACTGCCATTGCTGGAAAATACAAAGCAAAGAGCAAAGAGGAGGCTATCAAAGCGGCGAAAGCGGAACACGGTGATCAATGGACATATTATGTTTGGGAGAATCTAGATAAATGAAAATTATGAAAATACACTACTACGAATACACTGACGACGGTGAAGATTGGCGCAAAGGAGCCGCCTCTTTCTATTCATTAGAAATCCTACAACTTGCAGAACAGCAACCGTACGAATACAGAATCCACACTGTTGCGTTTGATCCTTCTCGTATCGCTAAACGATGGAACAAAGAAAAGATCACTCATAATTTAAAAGAAGCTACGAAGATGGAAGAAATAATGAAAGTTTTGAAATCTTTTGATTGAAAGTGGTTTTAGTTTTGAAATTAATAACAATAAAAAATAAACAAATGGGCAAAACATTAGAAACCATCAAAGCTCTCGAAGAGTTTGCAGATGAACAAATTGAACAAAAGAAAAAAGCTCAGCGTCAACTTGATGAAGTTAAAAGTGATTTGGAATTTCGGCGTGATCTTTTCGAGCTTCAAGAACAACAGTTAAATAAAGTTAGATCAGAGCTTATAGAAACAATAACGCAAAGAAATAATTTAGCAGAGGCTTTGGAAAACTGCCGAGAAGATTCGATTGAATTGCTTGGTGAACGCGATTGGTGGCAACTAGAAAATAGGTGTGACTATCAAAAAAGATATCAAGACACACGCGACAATGTAACCAGAGCAGACGAAGTGCTAGAATCTTTAATCAAACTAAACAACCTATGAGCCAAGAACAACAAAGAATCGTTGAATATATTATTATCTTATGTTTTGTATTGAGTCCACTGTGGCTAATTAGACCGTTCAGATTCGAAACCGCAGATCGTGAAGCTCATCGTCAGAGACGCGCTGGAATCTTTTCAGCGAGAGCGGTTCGCAAATGGTATGGTTGGATCGTTATTAATGATTTAAAACAAAAATGAAAAAAGGACTAACAATTATTGAAACACTTATAGCTCTTGTATTTGGCTGTATTATATTTTCTTGGATATACTTTATGGTTAGTGGTGGAGGTTTCTCTACTACTGAAATGTTTATGCCGCAACAAAGCAAAGCAAAATACCAGAGAGAAATATTAGAAGAACTCCGCCGCGCAAATGATTTAAAAGAAAATGAATAACAAAGATATAAAACAACTAGGCGATGTAACAATTTCCAGAAATGAATATATCGAGCAGCTTGAAGAAACTCTTCGCCAAGAACGAGAAATAGCAGACGCTCTCGCTGTAGAACTTTCTTCTTGTCATAGTTCTATTTCTTGGATGTTTAATGAAGATATATCAAAAGCACTAAAAAGATGGAGAGAATCTAGAAAAACAACTTGACAAATCTTCAAAAATATATTACAATCTTTTGAGGCGCGAGATCGCAAATCTAAATCAGCGAAAACGATAACAGTAGGGGTGTTGCAACTTTAAAACGAAGAGTCCCAACGGAAACAAATTTTTGCTATAGTATGGTGAAAACCACGCGCCTTAACTCTTTAAATAATTTGGTCGCTAGTGTGAGCTTGGTCCGTCTCACACTCACTCCCTGATAAAGCGTCCATGTGGATTCCAAATCTACAGAAAGTTAACGGACTGCCATTTTATTTTTTACGAATCCGAAGTAGCTCAGTGGAACGAGCGGGAAGCTGTTAACTTCTAGGTCGTAGGTTCGACCCCTACCTTCGGAGCCATAAACAAAATAATTACAAGAAACAGCTTGACAACCCCCGAAAAACAAATTACATTAATTCCGTAAGCGTAAAATCACAAAATGAATAAAAACACTCGACAAGCTAAAGCCGCTGGTTTCTGTAGCAAGAAAGACCAAAACAACAATGGTGCAAAAATTTTCGCAGGAAGCTCCTGTGATACTCGCTGGGATAATCCTAATAGCAAGAGAAACAGCCGCAAACAATATCGCATCAAAGGCGATTAATAGATTTTCGCTTCGGCAGTAGTACTGAAAAGGTTATACGTAAATCGTTCTGAAGCGGATTAATTTTAAACAATAATAATAACAATAATAATAATAATATGATCAAATTCATTGAAGGTAAAAAAGAAGAAAGCGAAATCCTTACATTTGAAGATGTAGGCGAAGATCAATTTTTCGTCGATGCAGTAGGCAACCTTTGTCAAAAAATAGATGATTTTAACTATGTTACTATCGCCGATGTAGATGGTCATCCATTTTGTACCCACGAACTAGGCGAACCAGAGGATGAAATTAATCGAATCATTGAAAATGTCAGTAAGATTGAGTTTTAATCAATAAAAAATCATTATAATGAAAAACCGTCAAAAATGGCTCGCTGAAAAAATCAAAGGCGAATATATCGAAAATGAAGACTTAATTCGTATCGTTATGTTTGAGACCTTCTTGTATTACATTAAAGAAGAGCTGTCTGTAATGGCGATTTTTAGAGATAAAAAAGCAAAAAAAATAACTGTTGATGAATTCTTTGATTATGATTGGAAAAAGGATCTCGAAAATGGTTACGCAACAAAAGAGCAAGTCAAAAGCTATATCAGCCGCCAAAAAGAATTAAAGAAAGCATATTATTATGTCACAGAAGAAAGAGAAATCTTAAACAAAGAATTCTATAGAACGATGCAATTGGACGAAGCCGAATCACTTGAAAAAGAAATAGAACAAAAAGACCAAAGAACCCTTGGAATCATTCTAAAGCATCGTTTAACTCTATGGACTTAAAATAAAGTGTAAGCCATAATATGGCTAGTTTTTTAGGATTTATATTTGTTGTGTTTGTTTTTATGCTTTTGGGCGCGATAATGCTTGAACAATATGACGAAGATGATTAAAACATACAGAGCAATCAGACATGATATCGTTCGCACAAAACAAAAACAAAACTCTGACGAAGTTCATCACCCCGATGAAAAGATAGATCAGATCAAAAGAGTTTTTGAGGCGGAAAACTATAGCGAGAATCAAGGATTAAAAATTCTTGAGTTATTTTCGGGGCAGGGCAATTTAACCAAAGTCTATGAACAATATGGTTCTGTTGCTGCTTACGATAAAAAGCATTTAAAAACGGGCGATAGTTTTCTTGAGTATCATAGATTAATCGCAGACAAGAAAAAGTTCGATGTGATCGACCTTGATCCATACGGTTTTCCAAATAGATTCTTTCCAGATATTTTTCTTTTGATTGAAAAAGGGGTGATGTTTATCACAATGCCAAAACCTTATGTCAACATTCTTAATGGAATAACACAAACACATTTGATTAGTTATTTCGACAAACACAATCCCAGCGAGGACGAGATAATCGAAAGAACTGTTTTGTTTGGGCTTTGCCATTGGAGAAAGTTGCAGTTGATTGATAAATTAGATTGCAAAAGTGTTTGGAGGTTTGCTTTTAGCGTGGAGAAGGTTAAGGCGACAGAGTATACGGGAGTCAAAAATAGATAAAATAGTTGTTGACATTATTAGAATAAAGTATAGAAAAAAGTCATGAACGAATCAGACACGCCGAGAACCGACCTGCAATTCCCCGTCTTAATTCAGGACGGCGTTGAATATGTCGAATTGTCATTTGCAGAAGGTATCGAGAAAGAACTAACCGCCGCCCGTCAGGAGATTGATATTCTCAAAAGTAAATACGCAGACCATCATGCAGAAGCCGAAAGACTCACATCTGAAATTAGATCAATCACCGAGCAGCGGGACGAGTTACTTCGATACAATGAGGCATTCCGCAAGGAGACGTTGATCTGTGCCGATTGTGACGCGATCAGAAAAGAGGAATACGACCAAGCTATTGAGCAGCGCGACAGGCTGGCGGAAGCTGTTATTCGATTCAGCCAAGGTACATGCAGTATCCATTTCATTTTGGATTTAGCTGTAGCTGCCATAAAAGGCAACACCAATGATTAGATTATGTCCTATAGATCAAACTGTACTTGACCTACGCAACAAATTTTAAACAATAAAAAAATGATTGAAAACATCTCAGCAGAAGAAATCAAAACAAAATACCGCCAAAATCATGGATTCGCATTTATTTCGGCGCAAAGAGTTTCTGATGAAGCTGCGTATCGACTAGCAGATACATTGATTAAAGCAAATATAACTTCCAAGCAGCCGCTGGTTATCACTAGATACGAACAATCTGTTATTTTCATCTATGATGATTTCGAGGGTCCAACATTTTTCGCTAAGGCTCAGTTCTTTGAGCAAACTTTTGGTATCGCAAGAGTAGTTCCCTTTATGCAATACGTAAATAGTTTTAGTAATCACAAAGGCTGATAATATTTGGAGATTTTTGTTGACAAATTAGTTGATTTAGCTAGAGTTCGCGCATGGACAACTCAGAAGATGAAAACGAGCCGACACCATTTCGACAATGGGAACTATCTGCTGGCAATTTAGCTTTTCGCGGTTTTAATAATGGTTATTTGGGGGAGAATGGGGAATATAAATTACAATTCTTACATGAGGGAATTAGTTATTCGATAGAAATAAAGGCTAATCCTAGCAATATAATACAGTTTCCTAAAAAAACAAAATAAAGCTATGAATACACCAACCAACTCCAAGGCGTTGCCTCTCACGAATTGTTCGGCTTCTTGGTGCTGCCCCACCTGCGGGATAACGCAACCAATACCAACACGCCACCCACTAGGGACTCTCGTGAAACACACCAAGCACGGCAAAGGGGAAATCTTCTCCTACGATCAATGCGACGACGTTTCATGTGGAGTGGACTTTGGGCGCAAGGGGCAATGGTGCATCGCCATGCGCGAGTTAATTATTCTGCCGAACGTCAAAGCGCACTCACCCCAGCCCGACAACGAGACTGTAAGCGAAACAAGGGCTGCAAATCATCCCCAATCTTCGATTCCCAGCGGGGCTGGGGTTGATGTGGCGCAGCTTGTTCGTTGATCTTCATTTTGTTAGGAATTCGTATAACAATTCGCCCCACTTACCAACAAAAGACTCAAAGAATGCAGTCGCAATAAGAATAAAACACACAATAAGTAATGTCTTCAATCTATCAATTCGATCTATCCAATACTCGGAAAGAAACCTATAATAAAACGGAATGTCTGCAAATTCTCGAAGTTCTTTTATACCTGCGAGATCAAAAAGATACTTTTGGAAATCGACTTCTCCAATTCTTATCTTGTTGTCTCCGTCTTGTCGTAAAAAACCCTTCTTCTCAAAAGCTTGAAATACCGATTCCGCCTCGCCAATGGATAGTCGGAATGATTGAGCTTCTGGGTGCTGTAGAAGGAGAGGACTTGTCCAATATGCTTCATAACTCCGATGCTTATAGAAAAATTTGGCAATCAGTCTCAGGTCTTTCTCTTCTAACGCCATATTCAGGTAAGGCTTGGTGTTGGTGGGATTTCTTTAGTTTTTTAACGAACACCAAAGATCAGGAGCGCATAGCGTCTTCTGTATCTGACTGTTCTTAAATCTAACCGACATAAATCTAACTAACCCGAACGAACAATGAACACAGACGAACAAAGAGTCGCCATTGCGAAACTTCTTGGCTGGAAATCAATACGGCAAGATAACAACCAACCCGAACGAACTATGAACAAAGAACAACAAAGAATCGCCATCGCGGAAGCTTGTGGGTGGCTGATAGGTAAGGTTGGCAACAATGTCTCAAATCCCAAAGGAGATGAAAGACCATGGAAAGACATCCCCGACTACCTCAACGACCTAAATGCGATGCACGAAGCAAAACTAAGCCTATCTCCAGAAGAACTTGGAACATATACGTGTGTCCTCATTCAAATGGGGGTAGACTACGGTTTTAATTTTATGGTGTCAACAGCAGAACAACAAGCTGAAGCCTTTCTAGTAACACTTAAATTACTTAAACTTGGGCAGCAGCTCAAATCCAACCAACAAAACACGAACGAACCATGAAAACACCGACACCAAGAACAGACGCACAACGGGGACTCTATGATAACATCAGGGCAGCCGCTTAAAGTTGTTGCCGAGCGACTACAAATTACAATGTCGTCGTTCAGCAACAAAAAATTAAAACACACACAAAATAATATGAGTTTGCCTACGCAAAAAAGTTTGTCACAAGAAATGGTGGACATTAGAGATATGTATTATGGTCTATTGGAAGATCACGAAAACCTTGTTAAGCAGCGCGACAGGCTGGCAGAGGCTTTGGAAATAGACCCATATCCAGACGAACCAATCTCAGATGATTTACACGGCGGGAACGTATATTGCGAAATCTCTGTTGGCGAAATGAGAAAGATTCGCGAAGCCCTCCAATCCCTAACCCCTAAAGACAAATGAATTATTTTGAACCAAAACTCGCGGAAGCTTATGAACATATCGTAAAGGCTCAGAAGATTATGACTGAGCTTGGACATGCAAAGTATACTCTTTGTGGCATGGTAAGCATACAAATGCTGCACGATTCGGAGCAAGAAGTTTCTGTATTACTTGGAAAGCTTAATAAATCTATGAAACAGCGTGATATTTTATCTAATATACTCAAAGAAATCTTACCGCTCGTTCCTACCGCATTTTGTGACATGTTCCATCACTCCAAAAAAGATAGACACGATTATGGAGATGAATGCAAACCCTTGACTAGATACAATGATGTAATCAAAAAAGCAGAAGAAGGGTTGATGATTGTAAAAGCAGAGAAATGAGAGTTTTTTTCGGGGCAAATAGTAATTTCAAATAATTCTGTAACGAAATGCGTCAAAACAAATGCTTTGTGAATTATAAACAAGCGTTTGATTAATATATTTTTATTGTTTAAAGAACATTTCGGGACAGACGTTTGGACAAGTGAGACAGTGTGTCACAGCAGATCAAAAATAAACTTTTTATACGACAAAAACCCAGACGAAATCAAGCCAAATTACGAACGATGCGGAGCGAAATACGCAGAGATCGACTAACAGAACGGAAACCCGTAACCCCTTGAGTATCAAGGGTTTCTATCTCCTACCACTTCACCTTTTTACACTCTACATACAGGTAACATACAGTATAAACATAGAGAGAGTATAGAGCAAAGAAAGAGGATGATGAAGATAATGGAAAATGGGAAGATTTGGAAAAGTGGATTCGCATAATTATAACTCTTTTTAAATGATTTTTTAATATCTTACGCAATTTTTTTATACTTTAGCCAGTTTTATCTTGACAATCCTTTATATTATGTTACCTTTACCCCCATGAAGAAAACGTTATCTTTCCTATTCGTAGCACTCCCGTTGGGACTGCTTCTCAGTCTTATCCTCGCAGTTATTCTTGGTACTGTGACATTTTGTCGCAGCTTTGCTGACTATTGGTCGTACATCATCGTACAATTCTTCCCTATGTATGGTATGCGAGATCGTGTAGAGGAGGAACAAGAGCCGCAAGAGCCACAAGAGCAGTCGTCCATATGGGAAAAGCATCAGGCTAAGATGGATGCAAAAAAACGAGAAGAACCAAAAGACTAAATTACGAACGATTTTTGCCCAAATAAACAAAAACAAATTACGAATTATTTTCGGCTAAATAAACAATTAAATTAAGAACGAAAATGAGCCAAATAAACGAAGGAACAAATTACGAACAAAAGATCGCCAAATATAAAGCATTTATTAAGGAGTTGTCTGAAGTGCAGGAACTCTACTACCAAAAACTCGTAGAGGAAATCAACATCAGTGCAAAAGACGAAGAGTATTTGTTTGATTACATATACAACGCAGACTTTACAACTTTCGGAGATTACCTAGCGCAGTTTAATAAACAATAAAATTACGAACGATTTTGCCCCAAATAAACAAATGAAACCTTACTATTATATAGACAGCGCAAATGCTAACGTACGCAGAAACAAACACCACACTTTAGAATCTGCGGTTAAAGGTGCAGAGTTTATGGCGGAAAGTTACCCTGGAATTAGTTTTGAAGTGTTACAAGTTGTAGCTATAAGCTCTACGCCGAAACCCAATGCCACAACCTTCTACTTGGATCGCGCGACGGAATAAAAATTACGAACGATTTTTTTCTAAATAATAATAACTTAAATTACGAACGATTTTTGCCGAAATAAACAACGCGCAAGTATGGATGGATTATACGAAATGTACACGACGGAGAATGAGTTTGCGCGAATTGAACAGTGCATCCGCGAGGCAATTTCCAAAGCTATTAAAGCTGGAGTGAATCCTACTGAGATTTGGCTGGGAGAAGTTGAGATGGCGACATTTCGGAAACATATAAAATTACAGTTTATTAATCATCGTAAAGCGAGCGAACAAATCTCGGAAGAAAATTTTAAATACGCTGACATGGAAGTAAGAGAATCCAAATCACAAGGAATCCGTGTTGGCGTGAGTTGGGTATCAAATACCAAAGCGTAATTACGAACGATTTTCTCCTAAATAAACAATATAAAAATATGACTGATACAAAACCAAATAACGAAATTACGAACGATTCTGCCCTAAATAATAAAGCGCCCGAAATGAACCTCGAACAGATGATGTGGGAAGCTCGCCGCCAAAACCACAAAAAACTTTATACGATTCTGCGGCACAAGCTGGGGCTTGGTAAACACTGGTTGCAAAGAGTTGCTGTTCCTAAGTCTAAACGGTGGGGCGCTGGTATTAAATAAGCACCGCGAATTAAAATCATTTTTAAATGCGACCAGGCGCGAGTTTCTCTGGATATTTAAAAGTGAAAAAAATAGTTGACACATTCATCTAGGTATGTTACTTTCGCGGCGACATGAACTCAAACAATATTAAACAAGGCAGAGGTAGACCCACAGGTAGTAACTCATTCATTCGCATTCGTGCTTGTGATCTAATCAAAATGGTTGGAGAGATGGCTGTGGTTCCAGTATCTAAGGTTTGGCTACGTGAGAACGGTCTCGAATTGGTGGAAACCCAGATCAAGATTGCGACAGCAGCACCTGCCGTAGAAAACACAGAAGAAAAGATTCAATTCTCTATTACCAACTTCGAAGATTAATTAAAGAAACTTCTTGACAACCCCGAAACAATAAACAATAATACATCCAACAACTTAAAAAATATGCAAACACACGCAATGTCCAAAATTAACGCTAAGAAAATTAAATCCGCGATTGATCGTATCGCGAATGTAAATTGTGAAATCTCACGCACTGGGAAGCTCTATAGGATCTCCGAAAACTCTGTAAATCGTTCAGTGTTTATAGCTGTTTCTACTTTGGTAGAGTCTGGAGCTGGACTCCGAGAAATTATTACTACCGCAGCCGCTCTTCGTGGAATGCGAGCGTAAGAAGTAAAAACTTCTTGACACAGCCGCGAAAGTAAATCACAATCCCTTCGCACCCCCCATCAACACTAACTATTACTACACACTATTATGTTTGACACACTTATTGGACAAGACCACATCAAAAAATCCTTTGGATTCTATATCGAAGCTGCAAAAAACGGCGGCATCGTTCCCCCACTTCTCCTAACTGGTGCAAGAGGTTTAGGCAAGACAGAATATGCTCGCCAAATGGCAAAGAACCTAAAGAAACCTTTGTTGGAATTAAACTGTTCGACAATCAAGAACAATAGCCAGTTCTTCGAGCAGATCTTCATGCCAGTCATTATGAACAACGATATCACAATCTTGTTCGATGAAAGCCACGCACTGCCTAGAGATTTGCAAAACGCATTTCTTACTGTCTTTAACGTAGAGAAAGGTTTCCGTAAACACTTCGAGTGGGATGGTTCTTCTATGGAGTTTGACTTTTCCCGCCAAAGTTATCTATTCGCTACAACCGAACCAGATAAAATCTTCGCTCCACTTAAAGATCGCTTTGAAGAGATCGACTTCCGCCCCTACTCCTCAGACGAGATGGCAGACATCCTCCAAGGTCGAACCGAGTGGGTAAAGTTTGAAGACAACGTTCTTGACAAGATTGTAGATACACTTCGCGGCAATGCTCGATCCGCAGTTAAACGTGCAAAACAAATCTGTCTTTACTGTGAGGGCAAGAATAGCCATAAGTTCGGGCAAGATGAGTGGAAAGATATGTGCGATACATTAGGCATTACTGCCGATGGTTTGTCAAACTCAGAGATACAAATTCTTTCTGTGCTTAAACAAAGAGGAGCTTGCACTTTGGCAATGTTAAGTGCCTCGACTGGTTTCTCTCGCACCGCACTTCAACGCGACATCGAAATGCACTTACTCCGCAAAGGCTTCATGCGTATCGACGGCAAACGCGAAATCACTGGTGCTGGCTGCAATGCCCTAGCAAAACTTTCTGTGTAGTGAGTGTAGTAAACGAGGGGGTAGAGTTGTGTCTACCCCCTCAAACACCAAATTTCTTTTCGACAAATAAACAATATGGAAATACATATCCCGCAACATATCCGCGATGCGCTGAACAAAAGCCCCAACGCCAGCAAGAACAATACGATCATCGTCTGCCAAATAAACGAAACACTTTATAGTGCTAGATGGAACCTGCAACCCCATACAATGGAACTTGACCAACTATGGGACACAAATTGTGAAAAGCAAGTCGCGAAATAACAAATTGCGAAATATAACTCGCGAAATAACAAATAATGCGCTTGTAGCTAATAGGAGTGTGAGGTGAATGGTTAAACCAGCCAACTCATAATTGGTCAAACCCGTCTTGAACGGTTGCGGGTTCGAATCCCGCCGCTCCTACCAAGTTTATGAATTTATCGGGGTTATGCTCCTCGCTGTGACAGTTGGCGCAAAGTAGATCGCATTTTGACCACTCAATCAAAATTGATTCCCAGTTTGTATTAGATAGTTTACGAGAGTCTAAAGCAAATAGTTTGTTGTTGGGATCTCTATGATGGAACTGTAACGCAGCAAAGTTTTTGTTATATCCGCATTTTGAACAGCCTCCGCCACTTTTAGTTATTAGTTCGAGCTTACGTGTTTTAGCTCGCTGTTGTTGATACTCGTTAGTGTTAGCCTGTTTAGTGCAAAAGTTTTTTTGTTTACATGCAGTGCTGCAAAATTTAGTCTTACATCCAGATAAAGCTTCTCCACAACAAATACAAAAAAATAAATTAGAACATTCTTTTACTGCCTTACGAATATTAGACGCTTTTGTGTTAAGTCCATACTTGCGCAACCAATAACGAATATTTGTTTGACTGCCATTCATTTGTTTTGCTATTTGATGAGTGGATAATCCAAGATCAATTAATTTTTGCAGTTCTAGCTTATTCATATATGTATTTATTCATAATTACACTTATAGCTTGACAGGGAGAAAAATCTTATTACATTCTTTTAGGGGAAAGGGTTGGTAGTCCAACTGGCAGAGACAGCAGACTTAAAATCTGCACAGTATGGGTTCGACTCCCATCCAACCTACCAATTTAAAAGCTTCTGTAGCTCAATTGGATAGAGCAATAACCTTCTAAGTTATCGGTTACAAGTTCGAATCTTGTCAGAAGCACCATTTTTTAATCAAAATAAATATTGACAAACCTGCCGCGAAAAGCTAATCTCTTCCCGATATGAATAACGAAATACAACAAATACACGACTGCGAAAGCTCATTAGATTGCTCCGCACATGAACTGCTCTGCCACCTAACTTCGGATACCAAGGCGAAGTGGTATGAGTTCAGCGAAGCGATGCATGAAGACCTCCGAGCAAAATTCGGAGATGTGTTTGACAACTTCCCACAATGAAAACCAAACAACCGACAATCAACGTGGGTGACAGAGTCGAACTCGCAAACCCAGAGGCAAGAGCTAGACTCTTCAATATGAACAACGGCATCGTTGTCAACTATCATGGCGAACACGATCCCAAGAACCCAAGAGTAAGATGGGCATCTGGCTGGGGCGTTACCTCAAAAGCGAAAGAGCTTCGCCTCATGACCGCAGAAGAAATCGCGGCGTTGCCAGTGCCACTTACCATGCCTATCGACAAATAAACAAATAACTATCTTATGATTACAGCAAAACAAATACTACAAAACCGCAGCATTGATGATCAGACGACCGCGACACTCATTTTAGAAGTGCCGTGGGACGAAACAAACTACGGCTCAGTAGATCGTATTCTCGCTGAAGCACTCGAAGAAGAAGCTTGGGATGGCATCGAGATAATGGACTACGAACCAGTATCGTATGATTGCGAAAAGAAAACCTTTCAAATAAGGTATACTCTTGGGGTGACTGAGCTTCTTGATCTTGTAGAGGAAGAAGATTAAACATGGCGAGAACAGCAACAGAGTGGTACAATTACTTATGTTCGTTTAGAGTAGGGGGCGAGGAACCGTTAACTACAGCGCTGAGACTTGGTATCAAAGCTAAGCAGGGTGATGGGAGAATGCATTGTAGGTTCCCATTTAAAGACAAAACAAAAGATGTTGTTTTTTTACCGCGCCCACGCCCTCTACTCAGAGAACTAAAGGATGCTGCGACTGGCGACATCGAAGCAATACACAGGATGGTTGTCCTGCACATGTGCGACGAGTTCCAATACAACCCTCACGGCAAAAAGGGAAGCGAATTAATACCATATCAACTTGCATCTCTTGAGTCTGGTAAGCAACTGAGTGAAGCATATCCACATCTTCCGCAAGGAGAAACGCTAAAGGATGTGCCGAAGTGGTAAAAATATATTGACAAACTGCCGCGATTTGTTACATTTCTCCCGCCTTCAAAACACTTAACTAACTACTACTATGTTTATTGATTACAAAACTACCGTTTGGGAACGATTCGAAATCGAAGATCAAGATAAAGATCTACTGCTTGAGTTCTTGAAAGAGAACCCCAAAGCATCTGCGATGGATATTTACACTTGGTATTGTGATAATGGTGGAGATCCTCATTGCGAAACAATCGAAGGAACATCTGAAGAAATGTCTGTTGAGGATAACAAAGGAAGTTCTACTCTTGAAATTGTCTCTGAGACTTATGATGGCAACGAAATGATTTATCAAAATGGTAAATAATGTTGACAAACATCAGTAAATTCATTAACTTTCTCCCGCCTTCATAAACTACTAACTAATTACTACTATGCCAAACTGGTGCTTTAATCAACTAACTGTTACTAACTCTACCCCGAAACTCGAATCATTCCTCAAGGAACATGGTTTGTCTTTCGAGGCTATCGTCAAACCAAATCGTCCAGAGAATGATGAGAATGGTTTCGGGACTGTCAACGCTCAACAGTCTGCTTGGGGAACTAAGTGGGATCTAGAAGAGAACGACGCAAAAGAAGTTGCTGATTCGCTCATTGAAGATAACGCTGCATCGTTCGACACAGCTTGGTCGCCACCATCCGAAGCTATCCGTGTGCTTAGTGAAATCACTGATGCTTGCTTCGAGCTGGCATTCTACGAGCCAGGATGCTGGTTCTGGGGCAAAGAAAGTTTTCAAGATGGACAAATCTTTACAGATACAAATTCTGAGTCTGGCTCAAAAGAAGAACTCTTTGAGTTCCTAGTAGAAGAGATGGGTTACGATGAAGAAGACGCACGACAAGAAGTCTTCGGTGACGAAGAAGAAGCAGAGGAAGAAGAAGTAGAAGCAACAGAATAAAAACTTTTCGGTAACATGGTAAATAAGTCCTCTTCTCTGGTGTGGTGCTGGGGAAGAGGCGATTGCCAAAAGAATAAATGCCAAATAAATAAATTGTAAATAATAAAACTGCAAATAATCAATTGCTAAATAAATAAGCTCTAAATAAGCGAAGTGTGTATACATGGTAAATTTTTATGGTGGGGCGGGAGGTTCGCATAAAAAAGATTTTTTATTGCAGGGTGGGTCGCTCGCATAAAAAACTGTTAGAGTATTCTGTTAGAGTTTCTGTTAGAGAATAGACCCCCCTCTTTCGAGGGGGGATCACTTACGCCGTCACAAGAAAAGCATAGGCACGGTTTTCATCTCCACATTGCGGCAACCCCAAGGATAAACGCACAGACTAAGATTTCTGGTAAGCTCATACGGGTTCAAGAACAAAACCCGTTGCATCTTTTTTCGCTTTGCCTTTCTCGACAAGCCCGACGATGACGTTTTGAGGGTCGTTAAAGCGGAGGTCGCTTTCATCACCGCTCACAACACGCTTGCCTTTCCACGATGCAGGAAGTTCGCCACGGAACACGACAGCGACGTTCCCACCGCTTGCAAGCACAGCGTCAACAAGTGCTTCATTGCTTTCGGAACGCGAGAACGTCAAGTGATAATTGGAAGGAAGCTCACCAGCAAGGAAAGCCGACATACGAGAAGCGTATTTCGTGTAGTCGTAGTATTGACATTGTGGGAAAAGTTCAAAAATGTTTTTTCCGTTAATGAGAACTTTTTCCCATGGAATGTCACTTGTGAGGTTTAAGCGAAAGCATGGAATCAAATTTTTTCTTTCCGCCGATTTGATTGCAGAAGTGATTTCTTTGACAAGCTGAGCCATGAACAAAGCCTTATCCTTAAAAAAGAATTTAGTTTTTTCGATTCGTGCATTTTGCACAGTCGAGAAGATACCATGTCCAGCCGTGTTCAAGCAAGAATCGCCGCATCCAACGCTTGCGTGTTTGCAAGTGTTGAAGCCCGACAAGTTGGACGGAGCAAGATGAACGCCGAAGGTTTGGAAGCCGAGAGCCTCGCCTTTTTTAATTTTAGTGTTTGCAGTAGTTAGTAGTTTCATAACGGGGAAAAGTTAGCTGTTTCGAGTTGAGTTGTCAAGCATTACCACCAAGAAGAATAGGCTACAATCAAACCATCAGCGATTGCAGCCTTGGCATCCTTGATGAATTTAAGGGTTTGCTCTTTTTGGTATTCGTCAAAGCGAGAATCTCCACCATAGAAGAAGCCTCCAGTTTCTGGAAGATTATCTCTGATAACGGCAGCCTCAAGATCATTGATATCATCGAGCGTCAAAACGACTTCAACGCAATTAAATTCACCCTCGCCGCCGTTATCGTGCCAGAGAGATTTCATCCAGCCTTGAAGTGCGTTGTGTTTCCGCCAATAGGCGAGTTCTTGATGTTGTTCTTGTTGATTTGGTTTGCGTGTGTATGCGTACTGATCTAATCCCATAATTTTGTGTTGGTTGGTTACAGGGAAAAGATAACATTTCCTGCGAGATTGTCAATTTTTTTCGATTAAAAAATAAATTAAAAAAAGACTTGACAACATCCCGCAAAAAAAACATTTGACAATTTTTATCTGGCGGCGGGGCGCTGGCATAAAAAACTGTTAGAAAACTGTTAGAGAATTGTGCAAAAAAAACCGCCCCACTTTCGCGGGGCGGCTTGGGTTAGCGATCAGTCGCGGAGATCAACTTCACCCTCTGGGGCGTTGTCCTCGCAACCTTTCGTTACGATTTCTTGAAGCTCAAGTTGTGGCACGTGATGAGCGAGCTTGTCGAAGATGCTCTGCATCGTCATCGTGCGGAATGGCAACTTGGAAAGATCACCGCCCTTGAGGTTTTCAGTTACGGCGTTGTAGAGATTCCACAACGTGTTACCCACGAAGTCAACGTGGCGGGGATTTTCTGAACCCTCCATGTGACGGCGGAACTCCACGACATTTGTGTAAAGGTCACGGGCTGGGATTGCTTTCGAGTCAACCAATCTCACAAGCAGATTCTCAGCTTGAGCGGAGGAAATGAAAGTTTCCTTGTAGCGTTCAATACGCAAGCCCATGTCGTTCCAATGAGCGACAACGCGAGCCACAGCATCAGCGATCACGCGAGGGAGATCAGCCAAGATGTTGAGAGTGTGACGGCGTGAGAGCTTCACATCAGACGAGAAGCAAAGATTTTCGCAAACCATCATGCGATTGCCGATGCAGATTGCGGCGGCGAAAGCCTTGTCATGGGAATTGCGAAGACCCAAAACGACTTGGCGATCCGTGCCGTCGATACCCTTGCCAGTGAGAGCGAAGCCGCCGAAGTAGCGAAGACCGCCACGGGCAAGCGAGTGTTCTTCCTCAACGATGGTCAGACCGACCGCCTCGATAGCTTCACGGGTAAGCTTGACGAGAGTATGGTGAGGAATTGGCATATGAGAATCGGTTGCTTCTGGAGTTTCAACACCCAAGAGTTGCTCGAATTGAACTTTGTTTTTTGCGATGATAAGTGACATATTGTTATTTTCTGTTTTTAGTGGTTAAGAGTGCCTTTCGTGGCGACAAGAGAAAGATAGCATATCGTGCGAGTTTGTCCACACATTTTTATTTGTTTTTGCATTTTTATTTTTGCGGGAAAGTGAAAAAAACGCTTGACAACCCCTGGAAAAAACCATCTAACAGATTTTTATGCGGCGGGGGGACGCTAGGATAAAAAAATTATTTCTCTTCTTTTATCTCTCTTTTGCCGTCTCGCCTCACACGTTTATTTTGTGGGCGTTTCCAATCGCGCAAGTGCTTCCACCATTGGACAGTCTTCACAGATCCTTTGCCTTTACCTGCCGAAGCCATCGCGACATTCCTTTCTGCTTGCCTCTTTCTTCTTGTCCTTGAAGCGGATCACACAGGGAGGCATTGCGTGACGCACTAGGTTTCTCATGTCAAGGCTATTCTTTGAAAGTTCTTTGGGGGTTTTCTTTTTCATTTTTTAAATTGCGTAAGTTGTTCGATAAGCGATTCCCATTTCTTTACACACTTGCTTAAAGACTTTGCCGTGAAAGTCATTTCTACCATTGACTTTGAATGTTCCGCCCATGCGTGAGAATTGGATGCAATGAGCAATCTCATGCAAGAGAACATATTTAAAAATGGAAAAGTTGTTTAAAACTATTTTGTTTAACTCAACCTTTTTTTCCCAAGGGTTAGCAAAACCAAGAGTTCTTTTAACGTGAGGATTCCAGTAGAGAGTGTAGTCATGTAAGCCGTATTGTTTAAAGGTTAGATGGGCGTATTGTTCGACTTCTTGTGTGGTGAGCATGGCAAAAGTTTAACTGTTTTAGGGATTGTGTCAATTATTTTTATTCTCCTTAACCGACTTCTTCTAGCATCTCTGGATTAAGCCATACAAATTCATTTTCTAAATGAGAAAGAATTGGGTAAACTCCATATTCTTTTTTGCCCGTATCTGTCCAGATTTCTCTTTTTAGAGTTTCTTCAAGTTTCTTTTTTAGTTTTTTTAACTTGGTTTCTGTCATTAGATACGAAGAATATTGACTTTGGTATTCTGTAGTATGCTCTATCTTTAATCGAAATTTTTTCATAGCTGCAAAAGTTTAACTGTTTATTCTTCTGTGTCAATAGAAAGTTCAGAAGTAAAAAAGATTTCTCCGTATGATGTAACAAAACGATAAGATCCGTCTTGTAGTTCTGTGAAATCTTCCTGATTGTATAACAGGCTTTTTCCGATTTCGCTCATGATAACATCGACAGCTACTTCGTCGAGGTCGTCACGGGGAATGTCAATGGTTATTTTCATGGTGCTGTGGGATTTAGATTATTTGTTTTCCTCCAAGAAGTCAACAAAAGATTCTGCAAGATCAAAGATTAGTTCTTGCACATACCAATAAGGATCTTCATTGCCAGCGGCTCTTTGAATCGCGTCCCAAATCAAAACTTTGTCTTGTTCGGGATGGTTTTCTTCGATAATAACAAGCGAAAGCTTTTCAGCGTCCCAGCTTTGATCCCAGCTAGAAAGGAAGTGGGAGGCAGCACGAAGAATTGCTTTTGCGTGAATCGGATTGCTTGTGTCGAGGTGATCAGTCATGCAAGGAACTTATCATTTGAGAGTGCGAACGTCAACATTTTTTATTGATTATATTATTAATTAAAACACTTGACAAGATTGTGCCGAAAGCATCTAACAGATTTTTATCTCGCGGCGGGGCGCTCGCATAAAAAATTGAGGGGGCAGCGCATACCACCGCGCCACCCCTAATTCACCATGCCACAGAAATTATACGTGGAAACCTTCTTCTTCTAACACTTCAGCAACAGCTTCTTGTGCGATGTTGTAGAGTTCTGAGACGAGGGCAGTATCACCCTCCTCCTCGATGTATTCTTCCATAGCATCGAGTGCGTACATGACGCAAGGAAGATCTGGGAGGTCTGACATGGAAAGCCCACACAGATCGTAACAGGCTTGATTCATAATGGTAATGCAGCGTTTGCGGATGTTCATAGTGGTAATTCTTTTAGAGTTTTGCGGGGACAAGGATTGTAATTTGCGTTTCTTCTCCTTCATTGTCAATCAAAAAAAGATTTGAACCGCTAACTCTCACCATTTTGTTTTCTCCCTCTTGGAATTTCGCGCAGTATTCTAAGCCCTCAATATCCCAGCCGAGATAAAGAAATTCGTTTTCATCTGATCCGTTTAAATCATCCAGACATGGAAATGTCAGGGTGTCGTCAATGATAATTGCAGATGCGTCTTGAATGATAGCAAAGGCTTCTTGTAAAGGTATGTATTTCATAGTGGCGATAGTTTAATGTTTTTGGGGCGAGTTGTCAACTATTTTTAATCAAATGGCGGCAAATACTTTTTTACCATTTAAAATAACTTCTTCCGCGCGAAAAATATCTTGATTTTTGCACTGGAACTGATTGACCTCATACGGATTATATCGCACGGATTGAAACCATTTATTAGATTGTAAGCTCGAAACCAACTCACCCAAGATGTAGGCGTGAACGTTCTTTCTTTTTTCTTTGATTACTCTCTGGCGACCAGCCTGAGATACCTTAAAGCTTGCGTTGCGAAGATAAGCATCTTCTAGATGGCAAACGACTTTCCACCTTCCATTCACTTTCGCTTGAACGGAAAGTTTTTTCTTGTGGAGGTTGAAATAGATTCTGACTTGTTGATTGAGTGGTATCATGGCAAGAGAAAATTACACTGTGAACGCCAATTTGTCAAATACTTTTTTGCTAATAAGCTGTAAACGAGCTGCAAATAAATAAGCTGCAAATAAGAAATCGCCAAATAACGCTTGACAGGGGTAAATTTTTATGGTGGGGCGGGTAGTTGGTATAAAAATCTTTTTTATTCAAAGGTGGGGCGCTGGCATAAAAATCTGTTAGAGCGTCCGAGGTGTTCGTGTCAAGTATTTTTTTGGAAAAGGTTAGCGGGGAGAGCCACCACAACTCTCCCCGCTTTCACCATGCATCAGATCACCACATCTGAAAACGTAACGCTTGAAAACTTTTTGTGAATTGCTCCACACTTGAACTCAACCACCTTTTCAGGTTGGAAAGAGAACCAGCCTTTGCGGTTGCGGTCAACGGCAGACTTGTAGCCAGCGGCTTTCAAGCCTTGAGTAGCTGGGTGATTTGAATTTCCTTTGACAAGATAATCGTAGCGGTTTTTCGCATTGATTGTGCGGAGAGTTCCGTCTTTCTTCTCGAAAGTGATAGAGAAGAATTTGCCTTTGGTTTGTTCGATGAGTTGGTCGATGTTTTGTTGCATAGTTTTTTTGTTTTGTTTTTCTTTACGAGAGTGAATGTAGAGTGAAATGCCACGGGTGGCAAGATAAAAAATAGAGAAAAGTGCTGGAATTGAGGCGACGACGAGGATGGAGTGAATTAAGTTTTCTTTCATGGTGGAGATAGTTTAATGTTTCAAGCGGGGTTTGTCAACTACTTTTTTGCGTATGCTTGAATGCAAGCGAGGCAGTAGCAGGTTGCCCCGAAAGTCAAGAAGCAAGCAACATCAAACAATTCATTTTTCCCGCCATAGACAGCGAAAGCACAAAGGCTAAAGGTTGGAGAGATGGTGATGATTGCGGAAGCGATGATGATAAGTGCGTGTTTCATAGTGGCGTTATTTTAGTATTTTTTGAAGATTAGTCAAGAAGTTTTTATTTCGATTGATCTCTTTCAAATTTATAGCCATCTTCTTTTAAGGCTTTTATTTTATTATTAAAATCTTTTTCATCTTCAAAACGATATTCTTGTGCTGGGCGATCACCCAAGGCATAAGTCCAGATCATTAGGGTGTTGCTATTAGTAAAAAACCAGTGTGTTGTTTTCATAGTGTTGATTGTGGTTAATTTTAAAGATTAGTCAAGAATAAAAACACCATTGCCCATCATTCCTTCTCTGGATTTTTTGGTTGCGGTTGAAAGGATGTTTCTTTTTAATTCTTTTCCCTCGTTAGTAGATGGCACGAAAGAAAGAGTTTGTTTTATTTTATTAAGCGTTGCGTCGTCGCTACTAATGGAGAAGCCATCAATTTTCTTAATGAGCTTTGCGGCTTCAAGAAATTTTGGGATTTCAAGCGGGGCTTCTGATTGGAGTTTTTTTAGTTTGGCGTTCATGGGTGGATTGTGGTTTGTTTTGGGGTGGTTGTAAAGAAGAAAGTGATCTTGTTGAGTGAGATTCGAACTCACCTTTTAGGGGGTTTAGCCCTTTGTCTTGTCCCCCTAGACGATCAACAAGTTTTAGAAATTGATGGCATGTCTGAGGGATTTTACCCCGCCGTTATTCTCGACTCTCTTAGCCAGTTTCGAGCGACTTTTTCTACTAGGGCGTTCCCTCCCTCGCATGAATACAAGTTACCATTTTTTCAGAAAAGCGCAAGGATTATTTTAATTATTTTTTTCTAATATTTCTCTTGACATGGTAGGCGGGAAAGCATCTAACAGTTTTTTATCTGGCGGCGGGGCGCTCGCATAAAAATTCCACAGCGTGTCAAGTGTTTTTATTGATTATTTTTGCGCGAATGTTTGGGGCGGCTTTCGCCGCCCCTTGTCCATCAAACAAAGTCCAATGTCCCCAAAGGCACTTCATCCTCTCGCCCATCTTCAAAACGAATCAAGGCACGATTTCCAGCGGGAGTGTGGACGACTTCGAGAAGTTCAACTTCACAGTCACAATATTTGCAGATTTCTTTTTCTTCGATCATGGCAGGGAAAGGATAAGAGTTTTTCGCGGATCAGTCAAGAAAGAATTGCTTTTTCCAGACTGCATCTTGAACTTTTTTGTCAAGCCAAGACTGCTGTTCAAAGATTCTTGCGGTGAAGATGGATTGTTTTCTGGCGAATAGTTTTTTAAGTAGTTTCATAGCGGCGAAAGTGTAGGATTTTCGGGGCGAGTTGTCAACTATTTTCTGTTTCTCACAGAATCAACTGTTCCATCAGCATATACTCTTACTGTATAAGCACTCGCTTTTGTTACATACATATGCCCAAAGGTAGTTTGTATTTTGTAGCAGCGGCTTAAATTAAACCATGCTTTGAGGTGAATCAAAATTATTTCTTTCATATTTTTAATCCATTAAAAACATTCCATCAAACATTCCTTGGCGGGATTTTTCCTCTGCTTTGATTAAGATACCCTTCTTCAACTCTTTGCCCTCTTTGGTTGAGGGAACAAAAGAAAGAAGTCTTGTGATCTTGTTCAGATTCTCCACATCAGAAGAGATCGACATTCCATCAAACTTCTTTATCAATGCGGCGGCTTCTAAGAACTTGGGGATTTCTTGTGGTGCTTGCTCTTGTAGTTTTTTCAGCTTTTCTTGTTGGTTCATGGTGCGAAAAGGATAGCGTTTTTTTATTGTTCTGTCAATCTTTTTTCTTCAAGATAACCTTCAAGAAAGGAAATTTCTTGTTCGATTCTTTCACAACCTTGCCAATCTGAAAAGTCTTCACACATTTCAAGTTGGCGGCGTAGTTTGTCAATGACGATGATGATTGATGCGGTGGACATATGTTTTTTATTAGGTGGAAAGATTAAACTTTTTTTGGGGATATTGTCAACAGTTTTTTATTTTTTGCGCTGAAATTAAATCCGCTGAAGTTAAATAAAAACTTGACAAATACATCTAACATTTTTCTAACAGTTTTTGTAAGTGATTGAGCGCCAACGACTTACGCGCGGCGCGGGGGGCGCGGCGCGTAACTCGCTGAGTATCAACGAGTTACGAGAATTCAATTCCACTCCTCGAAGATGAGCTTGCCATCGCGCTCAAGGCGATAGCAGTCCATGATCGGGCAACCCTCGACACCCGTGAGAGTGGTGACGGAAACGCCGCCGAAACCGCAAGCCTGTTTAGGGCTTTTGGAAAATCGGGTGACAGTGTAAGTGCCAGAGTCCCAGTTGCCCCCGCAGGAAGGGGGGTTCTGCATATAGGTGATGTGCGTGTGCTTATACATGACGATTAAGATGTGTTGATTTTAAATTGAAGTCAAAGAACTGGTTGATGCGGTTGTCGAGAATCCCAAAAACATTAAAAAAACTTTCAGGAATTGGGTCGGGCGTGGATGCGTGAATCTCGTCAGCGATTTCGTCCATCACGCGGCAGTATTCTTCGTATTCTTCGGGGCAGCTTGGGTAGGTGTCGGTCATGGGCATATTATACCCACAAAGCAGAGATAAAACCAAGCTTTATTTTCATATTTTATTTTTTATTTTTTTACTTATTTTCTTGACAGAATCGGCTTTTATGGTATAGAGCGCGATCACATAAGTCGTTGAGTATCAACGAGTTACGCGCGGCGGGGGGCGCGGGGCGCGTAAGTCATTGAGCGTCAACGACTTACGGCTTTTCCCAAACGAAAGACTTTTCTTCGGGATCGTTGGGCTTGAGATTCCAACGATAGAAAATCTTATTTTCTAAACGTGTTTCTATCAGATAATTGTTAGAAGTTCTGTTAGGTGAAGAAGCAACCCAAGCTGTTAGAGCCGCTTGCATTTCTCGCATTTCTGCGAAAGGTTTATATCGTGAATCGTTTTCCATTTTGTGGGTGATTATATAAGTTTTTGTTTTGTATAACTATTTTTGAATACCGCTGGCGTGTAAACTCTTTTGGATAGCAAACATTGAAGATCGTATCTTATGGAAATTTTGAAATCATTCACGCTCTCAACAGTAGCGACTCGCTTTGTATTATTATTAAACCATAAACTGCCGACTTTGATCTCTAATGGATTGCAGATCGGGGCTTGTTTGGAAATGGTTTTGCTAGGAAAAATTAGTTGTCTTTTCATGCTCTTATTATACTAGGTTTTTCTTATGCTGTAAAGTGAGAAAAGAAACTTTCTTTTGCTTCACTTGTGGCGGTTTCTTTCGCGTCAAATTCTTCTCTTGAAACTTCTTTGACTCCATCGAGAGAATGAAGAAAAGTTTTGTTTGCTTTGTTTGAGGTTCTCGCGAAGCAATGCATCTCTGGAAATGGATTGATTCCTAAGCCAAGGTAAATGCCTTTGTTTGTAGTGGTGTTTGCTTTCATGTCTTTAAGATAGGGTTTTTTCAGAGAAACGCAAGTTTTTTTTCGATTTGTTTTTCTCTGCGGATTTTGCGGAGGGTTTCGAAAGCATCTTTTCTTTCTACGATGAAAGATTGTGCGGAATAATCAGTCACAAAGACTGAGAAAACTACTTGACCTTGATTCTCTTTTTTACCCTTTGGAGTAGAAAGGGCGAAACGATTTGTGGTGTAGCGTGTGCGGGTGGTTTGACGTTCGATTTGCATGGGGAAAGTATAGTTTAAAAAGGGTTTTGGTGCAAGGTTTATTTTGCTTTTTTATTTTTTATTTTTAGACTGGTTGAGCAAAGTTCATGAGGAAACCTAGGTCTTTGAAGCGATCAGAGTGACGAGCAGGGATGCAACCATTTTCATGTAACATTCTGCAAACATCACCTTGGATGCTTTGAACTTTCATGATTCTTCCGCTTACGCGAACTTTCATGCCTTCAGTGATTGTGATTTGTTTTTCGTTTTTCATGCCCAAAGTATAATCAAAAACCCGCTTTTCCGCAAGAACTTTCTGCATAAAAAAGCATTTATTTTTCACTTTTTATTTGAAGAAAACGCTTGACAGAATTCTCTAACAGCCATCTAACAGTTTCTTTTTGAGCTTCGTAAGTCACTGAGTATCAACGACTTACGCGCGGCGGGGGGCGCGGGGCGCGTAACTCCTTGAGGCTCAACGAGTTACGGGGCTGAATTATTTTTATTTTTTTTTCTTTACATTCAACCCGCGATCTTGCGAAGCATCGCACTTCCGCGATACTCAAGAATTGTTAGACCATAGCAAGCGATGAAGAAAAGCGAGCCTGTCGCGACAAAGTAAAGATCTTGATTGAGGCAACCATAGAAAGCAACGATTACACCAGTGAGGAAGTAAGCAATGACAGTGAGGGCGATGATCCAGTTTTTGATGATGTATTTATTGATTTTCATATTTTTTTAGTGTGTGTGAGTTGGTGAAGAGAGTGTGGTATATTCGGGGCGAGTTGGCAAGATTTATTTACAGATAATTTTTGACATTATTTCTTGCTTCGTCCAGATGTTCCGAATCATCAATTTGATTTAAAACGGCTTCTTTTATTTCGGCAATCATTGCGTCAAAATCGTCTACGCAAAATTCTAAATGGCGTTTGCCTTGGCAATAGCCGCTGATAATGTTTTTTATTTCGTCTTTCATGGTGGTAATTGTAGAGATTTTTTAATGGTTGGCAAGGATTATTTTATGCACTTTCCAATTCTGACAGATGAACTTCTTTTTCCTCTCCATCGTTGAAAGAGATGAAGGCGGTATCGTCAAAGACTTCTTCGATGATAACGAGTTGGTTATGGTAGATTGCGTATTGAATGTGCGATGTGGTGTTTGCTTTCATGTAATTAAGATACCCGATTTGATCGAAACCGCAAGAAAAAAAAAACGTTTTTTTATTTATTTTTTTCTGAAGAAAACGCTTGACAAGATGCGGCACAAACCATCTAACAGCATTCTAACAGTCTATGTAAGTCACTGATACTCAATGAGTTACGCGCGTGGGGGGGCGCGAGGCGCGTAAGTCGTTGAGGCTCAACGAGTTACGCTTACGCTTTAGACTGGAAAGCCTTCCTCTTCTAACAGTTCCACGACAGCATCTTGGGCTATGTTATAGAGTTCACTTGTTAGAGCGTTATCACCCTCCTCTTCAATGTATTCCTCCATCTCATCGAGAGCATACATGACACAGGGAAGGTCAGGCAAGTCAGAGAGAGAAAGCCCTGACATGTCAAGGCAAGCTTTATTCATGATGGCAAGGCATTTTTTGCGTGTGTTATCCATAGTGGTATTGTGTTAGATGTTTTCTGTTAGATCGCTTTTCTGATTGTAAGACCCCAACCTGTTAGAGTTTTGAATTCATAACTAGGCGGGATTATCGGAAGAGGCACGGCTTCGGCTTCGTACCATTCCCCATTTATCACCCTGCCGCCATTAAAGCGGATCGTTTGACCATATTGCGGATAGCTTGAAGCATTGCTCGCAATGATACCCTTGGGCGGTTTGTCGCCATAGGCGTTCGCTGGCGCGTGTCTTGCGCGTTTTGCGCATTCTTTTTCCGTCCATATCTCTTGGGGATGAGTGTAAGTTTTCATTTCTGTTAGAGTGTGGAGACGATCCAAGCATTGGTAATGTAAAGCGTGAATGCGATCATCAAACCGAAGGCGAGGAACACAATGATGTTTTCGAATGTTTGCATAGTTTTTTCTGTTAGATGTTTTTCTGTTAGGCTACAAAGTCCAAGGTGATCAGAGGAACTTCTTCTTCTCTTCCGCAATCGTAAGAGATAAGAGCAAGTGTGCCGTAGTCTGTTGCATAAATTTCGAGAACGATCACAGGCATTCCACAGTAGTTAGCGAATTCAATTTTTTCTTTCATGGCTTTAGTGTATTGGATTTGAGGTGTGTGTAAAGATTTATTTATGCTTCAAAGCGAGAAAAGAAACTTTCTTTAGCTTCTGCTATGGCGTTTTCTTTGGCTGTAAACTCTTCCAAAGAAATTTCAATGATTCCGTTGAGAGAGTCAAAGAAAGATTTGTTCGCTCCGTTTGAAGTCTTTGCGAAGGCGTGGAGAGTTGGGAATGGATTGATTCCTTTGCCAAGGTAGATTCCGAAGTTAGTTGCGGTGTTTGCTTTCATGTCTTTAGAGTAGTAGATTTTTGCAGAAACGCAAGATTTATTTTGCGAAGATAGATTTATTTTTAAGGCTGTTGAGAAGAGCCATTGTCTTTTCATGCTCTTTCTTTTCTTGCTCACGCTTTGCTTTCGCGTCTGCAATGATCTTGTCGAGAGTAGGGAATTGGATAGTGGTGAATTGATCTTTCATGTCTAAAGACTACGATATTTTCTGCAAACCGCAAGAAAAAAAACGCTTTTTTTGAACTTTTTTTTACTTCAGAAAAGGGGGTGGGTTTTTATAAAATCCTTGACAAACCCTTTTTTTCAAAAAGTAGGGCGGGGGGGTGATTTCTATATCCTCAACCCATTTCAAAAGCTTCAATCAAAATACCCCCTCAAAGTCTATCACAACAGACCCCCACCCCTTTTCTTAAAATCGCGCTTTAAGAATCAAAAACTTCTTTTCTTATCTTCTTCATTAATAAATCAGCAAACAAACAAACAGAGCTACCATAAAAACACCAAAACCAACTACCTCCCCAGAAGAAACCAAAGAAAACCCCACACCAAAAACCCAAACACAAACAACAATCAAACAAAAGCTCAAAAAATTTGAACCTCATTAAAAAATTTCGAGGCAAATTAAGAATCGCCCCGTATTTAAGAATAAAACACAAACCAATTAAACAAAAAGTTTGAAAAACTAAATTAGTCATTTAATAAATCTTGTGCCGCTTTTGATACTAAGAGTATTTCTTCTTTAGAAAGAATAACCACGTTTTGATAGTCGTCTTTGATGGTGAATTTATCGTCTGCGCCCAATTCAACGATGGGGCATCCGTTATTATTGCAGCAAAGCTTTACAGAGTTGTCAGATAATTTTTTGATCATATACATATTATAATATCAAACATCTAAAAAATCAATTTTGCAAAAGAATATTGGACCTCTTTTGCCAAAATCTTTATTAATGTTTTTCTCAAAAAAAGAAAGTGCATGTTTATGGTCGCATTTTAACTGCGCTTTTATTTTTAAAATAATCTTTTCTCTGTCGTAAACATAGACTGTGTTATCGTAAGCTTGTCCAACTCCCATTAGGCAGTCTTCATAATTATTGAATTTTACTGGTAAATCCATTTTAAAAAGTGTAATTAATTATAGGTTTTCAAATAATAACAATACTCAACAAGTATTTCAAATGACAAACGTAAAAGCACCCAAAAATAGACAGAAGAAGTTAAAAAAACAAGACACTTCACTCCATGTCCACCAAAATCAAAAAATAAATTTTGACCTAAATGTAAGAGATCTACCTTGGACAGAAAGACAACAAGAAATTATTGATGCCACTTTAAAAAAGAAATCCAAATTAACAATAGTAGATGGAATTTGGGGTTCAGGTAAATCTGTTCTGGCAGTTTATGCGTGTTTAAAACTTCTCCAAGAGAAAAAAATTTCAAACATTCTATACATAAGAAATATTGTACAAAGCGGAACAGGAACTCTTGGATGGCTTGGTGGCGATTTGGAAACTCGACTTAGCCCCTACATGTTGCCATTTCAACAAAAGCTTGACGAGTTGTTGCCTCAAGAACAAGTGGATAGACTCATCAGAGAAGGCATCGTAGAAAGTCAGCCTGTAGCATTACTTAGAGGAACTTCCTACAATTGCTACGGAATCATTATTGACGAAGCTGGATGTATGACGAAAGAGGATATTCTTTTGACTTTATCTAGGGTTGGCAATTTCAGTTATGTTTTTCTTATTGGCGACTCTTGGCAGGTTGATGTTCATAATTCTGGATTCAGAAAAATCTTTGAAATCTTTAACGACGAAGAATCTAAAGAAAATAAAGTATATGCTTTCGAACTTCAGGACAAAATGGATGTCATGCGTTCAGAATTGTTGAAATTTATAATGAAAAAAGTAAAAACTTAAATAAAAATTAGAAATATATCTTTTCCTAACATAAAATTAGTGTATCAAGAAAAATTAATTTTATGAATAAAGAATTTTGTATTAACTGTGGGCATAAAAACTTATTTGAGGTTAACAAACCTAAGTTTTGTGCTGGCTGTGGAACTGCATTTAATGTGTTTTCCAGTAAAGCTTCTGCAAACGCTCAAACACAAGACGTTGAAGAACAAGAAGAAGATTATCAAATAAAATCATTCGATATAAATAAACTTAAAAAATCTATAGTTTTTGAATCAAAAGCCAAAGTAAGAACTTTAGACGAATTATGGCAAGATCCAGCACCAAGAGATTCAAATTCTTTTAGGGCGCATTCGTCAGATCCATCTGGCAGAGAAATCATAAAAAAGACAATGGAAGAATGTTCCCCCGTTAAACAAGTTAAAGAAATTGGTGACGAATAATTAAATGTCAAACTACACTTACGAAGACAAGTCAAGTGAGCTTGAAGAGATATTGTCAAAATATAGATCCAAGTGGCAGCTAGACGCTTTAGCTTGGCTTGATTACGATGATGTCTGCCAAATCATAAGAACCCATATTTGGAAGAAGTGGCATCTTTGGGACCAAGATAGACCATTTAAACCTTGGGCTGCAATGGTCATATCTCATCAGATGATGAATCTCGTTAGAAATAATTATTCCAACTTCGCTAGACCGTGTTTAAAATGCCCATTCTTCATGGGTGCTGATGGTTGCAGTTTCACTAAAAGTAAAATACAAGACTCTGAATGTGAAATTTTTGCTAAATGGCAAAAGAAAAAAGAAAAAGCTTATAATTTAAAACTCGCTCTACCTATTGAAGATGGTAGCAATCTTGGTGAATGTAGTATAGAAGATGAAATAGATTTTGATAAAGCCCAACACGCCTTACATAAAGCTGTTACATCTCAACTAAGCGGTAAGCATTTGGAAATATATAAACTTCTTTTCATAAAGAATATGGAAGACTCTGAAATAGCTGAAATATACGGCTTCAAAAAAGATTCTTCTAAAAGAAAAACAGTAAGATATAAACAATTATGTAATCTTAAAAAGAGGTTTTATGAGATGGCGAAAAAAGCCTTACAAGAACAAGATATTTTATGAGTAAGGATGCTATAGTATTTAATCTAGAAGAAGATTTAAAAAAAGAAATTCTGGAAGAGTTTAAAACAACTCCAGATATTATGGCTATTACTCGAAAGGTTTTCCAAGATGAAACTCTAGATGGCAGAAGCCACCAAGGAAGAGCAGTTAAAAAATTCTTGGTAGAAAATGGTCTGAACTATAAGACCTGCGTAGATGTTCCAAAAACAAAACAAAAAGAACTCACCAATGAACAAAAAGAGTTTTTGATGAGCGATAATTTGGAAAACGGTATATCAGGATTAGATGCCGCCAAGCTTTGTTTTAAAGATAAATCTATTCAGAGTCTCAGCACTGAACATAGAATTGTTTTAGATTTCTTGAAGGAATTTAGACCAGACATAACAGAAGAGCATCCAGTTGCTGAGAAATGGGTAGCGCCAAAAGCTCTTTCTAGAGCAATTAAAAAAGTAAACGATTGGGCAGGTACGACTTTTGAAGAAGTTACAATGCCAACAAAACAAAAAAGGTGTTGCGAGAAGCTGCTTCTTTATTTGCAAAGTGTTCGTTTCAGAGAAACGATTAATCAATTTTCTACCTACTCAGATAGAGAACTTTTTGAAAGCGAATTCGTTCGCGTTACTTGGGATAAGCCAGATCTTACTGTTGACGAGCAAAATCTTTATATCAACATGTGTTCCAACTATGTTCGCTTGAAACATATTCAAAAACGTCTAGATAAACTTAATGGTCTTTTAAACGAAGTGCAAGATCAGCAAGATATGACTATGCGTTTAACGGAACTGATCAAAGCCACAAGCGATGAGCTAAATCAATGCGAAAAAAGAATCGAAGCTCTTGCCAAAGATCTTAACGGATCAAGACAAAACAGACTTAAAGAAAAAGGCGAAGGTGGCGGAAGTATTTTAGCTCTAGTCGAAGCTTTCCAAGAAAAAGAAGAAAGAGGTAGGATGGTTTTAATGGCAGAATTGCAAAATAAACTAATCGAAGAAGAAGCCGACAGACTAGAATCTATGGAAGAATTAAAAGCAAGAATTTTAGGTATATCCAAACACGAATTACTATAATATGGAAAACAAGTTTACATGTTTAGAGTGTGATAAAAATTTTGATAGCAAACGTTCTCTTCACGCTCATTTAAAAGCCCACTTCGATCACATGGGCGATTATTATACAAAATTTTATATAAAAAAAGATTTATTGACTGGAGAACAGATTCCTTTTTTAAATTATGAGCAATACATCAACCAAGATTTTATCTGTCACGAAAATTTCAAACAATGGTTGTCCAAAGAAGAAATCGGTAAAGTAAAAAAATATATTTTAGAAAGAGCATCCAAAAGGTTTGAAGAAAAAAATGTTAAAATATCTCCACCTAATCTTTTCTATACGCTTTCTCATATGGCTGACATAGAAGACTGCAAAAGAATCTTTGGTTCTTATTGCGATTTTTTAGAGCAGATGAAATTAGAAAAATGGTTTAATAAAAATTTACCAAAAGACTTTTGGGAAAACGAATGTTCTGATCTTGAGATACTAATTGACACAAGAGAACAACAACCGCTGAATTTTCCAAAATATATAGACTGCAAATTAGATTTTGGAGACTATACTGCTGGTGGAGAAAAATATTCTAAGACTTTTGTTGACAGGAAGGCTGTTGGGGATTTCTGTTCAACTTTTTCTGGAGGTATAGAACGTTTTAAAAGAGAAATGGATAGATGTGTAGAATTTAATTCCTACATGTTTATTGTTGTTGAGTCTAGTGTTGATAAAATCAATTCAGACAATAAAAAATTTGTAAAGAACTTATCTTATGTTTGGCATAACGTAAAACAGGTAATGCTAGAGTATCCAAACAACGTACAATTTGTTTTTGCTCACTCAAGAAAGGGCGCTCAAAAAATCATACCAAAAATTCTTTTCTATGGAGATTCTATTTGGAACACTGATGTTAACTTTTTTTTAGAAAGGAGAATAAATGGCTTGGTTAAAGGGCAAACAGAAAACTAGGATGGAATTCGCATCTAAAGAGTTAAATAAAAAACTCTTAGAGATGGACGAACAATTATCAGAAGAAGATGCGAGGTATTATTTATATTTGTTTTTAAGAAACAATATTTCTTTTGCCGCAGAATTGTTTTTAGGCATTAAGCTATTCCCATTCCAAGCTTTAGCTATTAAGGGAATGATGATTTCCGATTATTCTATGTTTGTATTTTCAAGGGGTATGTCTAAAACATACTCTACTGCTGTTTATATTCTGCTTGAGTGCATTCTTAGCCCCAAAGCTAATATTGGAGTTATTGCTGGATCTTTTAGACAGGCTAAAATGATTTTCCAAAAAATGGAAGATATTTTGGGTAAGCCAGAAGCTAAACTAGCTAAAGATTGTGGTATAAAAATTACAAAAGGCACAGATATGTGGACTCTTACTGTAGGCAAAGGTAGAGCTATCGCATTACCATTGGCAAATGGCGAGCGTCTTCGTGGTTTCAGATTTAATAGAATTGTTCTGGACGAGTTCATCACTATTCCAGAAAAGATTTTCACAGAAGTTATTCTTCCGTTCCTTGGCGTTATTGAAAACCCAGTAGAAAGAGAAGAGATGTATCAGCTTGAAGATAAGCTGATAAAATCAGGCATGATGAGAGAAGAAGAAAGATACGTTTGGCCCAACAACAAACTAATTATTCTTTCTTCTCCTTCATTTAAGTTTGAATACATGTATAAGCTATTTAAAAAATATGAAGCACTTATTTTCAAAGAAGATGACTCTCAAATTGAAGAAGAAGATGATGAAGATCTAAGTGACAATGCTTATAGATTAATAATGCAATTAAGTTATGACTGTGCGCCAAAAAGATTATACGACCAAAACTTATTAAAACAAGCAAAGGCAACCATGTCTGAAATGCAGTTCATGAGAGAGTTTGGCGCTCAGTTTGTTGACGAAAGCGATGGATATTTTAGGCTTTCTAAAATGGCTGCTTGCACTATTATGGATGGAGAGTTTCCAGCGGTTGAGATTGCAGGTAATTCATCAGACGAGTATATTATTTCTTTCGACCCCAACTGGGCTGGCAATTCTAGTGCTGACCATTTTGCAATGCATGTATTCAAGGTGGATAGAGAGTCAGAAAAGGGATGCTTAGTTCATTCTTATGCAATTGCTGGAGTTGATTTAAAAGAGCATATGTTTTATTTCCATTATTTATTAACTCATTTCAATATAGTTGGTATTTGCGGAGACTATAACGGGGGCGTTCAATTTATACAATCTTGTAACGAAAGTAAATTATTTCAGGATTCTAAAATATTTATTAACGTTATGGAAGTCGATTTCGACAAACCAGAACTGTATTTAGATGACCTTAGAGAGTTTAAGAATCAATATAATAGAAAAGAAAAAAAATATTGTATTCTTAGAAAACCATCTTCAAACTGGATTAGGGAAGCAAACGAAATGTTACAGGCAGCAATCGACCACAAAAGAATTCTTTTTGGCGCTCGCGCTTTAGACTCTCATTTCGAAGAACAGAGAAAGAAAAACATACCAATAGATAATTTGAAATGGGATTTGGGCATCCAAAGATCTTCTCAAGGAGCTATGATGATTGATTTCATAGATCATCAAAAAAGTATAATCGAACTTACAAAGTCGGAATGTGCCAATATCGAAGTTGCATCTAATCCGCAAGGAAGTCAGTCATTTCAACTTCCTCAAAACTTTCGAAGACAAAAAGGACCAAATAGAGCAAGAAAAGATTCTTATTCTGCTTTGGTTTTAGGCAATTGGTTTTTAAAAATATTTTTCGATGCACAAAATACCAAGGAAGTAAAAAAACAAACTAGCACTTTTACTCCTTTTATAATTTGAAAGTTTAAAAGTCAACTTTATAAAGTTAGTGTAACATTTATATATGTCGGAAAAACGCAAATATCAAAAAAGATCAGATTATTGGAGTAAGTTTCAAAAGGCAGAAAGCTCTTCTTTAGAATTGTTTTCAAAACCGACAGATTTTTCTCCAGAGCTTATTGGCGAAAGTTATTACGAATCCAATGCAAGTTGTGGCACAAAAATAGGTACAGAGTATAGAAAAAATTCTGTTTCCAAAAACCCAACCAAAGATAGGTTTAAAAATATCTATGATGGAGTTTTGCCTTACGATTATTCTGCTGACTTTGTGGATGTTCATGATGCAATCGAACTTTGTCAAAAAGCTTATTTCAATATTCCAGCATTCAGAAGCACTGTTGATCTTTTATCAGAATTTGCGGATTCAGATATTTACTTGGAAGGTGGAAATGGTAAATCGAGAGCATTTATTGAAGCTTGGTTTAGAAGAATAAAAATTCATGACGTAAAAGCCCAATATTTTAGAGAATACTACAGATCTGGTAACGTTTTCTTTTATACGCTTGAGTCGAAAATAAAAAACTCAGCAGAAAGCTTGATAGAATCTTACGGCGCTGTAAATACACGTTCTGAAATTCCTATTAAATATGTTCTTCTTAACCCTGTAGATATTGGAGCGAAAGGAGCTATTTCTTTTGGAGATTTTGAATATGTAAAAATTTTAACACCATTTGAAGTTGCAAGATTAAAAAATCCAAACAATCAATATGAAAAAGAATTGAGGACTTCTTTACCTAAAGATGTTCTTGAAGGAATTGACAGAGGTGCAAGAAATACCTCAGATAAGATTTACTTAAAAATAGATTCAAAATCTTTAAATCCTATTTTTGCAAAAAAACAAGATTACGAACCTCTTTCCATTCCAGCATTATTTGCTGTTTTGGACGACATGAATAAAAAGATTGAACTTAAAAAAATAGATCAAGCTATAGCACGTTCTATTGAAAATGTTGTTCTACTTGTAACGATGGGTGCAGAGCCAGATAAAGGAGGAATAAATGATAAGAATATTAGGGCGATGCAAGAGATTTTTAAAAACCAAAGCGTTGGCAGAGTATTAGTTTCCGACTATACCACAAAAGCTGAATTCGTTATTCCTGATCTCAAAAAGGTTATGGGCAAGGAGAAATACGAAATTTTAAATAAAGATATCGAAGAAGGTTTGCAAAACATTTTAATTGGAGAAAGCAAATATGCAGACACAAAATTAAAATTAAAGATTTTCATGAATCGTTTGGAAGAATCAAGAAACCTTTTCTTAAAAGAATTTCTTCAACCAGAAATTAAAAGAATTTGCAAAAGTCTTGGTATGCGTTCTTTTCCAACAGTTAAGTTTGTGAAAACTGATACTTTAGATGATTCTGATTTACAGAAACTTGTTACTCGTATGATGGAATTAGGTTTACTTACTCCAGAGCAAGGTCTTAAAACTATCAGAACTGGTATCTTCCCAAATGAAACTGATCTTGTTCCAGCACAAAAAGATTATTTGGAAAATAGAAAAGAGGGCTACTATATGCCTTTGGTTAATAGCATTAATCTTCATAAAGAAGACGATGAAGCTAAACAACAAAATTTTGAAAACAAAATGGTTGTTGAACAAAAGAAAACTACAAGTGATTTAGCAAAAAATACAATTACTCCTTCTCCAGTAGGTACTCCAAAAACAGCTACGTCTTCGCCTTCTTCTGGAGGAAGACCACTAGGTAAATCTAATGCTACATTCTCAAAGAAAAGCATTCTTTCTACAACAAAAGAAATAAATGAATTTGAGCTTAAAACATTTGCAGCCTTTTCTGAAAAATACGGAGTTGAGAAAATGGAAAAAGACAAAGAGTTAATCTCTAGAGTTTCAGAATCAATTATTGTTGCAAAGGAAAAAGAAGAATGGGATGAGACTTTATCTAAAATTGTTGAAGATTTTGATCACTTGTCTGAATTAAATATTTCTACAGAAGTGCTTGATGTTGGAGCAAAACATCAATTAGATGATCTTGCCGCAGCAATTTTATATCACTCTACTAAAAATTCTGTGTAACAAGAGCATATGTCCAAAAAAGAAACCTTTGAAGATTTTTTAAAATCAGAATTTTCAGGCTCGATCAGAGTTATAACTGATACTGAATTTGATGATTTTGGTGTTTCCAAAGGATCTTTTGTTGCAAAAGCTAAATCTCTTCTTCCAGATGATTTTGATCCTTCTCAAAATATGGATATTCTTCCAGTTGTTTTCAATTTAGCCAAGGTTAATGAATTCAATAAAAATGGTGATGGAATATCTACAGCAGATGCTATTAACATGGTTAAAAGATTTGCTAACAAGCCAATAAATATTGAACATAAAAAAGCTAAAATTGTTGGACATATAATCAATGCTTCCTTTTCAGACAAAGAGCCAGATTTTAAAGAAAACGATATAGAGTCATTTAAAGATAGAACAGATCCTTTTTTTATTAATGCTGCTGGAGTTATTTATGGTCATATTTATCCGAAGTTATCTTCTTTGATATCTGAGTCTTCTGACGAAGAGAATGAAACATATCAGTCAATATCGACAAGTTGGGAATTGGCTTTTAAAGATTGGGCGGTAGCCAAAGGTTCTTTGAAATTAGAAGATTGCGAAATCATTTCTGATAAAGAAGAAATGCTAAAATATAAAAAATATATTAAAAAGTTTGGTGGTAAGGGAGTTGACGAAAAAGGAATTCCTATAAATAGACTTATTGTTGGAAACACAATTCCACTAGGTGGAGCATTAACTTATAATCCAGCAGCAGGAGTCAAAGGTGTTTATTTATTAGATGAAGAACTCACTAATGAACAAGACGACAACGAAGAAGAAAACGAAGACGAAAACGAAAGTAAGGAAATTCAAGAAGATCAATTTGAAGAAAATGAAGAAAATAATTCATCTAATTTAAATTTAATTAATGAAAAAAATTCCCTAATTACAAAAAACATTGTAAAGATTAAAAAATTCAAGGATATATTAAATATGAACGATAAACAATTCGAACAATTTCTTCAAAAGATGGAGCAAAGCATTGCTTCAGTAACTGGAGAAGAAAGTCAAGCAAAATCCATTGGTGTAATTTTTAAAGACGCTTTGCTTGAGCAAGGAGAGTCTTGGAAGTCACAAGTCCAAGCAGAAAAAGAAGCAAAAGAAAAGCTTAAAACCGAAATGGAAGAGCTTAAAGCCTCCTTCGAAGATTCGAAAAAAGAACTTGATGCAATCAAAGCAGAAATGGAAACAAAAGCTGCTGTTGAACTTTTCAATTCTCGCATGAATTTCCTTGAAGACAAATTTGAATTTTCCGAAAAAGAACTTGAATTTGTTGTTGCCGAAGTCAAAGGACTTGGCTCAGAAGAAGTAAATTTTGAAACCTATAAAGAAAAAGTATCTACTCTTTTCTCACATAAATTAAAAGAAGTAATCGCCTCTCAGAAAAAAGAGGTGGAAGCAAAAATCGAAGAAGAAGTTGCAAAACGCCTTTCTGAAAAAACAGAAACTTCTAATGCTTCCGTAGTAGACGAAGAAAAAGTAGAAGCTACAGATGAAGAAAAAGACTTGGAAACCGAAGAAGCAAAAGCTAACGTTATTAATAATAACGCCCAGTCAAGCACAGAGGAGTCCTTGATTCAAAAACTAAAGCAGAGTTTTTCTGTCGAAGTGACCAACTAATAAAAAAATATAAATATTATGTCCAATACAATTACAAGAATGCTACCATTCCGTCAGATCAACGAGAACGATGTTATCAACATGTTTTCTCTTGATACTATCACAGGAGAGGCTGGATCACTTGTCAAGATTAGCTCTGCCAACCTTGATTTAGATCCTGTTAATCTTATCGAACGTGCCGATTCACTCGGTTTCCAAAACTATTTGGGTAATGCTTCGTCATTATATCCAGAAGTTCCTTATAAAGTAACGAAAGTTGCGAACACTGGAGAGCGCCCAATTGGTATTCTCTTGAAAGATGTTCGTTCAGTTGATGAAAACGGTGAGAATCTTCAATATTATCCACGCAAGAAAGAAGAACTTCAATGCGTTCTCTCTGGAGAAGCTGTGCCTATCGCTACTCGCGGTATCTTTATGCTTAACTCAAGAGCGCTTGCTGGTGGACTCGCTCCTGCAATCAACTCTTATGCAATTCCTTCTGCAAACGGAACTTTGACAGGTGTTGCCGCAGCTTCCGCAACAGCAACTCAAAAAGAGTATGCAGTTGGTAAATTCATCGCAACTGGTTCTCGCGCATCTCAACAAGATACCGACGAATACGCTGGTGTGTATGCAGTCCTTAAACTTGAACTCTAATAAGAAACAGATAAATGAAAATTACTATTAACAGAACAGAAGACCAACTTGCTTTGGTAAAGGCAATGGGAAGCAACAACCGCGAAGAGGCTTACGAGGCTCAAGCTGCGGTTGCTGAACTCATGAGTCCAGTCATCAACGAGGTAATCAATAACGCGCAATCTATTGGAAATCTTTTCTCCACCATGACTTTTGGTGCAGATGATAATCCTTCGATTCCTCTCGACTTGTTTTATGATATCACTGATGAAGATTTCATCACTGTATATTCACAGCAAGTAGCTGGTGGACTTCCTTACAGCCAAGTATTCCCTGCACACAACGAACTCAAGTTCTCTACCTACACTCTTGACAGTGCTTTCGCATTCGACAAGAAGTATGTTCGTAAGAGCCGCTTGGATGTTGTCAGTAAAACATTTACTCGTATGGCACAAGAGATTCTCCTTAAACAAGAGAAAACAGCATTCAACGTTCTTGCCGCTGCACTTGTCCGTGGTAACACCAAAATTGGTGCTGGTTCTTCTGCTTTCGGCAACCACATCATTGGTTCAACTACTGAAAACCAATTCACATTGGACGACTTCAATCGTCTCATCACTCGTTGCAAACGCATCAGTGCTTCCTTCTCTGGAGGAACTCCTGTTGGTGGAGCAAAAGTTGGTGTTACCGATATGATGGTTTCTCCAGAAATGATCCAAGAACTTCGTGCAATGGCTTATCAGCCAATCAACACTCGTCAAGCACCTTCTGGTGTCTCTTCGATTGCAGGAACAGAAGAATTCCGTAATCAGCTTTATTCTGCTGCTGGACTTCCTTCTTTCTATGGAATCAACATGATTGAGATTCTTGAGCTTGGCGTAGGTCAACGCTTCAACAAAATCTTTGATGCTGTTGTAACTGCAAACGGTGCTACCGTCATTGGTGGTGGTAACTCTGGTACGTTCGTACAAGCAGACGACGAAATCCTTATCGGTATCGACCGTTCACGTGAGTCATTGGTTCGCCCAGTGGTTCTTGATGAAGATTCTTCAGCAGAATTCTCCATCATGGTTGACGACCAGTTCACCGTTCGCCAAAACAAAGTTGGCTACTACGGTAAACTTGAAGAAGGTAGAGTTTGCCTTGACGACCGTGCTTTAGTAGGTATTGTTGTCTAATTCATGAAATAAAATTAGAGCCGCTCCGAAAGGGGTGGCTCTTTTTTTTTGATTTTTTTAATTTAGAATATATCATTATATATGAACAATCAATTTGATCCAGCTAAATACGAAGAAGAAATCTTAAAACACGAAAAAAAATCTCCATCTAAAAATTTAGATATTTCTACTTTTGAAGAATTCGAAGTAACTGATGGCAAAAATAGGGACGAAGAAGATATTCAAAAAATTAAAGATTTAGAAGAAGTTCTTGGTCTTAGACAATTTAACCCTTATGGTACTTTAAATAGAGATATTTTTGAAGAGAAAATTGGAGATATGACAATGACTGATATGCAAAATTTAGCCATGCAAATCGGCTTTCCTCCAAGTAGAGATAGACATGCTTTAAAAAAAGGATTGAAGAAAAGTTTTGATACTTTTTTGAAACAACATAGTGTTGGAGCAGTCTTTCAACCTCAACCACTTTTTGATCAGAATTCCCCAAATTACAAAGAGACTGTAAGATTATTTGAATGAATGATTTTGGTAATTTAGCTTATAAGATTGTTAAATATGAATTCAAGGAAGATGTTTCTCGTTTTCCTATTTCGTATGTATCTGGATGGCTAGAAACAAATCTAGGAGAATTAAATGGTCTTATCCATGAAGAGTATTCTATTAATGAAAGTGGGAATATTTCTCCTTGTCCTCTTTCTAATATAGAAGAAAATATTTTCTCTTACTTGTACCAAATTAATTATTATGATAAAGCAGCAAGAGAATCTTTGAGGGGTATTGTTTGGAGCAATAACAGCGGCGTTGTTGATGATTGGACTTCTATCAAAGAAGGAGACTCATCTATACAAAGACAAAGCAAAAATTCAATTTCTAGAACTTATATGGAAATCTCTAAGGAGACAAGGAAAAGACTTAATGATTTAATATATCAATATAACTCAACAAAATCTTATCCGTTACAAGTTGCTGGCGATGATGGTTATTATTATGAAATTTACAACAATCACTATGACAGATAATGGCATCATTAATTTCCAACGCGCAAAAATCATCAATTGATTCTGCTTTAAGTCTTTTGCACGATACCTTTAGTATCGAAATTTATGCTTATATAGAAAAATCAGAAAGCGTAGTATCTGATTTAAATTATAATGCGGTTTATGGATCTTCAAAGAATCAGAGCATCGCTTCTTTCAATAAAACTTTAATCAAAGAGGCTATACAAGCCAGAGTTAAATTTTTCACCAATCAAGAAGAAAATACTTTACCAGCAAATTTATCAGAATCAAAAGGTTTAGTTCGCATAAAGATTTCTAAAGAGGATTACGAAAAAATTAAAATTTGCACAAAAATTCAAATTAGAGAAGCTTTTTACACTGTTGATGGTGATGCTGATATTGAGGGAATATTTTCTGATAATTATTATACCATTTATTTGAGGCGTGAAAACTAATTTCTTAAAAGCATCTCAGTTAAAAGTCACATTAAATAAAAAACAATTTCAAAAAGAAGTTTTTGTTGGTGGCGCAAGCGTTATTACCAGCAAGCTTAGACCAATAATTCAAGAAAGAATTAACGAAGCTCAAAAAGAAATGGTTGAAGAGTTTGAGACTCACCCAGTATCTGTTGAGATTTCAGGAGGCAACAACTCAAGCAATACAAGCGGTCTTTTAGGTGGTTATGGAAATCTCTTTTCTTTTATTGGTTTTGAAGACGGACAAACTCCAATTTCAGAGCTTTCAAATATATTGAAAAAAAATATACCTTTCAAAATAAGAAGAGTAAATGCAAATGGTGGTTATTCAGTGCTTGTTCAAGCCCCTTCAAAAAAAGAATTAGAAAGCATAGCCCAAGTTTCTTGGATGGGGGGTAGAAGTTGGTTAGATGGAATTGAAAGAAGTATAGCTGGTTTAAACAGATATTTATATGATCCACAATATTCTTTAAAGAATTCCAGATCTGGAACTGGTTCTCAGACACAAAACGACATTAGAAGTGTAAGACAAGTAAGAAGCCCATATCTTTCTAAAATACTTTCTAATTTTAAAAATAGACTCAATAGACTTTGAAAGCGCAATTTGATCAACAATTAATATCTAGTTTCTACCTTTGGTTTGAAAATCAACTATTGGCTGATTCTGTTCTTGCTTATCAGACTGGCGTGGCAAACAGCTACCAATATATTGATGCATTTGACGTTCCAGATAACTTTGTGGCATATCAGGGCAAATACAGGCAATTAGTGGCAGACTACGATGTTTCTGTACCTAATTCTGGATTCTTTATAAACAACACATTTATTTCTGGTGGGCAGTCTGGCTTTTATACCGATTACAATAATGGAAGAATTATTCTTCCTGCTGCATCTGGACAAAGCTTAAATATTACTTCTACTTCTACAGTAAAAGAAATCAATACTTATTTATCTAATGATAGTCCAGAACAAATTCTTATTGAAAGCGATTTCATGGTTAATGGAGAGACTATTCCAAATTTATATAGCCAAAAGAAAAAACTTGATGAAAATATTTATATGTTGCCAGCTTGTTTTGTTTTTCCTATAGAATCAGAAAATAAAGAGTTTTCCTTTGGTGGAGAAGAAGAAACTAAAAGTAGAATTAGGGTAATGGTTTTGGCAGAAGATAATTATACCTTAGATGGAATACTTTCAGTATTTAGAGACTCAGCTAGAAAATGCATTCCAATTATTGATTATGAAGATTTTCCTTATGGAGCTTTCTTTTCGATTAAATCATTTCCTTATAGATATTCTCAACTTTCTCAAACATCAATAAAAAAATCTTTTATTGAAAAAACTATGGCTTCTAGAATTGCTGCTGGTATACCAGATACTAAAACATTTAGGATTGGATTTTTAGATTTTGATATATCAACTTATCGTTTCCCAAGATAGAACGCTTGTGTAATTAAAAAAAACTAAAAAAATATGGCTCGCACACGAATTATTTCCCAAAGTAAAGCTCTTTTTGTATCTCCAACAGGGCTTCTTGCAACAAATTATGGCTATGCATCTAATACTGGTGCTTTAGCTCCTCAACAACTTCATAGAATTGATACATTTTCATTTGATGTTGACTTGGCTGGAGGAAGACAAGATATCCGTGAATTCGGTCAGCTTGCTCGTATCGGAACAATTAGAGTTGGAGAAATTACTCCAACTATTTCGTTAGGTTATTATCTTGGTGATGGAGCAAACGAACACAACCTTGGATTCAATATTGCAGGTATCAACGGTGCTGGTACAGTTTCGCAATTAATCTCTGGTATTCTTACCCAAGACCCAATTAAAAAAGAAAAAAACTTGTACCTTTTAACAACTCAAGAAGGAACAGATGCTTTCGCTGCATCTTCTTATACTCCTGCTGCTCGTTCTGGACATGATGTTATTGGATTTGGTAACGCTACTCTTTCTAATTATTCTTTGAGCCTCGCTGTTGGAGAAATCCCACGTGTGGATGTAGAACTTGAGTGCGGTAATATTCGTTTCTACACTGGAACAAGTTCTGGTAATTCTTGTGTAAATCCTGCTCTTATTAGAGAAACTGCTGCTCAACTTGATACTGGTAGATTTGTTATCACTGGCGCAAATACTGGTTTAACTTCAATTGACGTTCTACGTCCATCAGACGTAACCGTTTCATTTACCAATAATGCTGCTGGTATCGGCGGTGTTGCTCTTAGCGGTGTCCAAATTCAAAGCGCAACTATTGAAGTTCCACTTAGTCGTGAAACTCTTGAAAAACTTGGAAGTGAGCTTCCTTATTCAAAACCTCTTGAGTTCCCAATCAATGTTACTTGCAGTATTAATGGTCTTATCACAGACTTCACAGAAGGTGCGCTTCAAACAATCCTTACTGGATGTGCTGGAGAGTCTAACAATGACATCACGATTAGTGTTGCAAACCGTTGCGACAGTAGCGATGAAGTTATTCGCTATGTATTCAAGAATGCAGTTCTTGATAGCCAAAACTTCTCTATCGGTCTTGATGACAATGAAACAGTTGATTTGACATTCTCTGCTCAAATCGCAGGAGCTACTACCACAAATGCGGGTGTATTCCTTAGCGGTTCCTTCGATGGAGTTGGAATTACTGGAAGAGATAACGAATATCCTCGTTTCTTCTAATTAGCTTAAAAGTTCAAGGGTGGCTGGGAAACCAGTCACCCTTTTTTTGTGTAAGATATTGCATGAGCGTTGAAAGAGTAACTTATGCAGATTCAAGAGTCTACGTAAATAATATTTTGCTTACTGGCATATCTAGTTGCGAGATTAACGCAACTAGAGAATTCGAATCTTTAAGTTCTCTACTTTCTTTAAATACAGTAGATAAAATATTAAAATCAGATCAAAAACCACAAGTAACTCTTTCTTGGATTGTTGGAGAAGAATCAAGCGATCCATTCTTTGATTTTGAAACTAATGGAATTTTATCTGTTGACAGCTTCACTATTAAAAAAAGAGATATTTTAGGCACTTTAGAAGCAACGGGATGTTTTCTCACTTCTTATTCTGTAGATGCCTCTGTTGGTTCTTTAATTACTGCAAATGCATCATACGAAGCACTTGGTTACGAATTCACCGATGATGGGAAATTAAATATAGCCGACCAAACATCAGATTATTATAGAGCTTTTGTGCCTTCTTCAATACAGTTAAGTTCAAACTTTTCAGAAGGAGATATATTCTCATTCCCTATACAAAGTTTTCAAATATCAGTTCCGATACAAAGAAAAACAATTAAAAAAGTTGGCGATTTAAATGCTCAGTATAGATATCCAGTATTCCCAGCAGAAGCATCCATATCTTTTTCTGCAATCAAAAATGAAATTACTGGATTGGATTTCTCTAAAATAGTTTTAGAAAAAGGAAATTTTCAAATAGAAATGTTGGGTTGTGACAATCCATCAAAAACTTACGTATTAGATAATTGTTCTTTAAATAGTGTTTCTGAATCCATAAGCACTGACGAAAAGGCATTAATTAATTTTGAGTATTCTTCGACTATAATTGGCAATTCTTTTTTATATTATTAATACATGAAAATCATTTCTCCAATAGAAGAATATTATAGCCTAAAGTTCAATGCGAATATTTTAGTTGATGTTCCAGATTCTGGTTTTTCTTTTTATTTTGGCAAAACTGGAGTTTCTGGTTCTTTTTCTACTGGTTTTGGTTTTTATGGTAGTGGGGGAATGATTTTCGATAATTCTGGAAATTTCTTTGGCGGTTATCATAGCGGTAGGCAAAATCAGATAGAGGGAAATTTATTTGGAAGAAGACTATCTTATTTTTACAATGGATCTTTAATTAATAACAATTTACCTTCTCAAAAATTTTTCAATGCAGTAGAGTTTGATAAACACAGAAATAGTCAACTAATCTTAGATATTAATTACTTCCAAAAAGAAGATACTTATATAAACGTTTATGCAAGTGGGCAAATGGTTCTTTTAGAAAACAATATTCCGATACAAATTCCAGAACAATACGCAAACGATTAATTGAATTTTTTAAAAAATTATTTATAATCTACATATAATATAAAGTATGAAAGAAATCTATAGTTTTAATGTCGAAAGAGAAATAGAGTCCTCAAAGCCAGTCATCAAAAAAACAAAAAATGGCACAATTGAGTCTTTTGAAAAAACAATCAAAAAAGTTAATCATAGAGTGGTATTTTTGAAGCCATCAATGTCTAAAATTGAAGAGGCAGAATTCTTTTATGGTCAAAAGTTTAACGAGTATATCAATTCTGGCTTTCTTACAAAAGCGATGCTTAACAAGAAGATGGGCGATATTGGAGGTCTTTCTTCTAAAGTTACGGTAGAGTCTTTACAAAAAGCAATCGTAGACAACATTGAAGCCTCAAGAGTAATTGAATTTTATGGTTCTTCTAAAGATTTAACAGAAGAACAGCAGAATAAATTAGATGAAGCAAAATTAACTTTTTCCTCAACAAAGAGCCAAGTTACAGATTACGAGCAAGCAATTCGTTCTCAATTTTCACAAACAGCAGATGTTAAGTCTGAACAAAAACTTATTGAGTGGCTTATCTTCCACCTTGCTTTTTACGAGGAAGATGTTGATGGCAAAAAAGAATTATTTCCAATTTTCGAAGGAGACTCCTTTGAGGATAAAAGATATATGTATTTGGAACTTTGCGAAAAAATTGAGGATATAGAAAATCATAACTTATATAAAGTAAAAGCTATTTTCGATAAGTCTTTTGAAACTCTTGCTCGCGTTGCCAGTATTTGGTATAATAAAATTGCAGAAAATCAAGAAGATATTGACAAGGCTCTTAAAGAAATGTTCTCAAACCAAAGTTCAGATGTTGAAAAACAAAACGAAGATTTAAGTTCTGATAAAGAAGAATCCGTAACAGATGGACAAGAAGGAACAGATAAAGAAGGCTGAAATAGTTCTTCTTGATATTCTTCGTGGTTACAGCATACTGCAAGCTGAAGAAAAGTGTTTATATTTTAAACACTTTTCTTTGTTGGACTCTTTAGTATTTGAAGAGGAGTATCACTTATCTTTGGCTTCAGCCAAAAAGTCTGGAATTAAAGATGAGAAGCAAATTATTGATGATGCTGTAAAAAGCAAAAAATGGTCTATTCAAAAAGAAGAGCAAATCAAATCTTTAATTTGGACTATAAATAAATTATCCGCTGCTACAAAAAAAATCTCTGATCCTTACCAAAAAAGAAGTGCCGAAAATAGCGTTAAAGAAAGACAAGAAGAATTACATAAGCTAGAAAAAAATAGATCAGAAATATGCTCTTTTAGTGCAGAATCTTTTGCTCAAAATAAGAAGATCAAAAAGATAATAAGCTCTTGTTTATATGAAGATTTAGAGTTTAAAGACAAGATAGATTCAGACTCGATAACATATTATTATAATTCTATTTTCTTTGATAAAATATCAGAATTAAATAATCAAAATATTATTTTAACCGCAGCATATAATACTTCTTTTTTTGAAGTATTTTGTTTGAATTATAGAACTCCACATATTATTTTAAAGAACTCTGGTATGGATATGACTGTCTTTCAGAAAAATTTATTAGTTTATGCAAATGCCTTATTAAATAAGCTAAAAAATACAAATATTCCAGAAGCAATAATAGAAGATCCTATCAAAGTTCTTAATTATAAAGAGCAAGAAAACGATAATGGTAAAAAGACAAGCATAGGAACAGAAGACTTAAAAGAAAAAATGGCTAAAAATGGCGGCAAATTAAATCCAGAAGATTTAATTACTTAGTGTAAATAAAGTAAATGGCTAAAAGCGCAATAGATGTAAGTTTAAACATGACTCTGAATGCTCAGAGTTTAAACGCTGCTACAAAAGAGGTAAGACAATCTCTTGGTAGAATAACTGGCAATGCATCTGAATTCCAAAAATCTCTTGATGCTTCTACTGCGCGTGTTTTCGCTTTCGGAGCTTCTACTTTTGTTATTGAAGGAGTAAAACAAGCATTTAGTGCTTTAGTATCAACTACTATTGAAGTTGAAAAAAGGCTTATTGAAATTAAATCTATTTTTGGTGGAACTGCTAATGAGTTTAATCAATTTAGAGAGTCTATTTTCCAAGTTGCGAAAAATACTGGTCAATCTTTTTCTGTTGTAGCTGATGCGGCAGCAGAATTTGCTCGTCAAGGTCTTGATGCGGCAGAGACAGCAAAAAGACTAGAGGCTGCTCTTATTTTAACAAGAGTGTCTGGTCTTGATTCAGTTAAGGCTGTTAGCGCTTTAACGGCTGCAATTAACGGATTTAGTTCTGCTGGATTAAGTGCTGCACAGATTACGAATAAATTGATTGCAGTTGATACAAAGTTTGCCGTTTCTGCGAAAGACTTGGCAGAAGGATTTAGTCGTGCTGGTTCTACAGCAGAAGATGCTGGCGTTAGCTTTGACGAGCTTCTAGGCATCATTACAGCGGTTCAGCAAACGACTTCCCGTGGTGGCGCTGTTATTGGTAACGCCTTAAAATCAATTTTCACAAGATTAAGCAGAAGCTCTACAATTGAAGACCTTCAAGGTCTTGGTGTTGCTATTGATTCTTCTCAAACTGGTATCCAAAAACTACAAGCACTTTCTAATGCTTTGGATCAAATTAGCGATCCATCAAAAGCTTCTCAAATCAAAGAGCTTGCTGGTGGTGTTTATCAAATCAACATTGTTAGTGCGGCTCTTAAAGATTTATCAAAAGAAACCTCTATCTTCTCACGTGCTACCGCTATTTCTGCTGGAGCGACAAATGAGGCTTTGCAAAAAAATAATGATTTAAATAAATCGTTAGCTGCTCAATTAAATTCTTTAGTTATAGGTTTTACTAATTTAGCAGAAAAAATTGGACAAATTACATTTGCACCATTGCTTGGTACTCTTGCTGGATTAGCAACTAAAGTATCAGATTTCTTTAACGAAGCTTTAGACCCAGAAAAAGGAAATGCATTTGTTCAAGGTTTATTAAAAAGTATTGGATCATTTTTAAGTGGCCCTGGGCTTGTCCTTATTACTACAGCTTTTTTAAAGATTATAACTCTTGTAGCTAGATATGCAAAAGAAGGATTTGCTTCTATTTTATCTATTGGCACACAAACAGAAAAATTAAAAAGCATTCAAGAAGGTCTTGTTAATAGTTTAATTAATGATAAGAAATTTAGAGAAGACATTCTAAGCTCCACTTTAACTTTAGAGCAAAAACAAAAAGCAGTTGGAGATGCTATTGCTAGAGAAAATGCTTTGTTAAGAGAACAACAAGCAATTCTAACTACTTTATCTAAACAAGCGTTAAATCTTGGAGTATCTGGATTTAGTAAGGAAAAAGGATTTACAGGAAAATCTGGTAAGCCTATTGCAGCAAGAGGTTATATTCCAAATTACGCGGCTTCCGCTCAAGAGACAATGATGGAAACATCTGCGGCTAGAGAGCATGGATATAAAGCAGGAAAGGTTTATAATACAAGATTATATGATGGAACTGGAGGTTCTTTTAAATCTACCGTAAATAGCGCGGAGACAATCAAAACAGTAAGAGGTCCAAATGGTAAATTAGGCACTTATGTTATTCCTCCTAATGGTTTTGCTGGTAAAGGATTTGTTCCTAATTATGTAGGACCAGCAGCCGCGATTAGAGCGGCTGGTATTAAATCGCTTAATGATTTAGAAAAATATAGGGTAGCTGGAAAGAACTCGTTTCAGATAGGTGGAACAATAATTCCTCTTTCTCAAGCTAAAAATGTTTTAGGTAGAACTTCAACTCAAGAAACAAACGCAAGAGGTCAAGAAAGACTTATTATGGATGGCGGTCAATTTGGCATGCTTATACCAAACATTAAAGCTCTAGGATCTGTCAATCAGTTTCTAGGAACATTAGACACTTCAAAAGGAAAAGTCCCATATAATTTAAGTAACTTAGCTATTAGAGGTCCACAAGTACCCAATGCAGTTGATCAAGCGGCAAATCCAGATGATGAAAAATTAAAAGAGAGTATTTATAAAACTGTTTCTAATAAAGCTGCTAGTTTCGCTAATCTTTTAAGAGGTCAAAAAGTTTCTTCTTCTGATATAAGATCTTCTTTAGAGCAAAATAGTGGAGCTATTGGAGCTTTAAATTCAGCAGTAGGAGCAGCTTTTGAATCTGCCGTTTTATCTGCATATCCATCTCAATTTTTTGATAAACAGGCAAATAAAATTGGTGGAGACTTTGATTTAAGAAATCCATCAGAAGACGTAAGAACTTTATTTGCTTTAGACGCAGCAAGAACAAAGTTAGATTTCAAAGCATCTGATTCAAAGTTCTCTAAAGATAGTATGGCTAAAAAGATTTATAATGAAAATTATAAAAACAAAGTGCCTTCTACTTTAGGAAAAAGAGGTGCTGCTAGTGGTTTTATTCCTAATTTTGCTGTTGATCTTAACAAGTCTCAAGATTATGTTAAAAATCAAAGAAAGAGAAACTTTAAAGCTTCAACATATAGAAAAGCTACTGGAACAATAGGTTCTTTGTTTAAATCATTACCAGAGAAATTTTTTGCTGACGGTGTTCTAGGGGATGGAGCGCAGGGACTAGAGACAAATGGTATATTTAATTTAATTAAACAAAATGCATTATACGGTGCATCGTTTGCTGGTCCAAAAGCAATAAAATTTGTAACTGAGGCTGAAAAATATGGATTAAAAGTAGAAAAATCTTTAAAAGACAAACTCGCAAAATTAGTTGTTAAGGGAGCTTCAAAAATGAAGGGATTTGCTGGAGGCTTCCTCCCCAACTTCGCCAATCCACTACAAGATGCCTTGGGTCGCGAAATGGCTGCTGGTGTTCCTGCTTCACAAATTTATGTTGATTCTTCTGCAAGACTTCGTAATTCTAACAATCCTATGGGATTGATGGTGGCAAACTCTATTGACGAGCCAAAAGGCGGTTATCAAGGAATCAATAGAGCCGTTAAAGAAGGAAAAAATCCTAGAAAATATGGTGCTGCTGGTGGATTTGTTCCAAATTATGCGAAGGGAGGTTCGGGATTATCTGGTGGTATTGGTAATTTACAGATTGCATTTTTTGCATTATCTACCGTTTCAAATACTCTTTTGGCTTCGAATAACGAATTAAATGATACTATACAAAAAGTTATTACAGGACTTTCTACATTACTTATTTTACAATCTTTAGCTTCGCCATTAAAAGGTGTGGTTGGTACATTTACAAAGTTTCCAAAATTATTTTCTTCATTAGGGAAAAATATTTCGAAATTTGGATTACTAAAAGCTCCAATTGCAGCGCTTTCAGCACCGCTATTAGGTTTGGTAGCAGTCGCAGGTACACTTTTAGCTATTGGAATTACTTTCAAAACTCTTCAAAGTAAAATTAATAAAAGCTTAGAAGAATCTCTAAACATCAATAAACGAGTTGCCTCAGAAAGAAAAAAAAGAATATCAGAAGGAGAAATTGCTTTGCGAGGAACTGGTGCATCAGATACATCTGGAATTGTAGAAAGATCAAATCAAGAAGTAGATAGAGTAAAAAAATTAAATGATTTGCAAGTTGAGCTTGATAAAACTGGAAGCGGTTTTATTGATAGCTTTTTAGAATCAGGCATCCTTTTTACTGATATTAAATTCGATGCAACCGCTTCTACTCAAGCAAAACGAAAAGAAATTCAAAAGAAAATAGAAGAATTAGAAAAACAAGGAGAAGAAACTTGGGGACAATATTCTAATGATATTGATGCAATTAAAAAAGCACAAATAAAATTACAAAAAAATAACGAACAAGTTCAACAAATAGCATTACAGAAAACATCTTCTGGAAGATATGCTTCCAGTATTTTGGGTGTTGCTAGTCAGTTAAAAACAGACAAATCTTCTTTAGAGGCTAAAAGATCTGGCTTGACAGAAGAATTACAAACTTCAAAGAAATCTGCTACAAAAGACGAAACTGTTGAAGAGAAAAACAAACGATTAAAAAATGAATCTAGAATAAAAGAAGAAATTTCTTCTTTAGACAAGGATATTAAAGCTACTTCAAGCGCTTTGGCAGATAGCTTTAATCAATTTAATCAAGTTATAGAATACTCTTCGGAAAATTATGACAAAGCATTTGAAGATGCTATATCTTCTTTTAAAAAATCTGCTTCTTTGTTATCTTCTACTTTAGAAGAAACTGCAAAATTTCTAATGCAAAGAGGTCAATCTTTAGATATCGCTTCTTCATTAACACCAGCTTCTGGAAAGTCTTCAGAAATTTTAGCCAAACAACTTCAAATAGCTTCTGGAAAAAATCAAGCACAAACATCTAGAAATGAATTCAAACAATCTATACTTGATTTTGGAAAAAATTTAAATAATTTAGATGTATTAAAAGTATCAAATGCCCCTCAAGAAGAAAGGGAAAGACAAATAGCAGAATTTAAGAGTTTAAACGCAAGAATAAAACCAGATTCAACAGTTGGAGAAGACGGATTGACTGTAAAGCAAAGATCTGAAGTAGAGAGAAGTTTCGCTAGTAATAAAGCTAGTGCTGAAGGTTTTTCTTTGCTGCAAGGATCAGAGGATATTAAAAAATTAGAAAAAGATTTAACAACTGGAAAATTTGACCAAAATATTTTTAATGACTTTTTCTCAGGAGGAGAAAAGGCTTTAAAAGATACTCTACAAAAATCATTTTCTTCTGTAGATTTCGAAAAAGATCAAGGAAAAGAATTGTTTAATAAAGCCAAAGAAAGCGCCATCGCTTATAGAGACAACTTAATAAAAGGATATACTGAAGCAAGAAATATACAAACTCAAATTAATAATGATATCAAGGCTAATGGTTTAGAATTAGTTGCGGCACAAAAACAAGCTCTTTCAGAATTGCCTAATGTATTAAAACAAATAAGGGAAGGTGAAAAAGTAGATCCAACTGCTTTATTCAATAAGTTTCAGGAAGCAGCTAAATTATTAAAAACAGGAGATCCTAAAGATGCTAGAAAAGCTAATGAAATTTTAGCATCAACAAGTGGAGAATCAGAAAGATTTAAAGCTCTTTTTGGGCAACAAGCTTTAGAGGGAATTCAACAAAGATCTGGATTAACACCAGATATTATATCAAAATCTGTTAGCACAGCAAGTTTAGATAAAATAGATTATAGCAGTATTGAAGATATTATTAGGACAAAATTTTCAGTTGGATCAGATGAAGCTTTAAGAAGCTTGAATAAAGTTAAAGTAGATCCAACAAAATTACAAGATTTCCTTAATACTATTAATAGAATTACTTCTGGTGGAAGTGCAAAATTAAAAGAAGCTGGAGCAGATATAACTGGAAGTTTAGGGGGACTTTCTAAAGGGAAAATTGGTGCGCCAAGTGTTAGAGAAGTAAATCAATCATTAAGAAGCGAATTATCTTCTGCTTCAAAAGAACAACTGGTTGGGCTTGATAGCACTTTAAAAGCTTTTGTTAAAGATAGCAGTAATGTAGAAATATTTAAAAAGCTAGAAGAACAACTTAAACAAACATTAGGTGCAGAAAAAGGATCTAAATTTGCTTCTGCATACAAAGATGCAACTAAACAAGGAGAATTTACTGGCGAAGATGCAGAAGTCAGCAAATTAACCGAAAAAAGAAACCAGTTAGCGGTTGAAATAGATGCAGTAAATAAACAAGTCCAAGATTTTAAAACAGCATTCGATAAAACAAAAATCACAGCTTCAATAGATCAATTGGCTGAAGTTGTTAATTCAGCGTCTGCAAATATAATAAGCTTTTCAGAATTGACTAGAAAAATAGATCAGATAGGAACTATTCTTAATAACAATCCACTGTTTGGAACAGCAGTAAGTCAATAAAATATTTTTAAATGAGCTTAATAATAAACAAAGTATCATCATGCTCCACTCAGATAAATTATTCTTATCTTGATTCTGATTTTATATTTGGTTATGAAGTTGTCGGTAACTATACAGTAGAATTTGCCGATATAACATTGACTGATAATGACGGCGTTCTTTACTCAGGTATAGATGCTTTAAGAATTGCATATCAACAACCTAATCTTACTGCTAGAATAGGATCAGATGAATTTTTAAATGGAAGATTAACAAGTCAATCTTTTGAACAATCAACTTTAGCAGGTTCTTCAAGTTGTTCTATAACAATAGAAGAATCCAAAAGATTAGATAATTATGCTGGTAATGAATTTGCTGAAAATATTCCAAGCCCACATTTAATATCTTCTTTTCAAGAAAATTTTTCTTTTTCTAGATCTGGAGATAGTTATTCTTCAACAAGAAATGCGTCTATAACTTATAGGCAAGATATTGGAAATCAATTTTTAAATAACGCTAAACTTTTTTTAAGCAATGTTTATAGATATCTTAGACCAAATTTTGGCTACCATACAGATGGGATATCTGAAAATGGAAGATTCGATGAAAACTTCAGACCACTTATATCTGAAACAATTGATTTATTAAATTTAACTGTTTCTATTCAAGAAACAGTTCAAACTTCTTTTATAGAAGATTTTTTTTCTAAAAAAGTTACTTATACAGAAGAAATTGGAGAAGACGGATTTACTTCAAAAAATTATTCAGTTGAAATAAAAGCTTTAAGAGAACCTCTGGAGGGAAAAGCGTTAGATGCATCTAAAATTGTTTTGGATGATATATTAAATGAAAATTTTGCTGATTTTAAAAATCCAATAGAAATTGGGAAAGGAATAAATAGAGACGGCGCAATAATAACTTTAACTATTCTATTTTCTAATGATCCTAAATTAAATTCAGATAATACAAATTCTTATAATGTTACAAAGTCAAAAAATGGAAATTTCTATGAATATTCCATAACAATTGAAGCCCAGTCAACTGGAAAAAGCAAAGAGTCTAAATTAGCAAATTTAAAAAGTTTTTGGCAAGGTCTAGCTGGGACATATATAACAAAAATAGAAAGCTTATTTACTTCTGTTGGCGCTATATATTTAAAAAGTAGAGATTATTCTTTTTCTTCAAAAGAGCCAAAAATAACAGAAACAGTAATTTATACACAAGACGATTCTTACGATTCAAGCGGAGATATTTTAAAAGACGAATCTTCTGTAAGTACAAAAAACGCATTAGATAGACATAGAATTTTTGTGAGTCCAGAAACAAAAGGAGAAGTTATCGAAGTAGCTTCAAGTTTAAAAGCAGCAGGAAGCGAAACTTTTTCAAGGAATGTTATCACAAAAATGTATGTTGGTATTGATGGATTAATAGCAATTTTAAATACAGAAGAAAATCAAGACAAAATATCAAGTGATGTAATTACTGCGAATATTGAATGTGTAGGAAGTCGTGTAATTACATATAGCACAACTCAATAATGAGCATATCATATGATACATATTTTTTTCCAGCACCACTTCCATCTGTAGTAATTTCAGATGAACCAATTTATATTGCTGGTAAATTAGACCATACAAAACAAAAAATACAATTAATTGGTACGATAACTGGGTCTAATTTAAATAGCTTGTCTGAAGCGAAAAAAGAAATGGAAATAGGTTTATTGAATCCGTTTGAGTCATTAGACTTAAATGGAGAAAGTTTTGATATTTGTAGACCTCTTAGTATAAATTTTTCTGATAGCGATTTAACTACCTTACTGCCTTATTCGGTAGAATTTGAAGCTTTTGATGAAAAAGGTTTTACAGAATTTTATGGCATTTCAGATCCTACAGATTCTTGGTCTTATTCCGAACAAGATGGCAGAATAATTTCTGCAACTCATACAGTTTCGGCAAGAGGCGTTAAAGTAGATGGAAATGATTCTTTACAAAATGCAAGAACTTTTGTAAATTCAAGACTTAATGGTTTTGAAAACTATAGTATAATAAATCCAGATATTTCAGAATCTTATATAAGAGAAAAAACTGAAGAAATAAATAGATTCCAAAATATTTACTCTGTAACAGAAGTTTATACGCTTTCGTCAAGTAGATCTTCGCAGCCAGAAAACAGTTTAGTAACCGTTACAACACAAATAAATTATTCAAAAAATTCAGAATCTTCCGTAACTGTAAGTGGTAATATAATAGGTTCTGTTGGAGGAACTTTAGTAAATAAATCTATGTTTACCGCTTCACAAGCTAAAAATCAAGCCATAAAAAGTATTGAAGAATCAAGATCTTTAAGAGAAGCGGATTTGTATGAAATTTTACAAAAAGGACCAAGCTCCTCTTCTTTCGAAATAAATGAAGTAGACAATTCTTTGACTTTTTCTTATACCTTTTCTGATGCATTTTTCAACGAAGACGATGAAGCAGAACATATTTATACTGTAAATATTTCTGCATCTAAAGATTCTGCATTAATAAACGTATCAATAAATGGAGAAATTAGATATAAGGGAATAGAAAATATTTATAGTGGAGAAGACATAGAAGATTCTCCAAGATATTTGGCAATTTTAGCAAAATTTGAATCAATTAATCCATATGATTTTGCGGTGCAAGAATATGTTAATTTTTATTCTGTAGTTCAGGATTTTGATGGTAATAGTTATTTAGACCCAGAACCTTTATCAGAAAGTATTACAAAAAACCCATTTGAACCAAGTATATCATATTCTTATAGTTATTCAAATAAAGCAAATTTTAATTTAAAAAATTTAACTCTGGAATATACGGATGAAAAACCTATAATTAGAATAGATTTAGTCGAAACATTGGGTGGTTTCCAAGAAAATAGAACAAGTATTTTAGGCAAAAAAACTGTTACTGCATCAGCAAATGAACCAGATTCTTCTCTAAACGGTTTAAAATCTCGTATTGAAAGTTATTTGCCACCATATTGTTTTATTTTTGAAGAATCTTCTTCAGAATCTCCTACATCAATATCAGCAGCAAAAAGTGTTTACTATGTATAATATATGTTAAAAGAATCCATAACATACAAACTAAATGAATTAGCTATTGATAAAAATAGGCTATTGGTTTGTTATGATTTTAATAAAGATAATACTTTTTCTGCTACAAGCGGATCTAATAATCAATCTTATATAAAGAACTTATCAATCACTGGAGATAGTGGATTTTATCACGCTGCTGTAATTGGAGCTACAGGATCAACAAGCGCTTTAGCATTAAGTAGTGTCACTGGTTCTAGCGGATTTTTACAAGGTAATAAAGCAGACTTTACAAAAAAAGTAGCAAAAATTTCTGGTTCTTCAAATATAGATTTGAGAAATTGCTCATATTTGATGACTATTGATTCTGAGTTATCAGATGATGGAGTTATTATCGGATGCTATTCCAAAGAAGCACAAACAATAAATGGCATAGAATATACTTATTCAAGTGGATTTAACTATGGACAAAATTATCGTGGACAAGATTTTATAAAATCTAAAAATCAAAATGGAGAATATTGTTTTACAAAAAGTGAAGATGATCCAACTAAAAGAAGAGTAGTTGGAATAACTTTTAATAATAGCCAAGCAACTTTACATAGATTTGACTATCTTAACGACAATGTTAAGTCCCAATCTTTTTCTTGCTCTCCTACAGATATTGCAAATACAAGTAATTTTTATTTAGGTTCAGCAATAGATTATTTTAGAGGGCAAGAAGGAGATAAATTATTTAGTGGCAAACTTGAAAACTTCTTAATTTTATCTGGATATTTTTTCGAAAATACTCTTTATGAAATTAGTAAGTCCCTTATTTCTGACTATCAGTTTAATAGTGGAACAGTTACAACAACTGGTATATTTTCTGGATACCAAACTGAAGTCGTTTATAAAACAGGAATAACTGGTTCTTATTTACAAATTACTGGATATAATTATGTACAAAGTGGAATACCAATATTCACACAATTGCCAGTTTTTACTGGATTAATTTCTGCAAAAGAAGGGCAAAGAATATGGTTGAATTATGAAGATTATATTGAAAGCGTAGGATATTTAGATTCTGGTAATTCAAATTATTACTTGCCTACTGGAGAAGATGCACAATCTACTCTTGGTTTAAGAAATTCTTCTGGACTTTTTTCTGGTTTTACTGTTTCTGGATCTTTTAATTATAATACAGTTGCCGTGCCATTATATCAGACAATATATTTGACTGGCGTAACAAACGAGGTTTCTGGAGTAATAAATTATGAAATTTATAAAACTGGATACATAACAGGAGCCGCTTCTTCTGGAATTTCTTTTTCAGATGATTTTAGCGGTTTTCAAAAAAACTTAATTTACTACTTAGGACATAGATAATGTTTGAATTCTCTTTTAAAACTGGTTCAGGAATTTCTGGTTTATATTCTCCATTTGTTGAGGAGAATATAAAAACTCAGTTTGATGGCGGTTTGTTTTTAAATTCTGATTTGATAACTGGCAAAAACGTATCTGTTTTAAGCGTAAATGGGCAAACTTTAGCGGAGCAGTTAGCTACGGAAATAAATTTAGGATCATTAAATTTATACTTAAATAGTGGAGACTATTATACAAAAGGCAGTAATAATTATAAAACAGTAAGTTTTTCTGATAATATTGATTTTAATTTATTTAGGAAAACAAATTTTTTCTTTAGAATAAAAAGTGATCCAAGAGAAATAGCTTTAGGATCTGGAATTTCTTCAATTCAAATGCAGAATAATTTATCTGGTTCTTTAGTTTCGAAATTTCCAGAAAGAGCTAATTCATATACAGGATTATCTTCTTTTGATTACTATTTAAACGGTCAAAAGATATATTCTGGAATAAGCGGCTCTTATACAATAAGCGGTTCTAGTTTCATATATAATGATTCTATGACTGGCAAGATATTTGCAATACCAAAAAATCAAAATACAAAAACTTATACTGGACAAAATCCAGATGTTTATGATCAAAATTTTGTAGAAACAACTGTTTATGGCTATGCAAATGGACTCTCTTTAGATAAATCTAATTGGCTAGAGCTATATACTGGTGTAAAATACATTACCACTGGTATTGCTGCAATAATTTTTGAAGAACCAAAAGAAAATCAAACAATTAATATTTAATGATTAAGTCTCTAGATATAAACTATGGTTTCAATGGAGAAGTTTCTACAGCATCTCTAATTCGTAGCGATTCTACGATAGCTTGCTCTGCAACAGCAGAAGGATCTGTAGAATTTAATATACAACAATTATTAAAAGATTATGCTTTGTATAAAACAACAAAAACAAATAGCGCTGGATTTAAAGAAATATCAGAGGAATGGGTTGATAAACAAGCTCAAAGATTAGAAGCTATTCCAGTGCTTGTAAGAGGTATAACCGCATCTCCATTTGCTGAACCATTTTCTTATCAGGGAAGGCTATATAATTTTGCAGAAGTTGATAAAAAAATAGTTGATATTGGTGAGCAGTCAAAAACTGAACCAGAATTAAGAGATGATTCAATATTGATTCTTGGAAAAACTATTTCTGTATTATCAACAAGTTATAAAAATGATAATTATTTTGATTTTTATAGCAAAGGTAATCTCATAGGTTCAACACCATTAAGAAGCAAATGGCCCCAAGAAGCAAAAGATGCAATGTCAAATTTAGAAATTGATGCTTCTTTAAAATTTGGTTATACTTTAGAAGATTTAAAAAAAGGAATAGAGATTTGTGGATACACAGTAGAAGATTATCCAGATTCTAGTTTAGGAGGAGATTTTAGTTTAATTGAAACAGGAGGATCTTTAAAAGATTGTATTTCTGCTGTGGCTTCTATGTATGGTGTTTATTGGAGTTGTAGAGGTAATAAAATATCTTTTTATACAAGATCAGAGATAGAAACAATTAATAATAATATTGAGGATCTTACAGATTCATCAGATGAAACAATTATATCATCTAGTTATTCTACAGATATTTATAATAAATCTAAAATTTCAGTAATAAATGGATCTGCATCTGAAACGTTTTCTGGTGGCGGATCAAATTTTCAAATTGGCGCTGTAAATAGAAGCTTAACTTTTAAATATATTGATATTAGATTTTATTTAAAAAATAAAGAGCTAATTCCAATAGGTCCATTTTATAGTTCTATAATATTTTCACAAAATGAAAATCTTTTTGATTATATATTTTTAATGTTTATATTTAATAAAAAAGAAGAAGCAAGAAAATATAAAGCAATAGATAAATATATAGATGATAATGATATAGAATTACAAAAGCAACCTTTTGCATGGAAAAATAACGCATCTCCTATTAAAAAAATATTATCTGAGATAGCTCCATTAGATCAAACTTTTTATGACATGAGAAAAAAGGGGAAAGATGAAGTTATAGATCTTCCATCACATTCTAAAATTTATAGTGCGACAAAATCAGTTTGCGATTTTCTTGGTAATACATATATCTCAAGACCCGTTTCTAAAAGACAATCTCAATATTATGAAATAACACCAAAAGAATCTCTTTCTGTTAGTAGAGCATATCCATCTTCAACGAAAGTTACAGAAGTGGATGAGCTTAATAGTTTTATTGTAGCTTTGAAATCTCTTATTGAAGAAGATATATCAGATGAATTAAGTAATTATTCATTATATGATTTAGCTGCCAAAATTCATTTAGAAAAAGATCAAACTTTTACTATAAGTAAAAATAATTCTTTTATTTATATTGCAAAAAAACAATTTATAGAAACATCCAATTCGCCTGAAAAAAATGAAGATGCGCCACCTGAAGCAAACGTACTTCAAGCTGCTAAAGATGCTATAGATAATTTGGTTAAAGAACAAAAAGGAGTCCCAAATTTTCCACTTGAGGCTGACTCTATTAAATTATTGCCTTGTTCTGACGCAAGAAATGGGTTTGTAAGCAATATAGCAGCAACATCTACCGCTTTAGTAGAAAAAATATTAAAAATAGCTGATTCTCCAATAGTAATGAAATGCATCAAAGTAAGAGAACCAGAAACATCTGAATCTGATGATGGTGACGAAGAAAAAAGAATAAAAGAACTTTTAGGCTCAAATGAAATAAAATCTTTTACTGTTGTTCCAAATTTAGGAGGAGAATTATCTCCAGTAGAAATTGCTACATTTGACTGCAACTTAGATGAAGAAAATTTTACAAGATTAAATTTACCTTCATTAAATCCAGCTTCTTATGTTCAAAGATCTTCTACAGTTACTTATTTCGGTTTTAAAGAACCAGATGAAGAAGATCCATCGCTGTCTAATTACACTTTGAATTTTTCAGACTCTTCTACAACAACTTCTATAACAAGATCTACAAAAGAAATACTTGGAATTGACAAGGGCATAGTTATGGGATCTTATATGTCTTCTAATAATAAAAACTCAACAAAATTTTTAAGAGCAAGACAGAAAAATGCTTTGAGAATAAATTAAACCTTAGACAAAAGGGCAATTAATTTTCTGCATTCTTTTGGATTTATATCTGAATATTGACTCCAATTTTTTGCTTCTTCATTTTTATAAGCACCAGATTTCCATTGTTCTCTAAGCCAAGAGACAAAATTTTCAAAAGAATTAATTGCTTTTTCTTTTGCTATCTTTTCAAGAGTTCCTTGCGGCGTTAAGACAGTTAAATCTTTTTCGTTTTCAGAAGAATCTATAGATAGAGATTTTTCTGATTTGTCAATTTCATCGTCTCCAACAACATTGATATTTAAAAAGTTTCTTACGCAACGCACAAAAGATCTATTGCAGGCAATGGTTTCTAGAAATTTTTGACAAAATTTATCAGTATTTTCTAATGTAGCATTCGCATAATCTTCAAAAAAGATTTCCTGCATATTGCTCTCATAATTTCCGATCCAATTAATTCTGCAACTAGCTACTACATGATCTTTGTCGCCAGAAATTTGATAAGTAACCGAACTGTATCCTCTAAGCCTAGCTACATCTTTAACTCCACCCAAAAGAATTAAAAGCTGCTTATCTGTTAAGCCTTCGATAGATTTTGGAACATCTTTCTTCCTTGAGAAGAACCAATCTTTATTTGGGTAAAGAAATTCTTGTTTTACCATTGAACGCCAGTTTACAGTTCCATCTTCATTAAAGATGTAATTCACTCCTGATAAAAGCCCTAATTCATCTCTACGGCATTTTACGGAACTCTCTGCTCTGGAATCTGTTTCAATATTCATTATGACGTAGTATACAGGTAAACCCAATCTAAGTCAAGTAAAAAAAGATTATTCGAATTTATCGCTTCAAGATAAGAGCTAAATTGTTTGCTGCCAATAAAAATTGTTTTATTAGATTTTAATTTAACATCTTTCTCATTAATGTTTGATATTTTTTTTGAGTTCTCTTTTATTAAAGAATTCATATCATGAAAAATAATATCGTAATCAAAAAATATTCTTCTTTGTTGGGCGAGCTTGTCTTTAGAAACACACAAAAGATTTAAATGAATTCCCAATGATTTTACTTTCTTTACGAAAATTTCATCAAATTCATTTGCTAAATAATTTATAGCACGAATACGTCGAGACAATAAAATTTCTTCAGAAATCGGATTTGACAAAGTTAATTCTACTGTATTATTTTTTATAATTTCATATAGAACTTCTTCATTGTGATGAATATCCATTCTTACATTTATTTTGTCATGAATAACAGAACAATGTTCATTAGGAATTATTTCAACGCATTCGGTCTTATATCTATCTCCAATGAATAAAGTTTTGAATCTTTTTTTGTTTTTCAAACCCAATAGATTAAGAATTTTTTCAGCAATTTTTTCTGGAAATATTTTATTTATTGTTTTAGGATTTTCATTTGCATCATAAGAAAATTTTTGATTACCAGAAATAGAAATAATAAATTCTGTTTTCTTTTTATCGAATTTCCAAGGACCAGAGTTTTTAGGATTAGTGTGCGAATAAATACCCAAAAGAGGTGTGTTTAAATCACCAGCCAAAGAACAATAAATAGAATCAGTACCGATATGACATAAGGAATTTTTTATTATGAAAGCGGCTTGTTTTTTAGAGCAATACGCATGAAAATCACAATGATTTATTTTTTGCTTTTCATCTTGTAAAATTTGAACAATCTTTATATTTTTTTTATTTAATTGAGGTCTTAATAACTCTATTACTTCTTCCCAATAATCATAGGTAGTGGCATTTAAGCAAGCATGATTAATCGTTATATATTTTTCAAAAGGAATTGAAAAAAAAATATGATTGATAATTGGTTTACCAATTTTAACTCCACAAGATTTTGCGTATTCTTCTATAAGATGACTCATTATTATTCTAGTTCAAATTGGATTACATCTTCACCATTATGTAGATATGATAAAAATTTCTGAGTTGTAGCGTGGGGTAAAAAAGCGATTTTAAAATAACCATTATGATCTGCTCTTCCCTCCAATAAAAAGGAGCTATCTACTCCATTTTGATAAGGTATCAATTTATGGATATACGGATTATCTTCGATTAGTTCGAAATATTCTGTTTTTGTTATGAAATAAATATTGTCTGTAGGATATGCTTTTTTAATATTTTCAATTAATCCGTTTATTAAATAAATATCTTTTTCTGATTCTGGTAAAACAACCGCAATTCTTTTACCAGCATCTTCTTTGTCAAGAAAATCTTCAAAGCTTAAAATTTGTTGCTCTGGTTGTTCGATTTCTTCTTTTTGAATGAAATTATTTTTAGCTTCTAATATAACTTCTTTTAATCTTTTTACAATTTTTTCTACACAAAATTTTTCTTTGATATATTTTTGACCATTTTCTAAAAGAATATTTTTTTCATCATCTTTCATTTTGAAAACTTTTTCTAAGTTTTTTGCTATACTATCTGGACAAGTTGTTGCTTTGATGAATTGAGTATTAGGTTCTCTATATTCTTTCCATTCTAAAGGAATTCCTCCTTGATATTCGTAGCATGAATCTGTGCCACATGAGTAATCTGTTACTAAAGTAATTAAGCCAGCAGCTTTTGCCTCTTGAATTGGAAGTTCTTGCCCACCACTGGTAAATGGGTGGCAATAAACATCCATACAATTATATATTTCATTTAATTGATCTTCAGAAACTCCAAGAGCGCTAGTTTTCGTATGAACACAGCCAGTAGAACCACAAGCTGGACAATCCTTTTCTTCTCCTATATATTTGTATAGAAAGTAGTTTCCACATTTATGACAGATATAAGTAGCCAAGAAGTCATCCATGTTCATTTTCTTTTCATCAATAAATCTAAGAATATCCCAGCCATGTATTTTATCTGACCAATCTGTATGTAAAAGCAATTTTGCTTTTGATTCTGGATTCTTTTCTTTAAAAATTCTGAAACCCTCTAAGATATTAGGTACAGATTTTCTTAATTGATTTTTAAAAACAAAGCCAACAATAAATTCATCTGTTAATGAGAATTTTTGTCTTATTTCTAATCTATTTTCTAATGGTTTAAAATTAGAATAATCTACAGCCCCATGAAGAGTTTCAACATTCTTATGCCCCATTTTTCTTAACTCCTCTTCGGCAAAAGAAGCCCACACAAGAAATTTATCTGTATTGTCAGAATAAAATCTAGCTTCTGGAAGAATTGGAATGCTATCAATTGTTGTCCAAATTATTTTTGGAATTTTATTCCACCAAGGTTTTTTTTCAAATTCTCTAAAAGCCCATATATCTTCAATTCCTAGATAAACATCTATTTCGTGATCTTGTATTATTTTGTCTATTGTATAATAACCGTAACCAGCAGCCTGTGATCTAGATGGATCAGAGTTTATTTGACTAATAACAGATTGATCTACTGGTGCTGTTCCTTCACTAACCCAAGGAGTTCTTTTGTCAGATCCGTAGTAAACGCCATTTGCTGCTTCAATAATCTCTATATCTGGATCGTCAAAAAGCGATAGAAGAATATTTTTCATATTCTTGCCAAAGCCAGTAACCATTCTGCTATAGTTACTGTGTACTAATACTTTTATTTTTTTAGACATTAAAATGGAACGTCTTCTTCGTCTTCAATTTCTTCTTGTTTAGCCACTGACTCTTTTTCTTTATAAACAGGTCTGTCAGATTGATACTCTTTTTGTTTTTCTGCTTGGAAAAGTAAATCTCTAGAAATGAACTCTTTAAGTAGAATTGAAAGAACTTCTGTTTCGCCAGCCTCTAATGCTAATTTAAAATTAGAAGAAGAGTTTTTTGAGATAGAAATACCAAATGCTGGAGATTTGTATGTCTCTTCTCCATTTTGGGTTTTGATTTTTTTCTCTTTATCCCAAGGTGTAAATTTAATAATCGTAGTATCTTCATTAAATTTGTGGAAGAATACAGATGGAATTCTTGTATTGAAAGAAGAAATAATTTCTCCAGCTTCATTAGCATTCATTTTAAAATTACCAGATTTGCTTGGATTCTTGGCATTCCCAGAAAAAGAACCTGTTTTTGTTTTTTCATTCCAGCCACTTTGAAGTATTGAGCTAATGTAAAGCGTTGGAGCGCCATCTTTGGCAACTCCTATGGAAAAATTCATCGCGCAGCCAGTATTTTTAGAATTTGGTTTGTAAATTTGATATTTCATGTTTTGAAGTGTAATTCTTTTCAGATAACTATTCTATCACATGTTTCATAAAATTCAACCAGAACAAATACAATTACCCACTTTTTCAAGTCCAAGTGGTAGTATTAATTTTGAAGTTGGCTCAAATTTCGTATATGCGAATTTATCAAACGCGCTTACTGGTAATTTTTTTATTACTGGACAGCTTTTTATAAATAACCAAAAAGTACAATTTTCCGATCCTTCTAATACTGTTGCATCTGGAACATCTAATTTTATACTTGGTGGTAAATTTAACAATATTCAAGGAACTGGTAATGTAGTTCTCAATGGAATATATAATACACTTAATGGTAATAGCAACTCTGTTGTTAATGGGGAGTTTTGTGATTTTAGCGTAAATTCAATTAAAAATACTGTATTAGCTGGAGCTTATTGCTCTTTTCAATCTGGCGTTACTGGATCAGCAATATTAGGAGATACTAGATCTTACTCAAAACCAAGCTATGGATCGAATACTCTTTCAATTTATTATGAGTCTGGAGCTTATTTTAATAATACTCCAGTAATATTAGATAACTCAGATATTTATCTTACATCTTCAGCTTCTGGAGTATTCTCTGGAGATTGTAGTTTCTTTGGGAATTTAAAGAAAGGTGGGCTTACAGTTGCAACTACTGGAGATATTTTTAGCGCAAACACTGGAATAAAAAATGATTTAGTTAATACTGGTATATATGCTGTTTCCGTAAAAACTGACCTTATAAATACTGGGGTATATGCTGTTTCAGTGAAAAATTCACTAGATATTTTAAGCGGTAACTCTTTATTAAAAACTGGAAGTCAAGTTGCCAGTGGGCAAAAAACATTTGCTCAAGATACAGTTTTTTCAGAATCAATCTTGATAAAAGGCAATTCTGGTATTCTTTCTGGAGTGAATGGATCAACAACACAAATCCCAATAGATTCTGGAGATTCAGTTGGGCAAAGAGGGTTAATTTCTTATTCTGGAGAATATTTATTCTTGAAAATATCAGATAATCCAAATCAATGGATTAGATTTTCTGGACAGTCATTCTGGTAATAATTAAAAGTCAACTTTTACTTTAGAAGTTTCAAAACTTTTCTTCTTATCTAGAAGATGTTTTTTGCCAACTTTTTTCTCATAATCAGAAAATACTTTTCTTTTAACTGGATCTTCTGTGCCAGTTTGCTGTGATCTTTTTTCAGAAAGTTCCGCTGAAAGATCCATTACTTCTCCAACTGTTCCATTTTTATTACCAGTTTTTCTTATGAAATCATTAGCAGAAAATGGATCTATTTTTGTATCTATAGATGCTGTTGGAACAGTAAATACTCTTTTCCACTCAATACCTTGTTCGTCAAAGTATTCGTGTTTATCGTTCATTCCCTGAAGAACCTCTAAAACTTCATCTGTTTCTGGATTTTGATATAAGTATATAGGCATTATTTTATTTTTTCTAGAATAGAATTTATTGTTTTTTCGTATGTAAATTCTTCTTGAAGCTTCAAGCCCTGTGTATTTTCTTGTTTTGCCACAAGCACAGCTTTATCCATAGCTTCTGAAATAGATTCTTGGCTAATATTGTACATATATCCTTGATTGAAAGGAAGTCCTTTTGCAAAAAATGCTCCATCGTAACATTCTATCTTTCCAGTAGGCTCAACTAATATACAATTATCTTTATTAGCCCAATCTTTATGAGCAGAGCAATTGCTTACAATAGACCACTTTCCAAGGGCTGTAGCGTTAAAAGCTGGTAGTCCCCAGCCTTCAGACGAGGAAAGCCCAGACAGGTCGATATCTATGGCATTAATGACCTCGTTTACTTCTGAGTTAGTTTTTAAATTTGGCAAAATATTTAAATTAGTCCATCTTCTTCCTCCAACTGTTTGATTTATGATTTTAGAAAAATCTTCTTGTGAAAAGAATGGATTGTTAACCAAGCAAGTTAATTGATATTTTGGATTATTGCCAAATTTATTTAGCCAAGTTTGAATTATTAATTGTGTATTCTTTCTTTTCTCAAATTTTCCAACTAAGCCAAAGTGGATAACATCTTTTCCAAGATATTCTTTATTTGTTTTATGGAAATCTTTATCAAAACCAATTGGAATGCTAGAGACATTTTGGCAACCAGCATTTAAAAAAGCGTTTTTAGCTTCTGAAGAAGAAAAGAAAACATGCTCTTGGCTATTAACAATAGAAATTTCTTCTTCTGTTGGTGAATCACATTCATAGAATGTATATAAAAATTGTTTTGGAGCGACTCTATTTTCCGCTCCGTTTATGTGCCACAATTTTAAAGTTGGAATATCCTTATTTAATTTTTTATGTCTATTGTAAGCTGATGATTTAATCCATTCAATAAGTTCTGGATCTGCTTTATCAAAAGATTCAAAGTTCGCAGAATTTCCTTGAGGGAATAGTGAGATATCCATTCCAATTTTCCAAAATTCTCTTAGAAAATTAAAAGATACATTACCAAAGCTTAATGAGTTAATTGGGCAATCAAAGTGTAATTGTTTCATTTTTTATTTTCTTTTGAAGTTGTTCTATTGTTTTATTGTGAATATCAATGCAGCCTTGAATACTTAAATTTATTTTTTTAGCAATTTCTTTCCAAGGCTTTAATTTTTTTTCATTTGTTGAAAAGTATCTTTCTTTGAAGATTTCAGTGACTCTTTTATCTTCGTGTTGTTCTATCAAAAAACAAACCTTTTTCAAAAACTCTCTTTTGGATGATGCTTCACAAGGTATTTCTTGATTTGATTCTTGCTCATATTCTACATCGTCAAAATTTACGAATTTAGAATTCTTCTTATTAATTGTTTTGTTTGTAAGACAATTGTATCTAGTTCTATTTGCTAGATAAGTAGAAAACTTACTTTTTGATTCATCATGTTCTAATGCAGCAGAATAGATATTAAAATCTTTATCCTTCATTAAATCATCAATTTGAGTTTCGGTTAAATGTTTTTGACCGTATCTTCGAATCATTTCGATATATATGCCAGAATGCCTAGATATTAATTCTAATAAAGAATTATTATCTTTATTCATTTTAATTTCTTTAATTAAATATTCGTCAGTTGTTTCACTCATGAGAAAAATAATATGTTATTATAATAAAATTCTTCGCAAAGTTTTTTAGTTTTTTCTTTAAGATCAGAATCATCAACAGAATTTTCCCAAACAATTTGGAAATCAGAGTTCTTTTTAAGAATCGGATCATTTTGCTTTTCGTCACTATTAACTGGTTTAACAAAAACTTTTTTTCCGTTTTCTACTTTATATCTTGAAACGTGAATAAGTTTTCCGTTTTGGTCTTTAAGCCAAAAAAGTTCATCTGTAGGTTGTTGAGCAAATCTAAGATCAGAAATAATTACAACATCTGGATTTTGAATTTTAATTTTTTCTTGAACTTTATTAACCCAGTATCTTCCTTGAGTTTGCTCTCTTTTAGCTTGACCATAGGCTACAAGAAGTGGTCTGATCAATTCTTTGTCTTTACCATCTGCATTAAACGGATTGATGTTAAAGTTTTCAATTAAAAAAGAAGACATTTCTGATTTTAAATCTTCTGCGAAAGAAAGTCTCAAAACATTCAAACTTGGATTCATGTCTTTTATAACTGAAGCCAAACCATCTGAAATTGTGTCCTTACCTGCTCTTGCTACTCCTGATACTGCGATTATTTTCATAGATATTATTTTCCTGTGCTACCAAATCCACATTCTCCTCTTTTAGTTTCAGAGAATTTGCCAAGAATCAATTTTGGCACATAAGAAGGGCAGAATACAATCTGAGCAATCTTATCTCCTTTTTTGTAAATTTTATCAAAGTCAATTTTGACTACTAAATTTTCATAAATATACATTGGTTCAGACTCTTTAATGTATTTAGCCATATCTAAATCTTTAGGTTGCCAAAGATAATTAAATCTTACTTTTATGCTTCCACGATAACCGTTGTCTATAACACCAACAGAGTTACAAAGTTGCAAATTGTAATTTGAAAGAGAAGATCTAGGATAAATCAAAGAATGAAATCCCTGTGGAGGTTCGATTTTTAAATCTACATCGTATTCTACATAATCAATAGATTCGTATAAAAAATCGTCATTGCTTATTTTTTCGCCAACAATTCTTGGCTCTGAAGAAGCGATCAAATCATAACCAACATCTTCGTCAGAAGGAGGAATTACGCTTTCTAGGTTAGAAACTATAACAGATTTCATTTAGCTGCATTATAGATAAAAAAGAAATAAAGTCAAGATTAATTTTGTTTTAAAATAAAAATATTTTTTGCTTGACAATTTTTTTAAAAACCTGTATAATTGAAATACGTTCCTTCTACGAAAGAGGTTACGTCTCACGATAAGAATCGAGTTTCGAAAATGAATGAAATTAGAGTTCGATTTTCGAGAGTTCAGGTAAACCTTCACTCATTATTAATAATTACATTACGCTTCTATAAATATGGTAAAAACAAAAAACGCTTGCGTAGGTAAAAATATAAAAGATTGTTCGGAGTATTTAATAAAGATTTTGGGAAATTTTTGATTCGAAATTTAGTTAAAAAAAGAGCTTGCTTTTTCCAAAAAACAAACCTATGATGGTGTAACTCTAACTACAAAAAGAGTTTTAAAAAAATGAGTAATATATTTGAAAAGGGAAAGTATTTGGATCAAGAATATCAGTTTTTGGATAAATACGTTGGGATAATGTATAGGAGCTTTTGGACTCCAGCTAAATACGAAAAGCTTATAAAAGAACAAGACGTTCCGTTTTTCTTCAATCAAATGGAAGAAATAGACAAAGAGACAATCAAAAGATGTATCCTTGCTGTGGCTTTGGTTGAAGATAAAGTTAAAGTTTTTTGGCCCACCTTACACAATGATTTGCCACAAACGGTAATTGGAGATATTGCAGGAGTTTTCGGCATGAGCGAAACCACTCATAGACGTAGTTATCATTCTCTTCTTGAGAATTTAAAAATTAGTCCAGATGAAATTAATGATCACGAAGCCACAAGAGGCAGAATTAATTATCTTTCAAAATATCTTGAAACAGATCCAAAAATTATTGGTAAAAAAAGAATTCTTAAAAAACTTGTTTTGTTTACCTCTCTTGTTGAAAGAATAAGTCTTTTTACTCAATTTTATATTTTAATGTCTTACTCTAGATCGAATAGAGGTTTGAAAACAGTTTCTTCTTTACAGCAAAGCACTGCTCAAGAGGAATTAATCCATTATTCTTGTGGTCTTGATATTATCAATAAAATCAAAGAAGAATCTCCACAACTTTGGGATGATTATCTTATTGAGTTAATTGAAAAAAATATCAAAGAAGCTTACAAAGCAGAAAAAAAACTTATTGATTGGTTTTTTGAAAAAGGTGTTCCAAGTCACCTTACAAAAGGTGAAGTGGTCAACTTCTTAAATTTTAATTTTAATGAAGTTTGCAAAGATTTAAAGCTTGCAATTAAGTATCCATTTTGCCAAACTACTTATGAAGATAAGAACAAATGGATGATGGAAAAAATTACAACAGCTTGCGAGCCAGATTTTTTCGATACGCCAAGCGGTAATTATGCAGCAGAAGAAGAAGAGCTAGATTTAGACGAATTTGAATTTTAAAAATATGAGTTACGGAGAAAAACAATTAGAGTTTATGAATAAAAAAAGATATCTGAATAAGCTGTCTTTAGAAGAAAGAATTAATGAAATCAAATTAAAAGTAAAAGAATACGAAAGCGATTATTCAGAAGGTCTTGCAGATAGAATTGAAGATTATATCAAAAGACAAGTTTTAAGTCTGTCAACTCCTCAATGGTCTAATTTTGGAGTAACAAAACAAAATGGCACAACTCCATTGCCAGCATCGTGTTATATTGTTACTCCACAGAATAGCATTCAAGGAATTTATTATTCTATTGGTGAAACAGCCATGATGTCAAAACTTGGTGGAGGAGTTGGTGCAGATTTTACAGAAATTTATGACAAAGGAACTCTTTTAGAAGAAGGTTTTTACACCAATTCAAAATTAGACTGGATGGAAGATTTGGTTCGCGCTGGGCAAAAAGTAAGTCAAGGAAATCAAAGAAGAGGTTATTCAGTTCCATTTATTAGCATCGACGATTCAGAATTTTGGGATCTAATGCAAAGAGTGGATAAAAATAATCCAGATAAAAAAGATCCATTGGTATCTAATAATGTTGGAATTATTTTGCCAATTGGTTTTAGAGAAAAATTGAAAACAGATAAAGAAGCTAAGAAAAGATACATGAAATGTCTTTCTCTTAGAGAGTCAACTGGAAAATTGTATCTTGTTGATGTTGAGAACTGTAATAAAAACCAAAGTCCAGTTTATGAAAAACTTGGTCACCAAGTTTCCTCAACTAATATTTGCACAGAAGTTTTGACCCCAAAATATAAAGATAAAAGTTTCGTATGTGTTATTTGTGCTTTGAATTTAGTTCATTGGGACGAGATTAAAAGTAATCCACAAATCATTAAAGATGCTTTGATATTCTTAGATATTTGTGTTTCTGAGTTCATCAAACTTACAGAAAACGTTCCTTTCATGGAAAAAGCTAGAAAATCAGCAATTGAAAAACGCGATATTGGGCTTGGCACACTTGGCTTTCATGAATATTTGCAAATGAACAATTGCGCTTTTGGAGATTTGAATAGTCGTTTCATCAATAAAGAAATTTATTCAACAATTAAAAAGTATTCGGATGAATATGCCTATGAAATAGGAGAAAAGCTTGGATCGCCTAAAATGTGCCAAGAAGCAGAAATGACTCGTCGTAACGTATCTCTTATGGCAGTTGCGCCTAACAAATCAACTTCTTTCTTAATGGGAGAAACATCTTTAGGAATTGAACCATTTTTCAGTAATTATTTTGTAAAATCTTTAGCTGGAATCGAAACAACATTTAAAAATAAAAATCTCAAAAAACTTTTGCAAGAAAAAGATAAAGATACAACTGAGGTTTGGGATTCGATTCTTAAAAATTTAGGATCTGTTCAACATTTGGACTTCTTAAATAAAGAAGAAAAAGCTATTTATAAAACAGCTACAGAAATCTCCCCAAAAGATATGATTGATTTAGCTGGAGATAGACAAGTATATATTGATATGGCTCAAAGCCTCAATCTCTGGAATCGCCCAAATTATTCAAAACAAGATATTTATAATATTCATAAATATGCTTTTGAGAAAGGCATCAAAACTCTTTATTACTATTTCCCACAAGGACACGCTTCTATTGAGAAATCTGGAGAAAAATGGGACGATTGTGAATCATGTGCTGATTAATTTTTCTTGAAATCTATAAAACCTATGTTATAATGTAAGCATTGAAACTTACAGTAATAACATCAGTTTTTAATTCGGAATTCTTTTTAGATAGTTTTTTTGAAGATATTTTAAAACAAACCATCTTTCAAGATTGCGAATTCTTTTTCTTGGATGCAAATTCAAAAGATGATTCCAGAAAGAAGATTCTAAAATTAGTATCAGAATATGATAATATCCAATATTTTAATGTTGGAGATAAAAATATTTATAAAACTTGGAACATAGGAGTCGTTCTCAGTAAAACCGAATTTTTAACAAATTGGAATACAGATGATCGCAGATTACCAGACTCATTAGAAAAACAATATAATTTTCTAATTGAAAATCCAGAAATTGATCTTTGCTATGGAGAAACTCTTTGGGTCGATACACCAAATTTAAAAACAGAAAAATGCAATCAATTAAATAGAACCCCATGCTTTGATGCAACTATGGAGTCAATGTTTCAATTTAATTCGCCGCATTGTTTACCCATGTGGAGAAAATCTATCCATAACAAATACGGACTATTTGATGAAAATCTTTTTTCAGCAGGAGACTATGAAATGTGGCTAAGAGCATTATCTAAAGGATCTAAATTTGGAAGGTTGAATGATGTAGTAGGATCTTACTACAGAAACCCAAAAGGCATTTCGTCTAATCCAGAAAACTTAGATCGGGCAGTTGAAGAAGTAATGGCTGTAAGAAAATTTTATTCATAATGAAACCTTTATTAATTTTATCCTGCTCTGTTACAAAGAGTCATTTTAAAGAATTTTTATTACTTAGATATTCTGCCGAATTATTCCATGATTGTCAGTGGTATTTATCTTGCGATGAATATTGTTATGATATTCTATCAAAAGATTTTGACTGTCATTGTGAAAATACAGAGATGCAAAATGGTAAAGTATTTGGTAATGAAGAAGAAATTTCTAACTTCTATAAAGTAATCGACGGCAAATTTGCCGCAGCTAAAAGAGCGATTGCTGATCATGGTCGAGTTTTAATGGTAGACTCAGATATAATTTTCTGTGGAGAATTTGATGGAATATCACCAGATGTAGATGCAGCAATTTGTCCTCACTATCAATGGAATCCAGAAATGGATAAAGCTTGGGGCATATATAATGTTGGGTTTGTATATGTTAAAAATATTGCTTTCTTAAATGTTTGGAAACAAGAAACTAAAAGTGGTAGACATGAATTCGAACAAGTCCCTATGGAAGTAGTGGTTCACAATACAGATTTTAGATGTCAGACTTTACCCATTAATCACAATATGGGTTGGTGGAGATTTAATAGCGATATTAAAAAACACAGGATTAATTCATTCAGTGTATTTGGAGACAATATACTTTTCGATGGACATTTTGTTTCATCTTTCCATTTTCACTCTTTTGTTGAATGTGGGCATAGTAAACCATTGAAGAGTTTTCTTTTTGGATTCCTTTTGCCACAAACAGAATCTGGTAAAAAAATCATAGAAAAATACGAAGAACTAAAATCATGGTAGGAGCATTAGCACACATTTACGATAAATCCAAACCAAAATGCAATGGCATCATTCATGTCGGTGGTCATTTCGGTCAAGAGATTCCTTTTTACTTAGATAAGATAACAAAAAATATTATAGTGTATGAACCTCTACAAGCAAACTTTAAACAATTATTTGACAAGTTTGGCTATGTAGTTGATTGTCGCAAAAAGGCAGTTGGAAATTATAAAGGTAAAGTTAAACTTCATGTTGAAACGGCTAATGCTGGTCAGTCTTCTTCGGTTCTTAAACCAAAAGAACATTTATCACAATATCCTACTATTACCTTCGACTCTGAAGAAGAGTGTGATATCGTCAAATTAGATGAAGATATCAACGGAGTCTTTGATACATTAGTTGTTGATGTTCAGGGTTATGAATTAGAAGTATTCAAAGGAGCGGCGAATCTTTTAAGAAAAGATATAAAATATGTTATCTGCGAAGTTAATTGCGTTGAAATGTATGAAGGCTGTGCTAAAGTAGAGGATTTAGATAAATTCTTTGAAGACTTTAACTTTAAAAGAATCATCACTTCTTGGGAAGGAGAAAATTGGGGAAACGCTTTGTATGCAAGATTTTGACGAATATCAAATTCATTTGTTTAAAAAGTTTGAGCGTTTCAGAAAACCTTATTCTGGAGTTGCGTATCCACCATACCACAAAGGTATGTATTTAGAAGAATATTTCTTTAAGCAATTTTTATTGAATGGCAAAAGAACTAAACAATATTTAATACCAGTTTTTTGGACAAATTGTTACTTATCGGGAACAACAGAAGGATTACAACAGCTTTTAGATAGTCTTGATCCCGAACAGGAATATTTTTGTGTTAGCCAACACGATGATGCCATCATTGAAAATCTTCCTCCAAAAACAACTCATTTTAATGCTGGAGGCAATAAATCTGGAATTCCAATACCATTAGTTTGTTCGCCAATTAATTATCCTAAAACAGACAAAAAAATATTTTGTTCATTCGTTGGATCTATAACTCATCCGATAAGAGTCAAAATGAACGATAAACTTCTTAACAAAAAGGGATTTGAAATTTTTAGTAAAAGCTGGACTCCAGAAGTAGATAGTTTTGAAAAAGATTTTTTCTTAAAGAAAACATCAGAAAGTCTTTTTTCTCTCTGTCCAAGAGGTTATGGGGCTTCTTCATTTCGTTTTTACGAAGCACTACAATTAGGTGCTGTTCCAGTATTTATTTACGATAAGCCTTGGTTTCCATATGAAGACATGATTGATTGGGATTCTTTTTCTGTGAGAATTCATGAAAAAGATATAGATAAAATCCAAGAAATTCTAATTGAATTTGCACCATTAGCTTTTAAAATGAATGAGAAAGGCAAGGAAATATATCAAAAATACTTTTCTTTAAACTCATTACCAAAACAAATTTATAGAATTTTAAATGCACAATAATGTAAAAAATTTATTACTAGGAGATAGTCCTTGCTCTATAGGTAAAATTGGTGTTATAGAATTAATGCATTTTTATGATGGTTATTATAATAATGAATTAATTTTAAGAGGAGAGACATTAGCCGTAAATGCAGGTATAAATATTAATTCTTTAGAAGAATATAATAGTTGGATAAAAGATTTTGGAGATAGCATAAAAAATCTTGATTGTATATTATCATGGCAAAACAATGATAGTGAAAAACAAATTGTCAAAGAACTTTTTAAAGGAGAATTTATCTCTGAAGATTTTCGAGATTTAGAACCATTTTCTCATGGCAAAGATGGTTGGCATTATCATCTTAAAGATAAAAAAGTTTTAGTTATATCTTCATTAAAAAATTCTATAGAAAAACAAATTCCAAATTTTGGGAAAATATGGGAAGGGGCAGAATTGGGTTCTTGTGAAGTTATCGAATCAAGAAACCCATATCAAATTACAGGAGAAGATCCCTTCTTCTATAAAGATGAAATATGGAGAATAGCATCGCTAATTAGCAAAAAGAATTTCGATATTTGTATTATAGGTGCAGGAGGTTATTCTTTGCCTCTATGTAATTTTGTCAAAAGTATTGGTAAAAAAGCGATTCATCTTGGCGGCGCTACACAAGTTTTATTTGGAATAAGAGGCAGTAGATTTGATAGAAACTTTAAATATGAAAATTGGTATGGTGGAGAAAACTTTATATATCCAGTTTCAAAAGATATTCCTAAAAAACATTACATGGTTGAAAATTCTTGTTATTGGTAAATGAATAAATATTTATTAGTTATAGCTCGTTATCAAGACGAAAGACAAGAAATTTTTGAGAAATTTATTTCTCCAAAAAATAAAGACTATTGTTTTAGACATGGAATAGAATATTTGCTTGTAGATAATTCTGTAGATCTTCCATTGGTTAGAGATAATCCAACTTGGTGGAAATTTACTCTTTTACAAAAAGCTATAGAAAGTGGCAATATAAAAGAAGGAGACATGTTTGTTCATTTTGATGCAGATATGGTTATATGTAAACCAGAGCATGAATATACAACTTCAAAAAGTTTTTCTTATGCAATTGATAATGGAAACACTCATTGCATGGGCAATTATTGCATGCGTATTAATCAATGGACATATGATCTTGTAAATAAAATTCTAGATGAGGATTTTTATCAAGAAAATAAACATAAGAAACATTGGCAAGAATTTAGAGAACAAGCAGCTTGGTATTCATTATGCGGAATAAAAAGCCATAGCTGGGAATCTTTTTTTGATTTACCTTATTATGGATTTCGTTCTGAAAAATCAACAACATGCGCTTATGATTATAAAGATTTATTAGAAAACGTGGAAGTAAAAACTCCAGAATGGAACACAACACTTTTATCAGAAGAATGTGACAACCCAATATCACAAATGCTAGAACAATATAATATTAACAAAACGTCGGCAAAAGAAACTATTATCCGACACTTTGCTGGTGGTCAACCTTGGAGAAAGGAATATTTTTAATGAGCAAATTAGCATTTATGATAACTTGTTTTGATGAAGTGAATGCAATTGATGTTGCTCTTACTTCTCTTAGGCATTTCTATCCAGAAGAAAAAGTTATTATTTTTTGTGAAGGTAATCAGGAAGACTTTTTGTATCTTAAAGAAAAATATAATACTAAAGTTTTTCAAGGATTAGATACACAAAGCCCTTTATTAAAACTTGATGAAAAAAATTACAAAGAAGAAGATTATGCAAAAGTGGAAAAAGCAATGCATGTTTTGTTGGACAGAATTTCTTTTACAGCAGAACAATCTAATTCAGAATATATATTGCTTCATTGTCCAGATACTCTTATTCGTGGCAATATAGAAATACCAGAAGACTCTGGACTTTTAGGATCTTGTGTCAATAGATACTTTATACAAAGTATAAACAAAGTTTTACTTGAAAACGGAGGTATTGAAGTTTTTTACTTTGGTGCAGTTCCAGCAATTTTCAGTGTTAAAGATTTCAAAAAAGCAAAAGAGATTCTTTTAAATAATGTTGATCTAATAAGAAAGCTTGCCGAAGCATCTTGCTATTCTTTTTCTCATGATATTTTTATGTCAATACTTTTTTCCTTAATAGGTAAAAGAGAAGAATTTAATCCACAAATTATAGAGTGTGGCAGGAATACAAATTGGATAGAATCTGGCTGTCCAATTATCCATCAGTTTAGAACATTTTATCCAAAAAGAACAACAAAATATAAATCTCAAGAAAATGATTAAAGAAATTTTAAAAACAGCAATCGAAGGAACTAATGATTCCGACCGTCATTTAATGACAATTTTTTCCATAGCTTTAGCTACAGAAGGTAAGACTTATATTGAACTCGGAGTAAGAGGAGGAACAACAACTATTCCAATTCTTGAAGCAGCTAAAATTAACGAAGGAACTCTGTATTCTGTCGATATAGATAAATCTCCAGAAATTTCTTCAGATAATTGGATTTTCTCACAACGTGATGCAATTAAGTTTTTGCAAGATTGGGAGTTCTCTCAAATGCCAGCACCAGATTTTGTTTATATTGACGACTGGCATAGCTACGATCATGTTAAAAAAGAATTAGAGATTCTTGATAGAATAGTAACTCCTAACACTGTGATTCTTTTGCATGATTTAATGTATGGTAATACAGCACCATATTATCATTCTGACATAACACTCAAAGATGGGCAATGGGCTAATGGAGGACCCTATAGGGCTGTAGCAGAGCTTAATCCTCAATTCTGGGAGTTCGCAACATTACCTTGGAGTCATGGGCTTACTATCCTAAGAAAAAAATATTCAAATAGAAAAACAGATTGAAGATTCTTGTTTTAGGTAGCGAAGGTCAAATTGGAAATCCAGTATGCGAATACTTGGAGAGAATGGGCTGTAAAGTGATTAGGTATGACATTAAAAGATCAAGTGCCGAAGATTTAAGAGTTTACGATACTGCACTTCAAAATGAGTTATTTAAAAAGTGCGATTTTGTTTATTACTTCGCATCTGATGTTGGTGGAGCGAAATACCTAGAAAGCAATCAAGATTCTTTTGGATTCATAGAAGATAATATATTGATAATGCATAATACATTTCGTCTTCTAAAAAAATACAAGAAACCATTTATTTTCACCTCTTCACAAATGGCAGATCAATTTCATTCTACTTATGGAAATTTAAAATTAATTGGTGAAAAATTGACAAACTCATTAGGAGGAATATGCGTTCGTCTTTGGAATGTCTATGGCAAAGAAGAAGCTGGAGAAAAAAGTCATGTTATAACTGATTTTATTCATCAAGCACAAACACTTAATAAAATTACTTGCAGAACAGATGGAGAAGAAGAAAGACAATTTCTTCATGTAGATGATTTGTGTGAAGCATTATTTTATCTTACCGAAAATTACGAAAACATAAATAAATCAGAGCGTATTGATATATCAAATTTTGAATGGACTAAAATCAAAGATCTTGCAAATATCTGTGCTGAATTATTTAATTGTGAAGTAGAGCTATCTGAAAGAAAAGACGAAACTCAAAGAAATTATAAAAATGACCCAAAGAAAAAAATACTTGAGTTTTGGCAACCAAAAATCAGTTTAAAGACAGGTGTAAAACAAATAGCAGAAAAATCTCATGCAAAATAAAAAAATATATATTGAAGCTGGTGCAAACAATGGTATAGAACAATCTCGTTCTCTTTTCTTAGCAAAAGACCCTGATTATTTTGGTATTTTAATAGAACCTGATTTTGGAGCATTTTCCGAATGTCAAAAAAGTAGAGGGAGTAACGCAATTGTTATAAACTGTGCTTTAGTTAACAAAGAATATACAGGCGAAACTATTAAAATGTTTAAGCATAATTCAAGTCTAATGAATTCTTGTTTGAATCATAAATTAGAAAAGAACAGATATTCATCAGAGATAGAGTGTCAAGCAAGAACTCTGCAATCTATTTTAGATGAGTATAACATTAAAAAAGTAGATTATTTATTTTTAGACGTAGAAGGATTTGAACATCAAGTTTTAAATGGCATAGATTTTTCAAAAACCGAATTTGATCATATAGAAGTAGAATCTCATTTCCCTTTCTTGCAAGTTTCCCCAGAACAAGACCAACAAAAATTTGTTGACTTCTTTGAGCCGAATGGTTATGTTTTGGTAGATTTAATAAAACAAGATGGATTGCCTAAGCTTATTTTCAAACCATCTAAACAAAATACTTGAGTTTTTCTTTTTTAATATTAATATAAAAAAGCAATTCTTAAACTTTTAAAAAATGTCGAAAACAGCAATTATTACAGGTGCAAATGGGATGGACGCAAAAACTCTCACTCATTTTTTGCTCGCCAAAGATTACAAAGTAATTTTAACACACAGAAGAAATACTTTTTTTGATGAAACTTCTTTTGCTAAAATTTTTGAAGAAGATTTAAAACAAAATCCAAAAGCACAATTATTTTTTGAGGTTTGTGATATTTCGTGTCACGCAAGCGTAAGAGGTTGCATTCTTTCAAGTCTTGAAAAACACGGAGAGATTAATGAAATTTATTTGCTTGCTGCCAATTCTCATGTTGGCGAGTCTTTTCAAAACAAAGAATCTTCTATTATCACAAACGGACAAAGCGTTTATTATTTCTTAGAGACTTTGAAAAACCTTTCCCCAAAAACAAGAACTTACTTTGCTGCTACAAGTGAGCTTGTGGGCGGCATAGATAATGGTAGGTTCGATGAAACATGCCTTTGGAATCCACGCTCTCCTTATGCCATTGGTAAAGAATTGGGAGCTAGATGGGTAAACTTTTATAGAGACTCTTTAGACTCAAATATGTTTTCTTGTTTCGGTGTATTGTTCAACCATTCAAATACTTATAGAACAAAAGACTTTGCCATTAGAAAAATAACAAATACTGCTGCTAAAATTGCGGCAGGAAAAGAAAAAACTTTATCTCTTGGGCATTTAGATTGGGCTAGAGACGAACATTGGTCTGATTTTGGCTGTGAGGCTATGTGGAAAATGCTTCAACTTGAAACTCCAGATAATTTTGTCGTAGGAAACGGCGAATGTTTTTGGGGAGAGGAATTTGTTGAGAGCGCATTTTCCTATTTTAATTTAGACTGGAAAAAACATTTAGTTTTTGACGAATCTTTAAAAAGACCCAATGAAGTTGTCAGACTAATCTCAGATCCATCTAAGGCAGAAGAAAAACTTGGATGGAAGAAAAATAGAATTTCTTTCAAAAAACATATTGAGCTAATGTGTGAATATGACTATAACCTAGAAACTGGGCAAAAAACAATTCGCCCAGATGTTTTTAAAATTTCAGAAAATTCTTGACTTTAAGTTCTTGAGGTGTTATACACATGTAGTATAATGCCAGCAAAAATAAAAAAAGCGACTTTCTTTAAAGAGAAAAGAGATTTTATATCGAGAATGCTTAATGGATCTAAACCATTAAACTATTCTTTGGATATGGTTGCTGCGAAAAAAGTCTTCGATCAATTCGATAATGATATCGAATTTTTATCCAAGGTAAAACCACCATTCAAAATGAATGGTAGTATTAAATATTTTATAACCGCTGAAGGCATGAAATATTTAAAAAAGAAATATAAAGAATTTAATTTTAAAGTTCCAGAACATGAAATTCCACTTGATTTAGGTGAGAAAGCTGGAGAAGATATAGAGGTGAAAAAACAAATAACAATTAGAGATTTTCTATCATGAGTGCTAAACAAAAAGTAAAACCAACAAATAACGAAGAAGAGGATACAAAGAAAAAATTGGATTCAAAAGCCTTTGCTACCCAATTCCTAAAATCAAATAAAGATTACCATTACAACTTAGAGAAGGAAGTGGAAGAATATTTAATTTCAACAGGCTCTTTAATTCTAGACAGTAAAATCGGTGGAGGTCTTGGCTCTGGAGTTCACAGATTCGTAGGCGTTACTGAAGGAGGAAAAACAAGTGCATCTCTTGAAGTAATGAAAAATATGATCAACAAATTTAAAGATGCAAAAGGTCTTTACATTAAAGCAGAAGGTCGTCTTTCTTCGAATGTTCAAGAAAGATCTGGATTAAAATTCATTAAAAATGCAGAAGATTGGGAAGTTGGAACATGTTTAATTCTTGAATCAAATGTGTATGATGCTGTATTCGATTTCATTCGCGGAATCCTTAAAAATAATCCAAACAATGAAAAATATTGTATCATCATTGACTCTATGGACGGTCTTATTTCAAAAGGAGATTTGGACAAAACAACATCCGAAGCTGGTAAGGTTGCCGCAGGTGCGCTCTTAACTTCTGACTTCTTGAAAAGGGTTTCCTTGGGAATGAGTAAATTCGGTCACTTGTGCATTATGACAGCACAACAAAGATCAAAAGTTAGTATTGATCCATATGCTAAAAAAGATACGAACAATACTACTGGCTCAAGTGGTGGCAATGCAGCGATGCATTATCCAGATTGGATTTTTGAATTCCAAAGGGTGTTTAAAGATGATAAAATTATGGATGATCCAAAAGCACCAATTAGCCAAGATAATAAACTCTATGGTCATATGGCTAAAGTTTTGATTTGCAAATCAACAAATGAAACAACTGGAGAACTTGTAAAATATCCAATTAAGTATGGAAGAAAAGATGGAACTTCTATTTGGGTAGAACGTGAGGTTGTAGATTTATTGCTGATGTGGGGTCTTTTCGAAAAGAAAGGTAGCTGGTTCAATACAGATACAGATCTACTAGATCATATAAAAAGTAAAAATCTAGAAATGCCAGAAAAAATTCAAGGTATGAAAAATATTTACGCTCTTCTTGAAGGAGATAAAGAACTTTATTTATGCCTTAAAGATTATGTTATTACGAACTTACTATCTGAATGATATTTTTCTCCACATCAGGAAAAGCTATAAAATTAAAAAAATCTTTTAACTATTTAATTGATTGGGATGGAAAATGCAGAAGCAAATTTCAAGAAAAAGTAAAAGCTATGCTTTACGAACATTGGTTTGCCGATATCGTTTTCGAAGAACTTCCAGTTATTGGCACAAGATTAACAATAGATTTTTATAACGCGAATAGAAAAATAGCATTAGAAGTTGATGGCAATCAACATTATAAATTCAATAAACATTTTCACGGCAATAATAGATCAAAATTTTTAAGTCAATTACAGCGAGACGAGAAGAAGGAATATTTCTGCGAAATAAACAATATTAGACTTGTAAGAATTTTAGAATCTGATACACTCAATGAACAGTTACTGAAAGAACTAGAACTTATCTAATGAAAGAAGAATCAATCATATCAATACCAAACTCTATTTTATGCAAACTTTTTGATCATACAGGATCAGAATCTGGCAGCAATAGAGGTTTCTTTTTATTTTACATCAATTCAGATGGTACTCCAGTAGTAACGTCAAAGACGGAAAATGCATGTGTATCTCTTGCAATTAGAAAAGTTATGGAAATGTTCCTAGAAGAAAGCAATCTATTAGAAAACCAATGATTTACTCTTACGAATTAGAAAAAAAAGTCCTTAGTGGCTTACTACAGCATCAACACAAGTGGGCAGAAGTATCTACCCTTATTAAAGAAAATGATTTTTATAGTGAAGATTCAAAAGTCAATATATCCATTTTTAAATTAATTAGAAATGCTCTAGACAATAAAGAAAGTATTGATGAAACAATTTTGGTGCAGAGACTTTTGCAATTAAAAGTTTCATTTCCAGATAGTATAGATATTACAGAATATGTTTACTCTCTTGCATTTTTTAAAATCTCAGAGGATGTGTTCTTCACTTCTTTAAAAGAACTTAAAAAGTTCACAGCAAGAAGAGAGATATACAAATCTTGTAAAGAAGTAGCTTCTTTCGTTAAGAACGCAGATCCGAATTTAAAATACTCTGAAATTGTAGACAAGGCAGATAAGCTTTATAACGATGGTATTCAAGGATTTGAATCTCTTGATCGTGGTGCAGTTAATTTGTTTGATTTGGCAGAACCAATGATTGAAGAAAGAGGTAACAACCCAGTCACTGAGTTTGGTTTGATGGGTCCTCATAAAAGAATTAATGAGATTTATGGCTCTCTTTTTCGTGGCGGGAATATAGCAATTATTATTGCTAGGGCTAAAGTTGGTAAGACTTCATTTTGTTTAGACTACGCCACTAAGGTTTCGATGGCTAATAATAACACCCCTATTCTACATTTTGATAATGGAGAAATGAGTGAAGAAGAACTTATTATGAGACAAATGTCAGCAATGACTGGACTCCCAATGTATCTTTTTGAAACTGGCAAGTGGAGAACTTCTACTTATAAAGGAATGTCTTCTAAACAAATTGTTGATTTAACAAGAGCTACATTTAAAAAACTCAAAGGAACACAATTCTTCTATGAAAACGTTGCTGGCATGAATGTTGAGGAAATGGTTTCTCTCTTGAAAAGACATTATTATTCAAAAGTTGGTCGCGGCAATAAAATGATTTTTAGCTTTGACTATATTAAGAGCGACTTTTCTAATGCTGGCAAAGGAGAAGGATGGATGTTGGTTGCTAAGATGATGGATAGATTTAAACAGTGTATTCATAGAGAGCTTTGTTTTGATGGAGAAAGACCTGTAGCTATGCTTAGTTCGGTTCAAGCCAACAGAGCAGGTATCACAACAAGAAGAGCAGTAGAAGATATTGTTGAAGATGAAAGTGTTATTTCTCTTTCTGACTCGATTGTCCAATTCTGTTCTCACGCTTTCCTTCTCAGGAAGAAAGTTGCTGAAGAAATTCAAGCAGAAAACGGCAAATTTGGAACACACAAACTAATCAATCTTGCAGCAAGACATTTAGGTGAAGATGCGATGTCTCACCTTGAACCAGTCACAATGCCAGATGGTTCTAAGAAAGACAATTTCATTAACCTAGATTTCAACAACTTTTCGATTATTGAAAAGGGAGATTTAAAAGACATGATTAGAGCGCAATCTGGAGAAGATATAAATTTGGCATCAGACGAATCAAATTCAACCATACCAATGGTACTTAGACAATGACAGATTACAAAACTATACTTGAGAACCTTGGATATAAGTTGATAGATAGAGGCTCTTTTTGGCAAACAACAGCAGTTTATCGCGGAGGAGATAACCCAACCGCAGTTCAAGTGTATAAAAATACAGGGACTTGGAAAGATTATGTAGAAGATACAGAGTTTTTACCTTTCGAGGTTCTGCTAAAGAAAACATTGAATACCAGAGATGATCTCAAAATAAGAGAATTGCTTAAAGGTATAAAATCCAACATAGAACAAGAAACTAAACAAAAAAAACTTTTGAGCGAAGAAAAAACATATAATCCAACTTGTCTTAAAAAATTATTGCCTCATTATGACTTTTACTCTAAGCCTCCTCGATCAATAAGTCAGGAAACACTAAAAGACTACCAATGTGGACTCGCTAATAGCGGTAAACTTTATCAAAGAATAGTGTTTCCTATATTCAACAAAGATGGAAAAATTCATGGATTTTCTGGAAGAAAAATTTTAGATAAAAATGATTCACCGAAATGGCTTCATTTAGGTAAAAAAACAAACTGGTTCTATCCTTATTATTCTAATCCTAAAACAGAAAATGCTATAAAAGAAAAACGCTCCGTTTATCTCGTAGAATCAATTGGTGATTCTCTAGCTTTATATGATGCTGGCATCGAGAATAATTTAGTTTGTTTTGGAACAGCAATATCTCCAAAATTTATTTCATATCTAAGTTCTTTAAATGTAGATAAAATTTATGTCTCATTAAACAATGACTTTCAAAGTGAAAGAAATCGTGGATTCGAAGGCTCACTCAAAGTTATATTTAAACTATCTGAAATAATTGATTTTAAAAAGATTTATTTTGCACCTCCACATAAAAATGATTTTGGAGCGATGAATAAAATAGATATAGATTCTTTTAATTCTCAGATAGAAAAGACAGATCATAAACTTTCTATTTCTAATATAATAGAATTTGGAAAACAAATTAATACAGAGACAAAACAGCCACCAGCATTTTCTAAAAATTTAAAAAATTTGTGCAAACTTTACAATTTCAATTATGGATGAAATAAAAAATATTCCATTATCTGCGTCAAGAATAAAAACTCTACAGACATGTAGCTGGTTATACTATTATAATTATGTTCTTAAACTTCCAGATAAATCAAACGAAGGATCTTTAAGAGGAAGTTGTGTTCACAATATATTTGAATGCTTGGGCAACCCAAGACATAAAAAACATTATAATATAATTGTCAAGAAACAAGATTCATTTGCTTCGTCTGTAGTAGAAAGATATGTTCGTAAATTTGCAAAAAAATATAAGATAGATGATTTTGAAAATATTGATTCTATGAATGCAATGATTTTGTCTGGATTAAATTATGATTTCTTCAGCAAAAAGCATGGTAAGCCAACCGAATCAATTAGTGAAAAAGATTTTGATATTTCTATAAGCGATGAAAACAAAAACTATAGAATACTTGGATTCATAGATAAATTATTTTTGTTTAAGAAAAAAAGCACGGCATTGATTAGAGATTTTAAATCTTCGAAATCAGTTTTTTCTGGCTATGAAATAACAGATAATATTCAGCATCTAATGTATTGTTTGGCGGTTAAACACCTCTATCCAGAATATGCCAAAAGAGATATGGAATTTCTTTTCTTAAAATTCGATCCAGAGAATGGTGGACTTTTAGTAATGGAAGATGTTGAAGAAGACGAGCTTGAAGGCTTTGAATTTTTCTTGAGTGAAATACAAAAAGTTATCAATAAATTTGATAGCAAAACAGCAACATCTTCAATGGCTTACGATAAGGGTTATCCAAGCAAGGACGAAGGCTTCTGCGGCAGAGCAGTTTGCGGCAGAGCAGAATTTGCTGGTCAACTAAAAAAAGATGGAACTCCAATGTGGCATTGCAAAGCCAAATTTGCACAAAACTTTTGGCTTCTTAAAAATGAAAAAGGAGAAACGATTAAAAGCGCATTCTCAGATGATAAAAAATCTCTTGAAGAAATTATGGATAAATATCCAAATTCAAAAATAGAAAAATTCGCTTACGAAGGTTGTCCAAAATTTAATAAAAAAATGGTTGACAAATACGATGCTTTCTTGTAAGCTCAAATTGTGATACCATTATTCAAAACTCACGCCTCAATTGGTAAGAGTATTTTAAAAAATTCAGATATACTCTCTTTTCAAAAAGATAGAGAATTAAAGCAAGTCGTTATGGTAGAAGATACCTTTTACGGCTTTAGAGAAATTAATCAAAAATTGATAGAGGCTAATAGTCAATTAATTTTTGGTATAAGATTATCTGTAGTCGAAAATAAAACTGACGAGCTATCTAGCAAGCTTATTTATTTTGCCAAAAATAACGAAGGAGCAAAGCAGATTAAAAATCTTTATACAAAAGCAAATTGCTCAGACTCTGGAAACTTAGTTTTAAATGAATTAAAACAAGAAGAGTATTCTGAAATAAAAGTCGGCGTTCCATTTTATGATTCATTTATATATCAGAATATTTTTAATTTTGGACTTTGCGATGTAAACATAAAAAGATTTGACCACTTCTTTTTTGAAGAAAAAAATGATCATCCATTTGACGCAATAATTTCGCAACAGCTTAAAAGCTTTTGCAAAAAAACTGTTTTGTCAAAATCTATCTATTACAAGAACAGACAAGATGTTGAAGCTTTTCAGTTTTATAAAGCAGTATGTAATAGATCAGGCGGCAGGTCGCCAAATTTTGGTAATCCAAATATTGAACATTTTTGTTCTCCAGAATTTTGTTGGGAATCTTACTTAGAAAATAAATAATGCCTTTACCATATAATCAAAAATATATAACTTTCGATACAGAGACAAACGGATTAAATCTAGTTAATGTCAAGCCTTGGCAAATTGCTTGGACTCTTTCAGAAGGAAGCAAGATAACAAAAGTCTATGACGAATATATAGATTGGTCTGATTTGCATATCAGTGATGAAATTGCAAAATTAACAGGATTCAATAAAAAAGAATATAATAGACGCAAAAAACCAGCAGAAGAGATTTTGGCAAAATTCAAAAAAGATTTATTTGATGAATCAAGAATTGTTATTGGTCAGAATCTAATAGGCTATGATGTTTATGTTGTGGCTTCTTGGCAAAAACATCTTGGAGAAACGCCAGACTATTCTTATATGTCTCGCATTTATGATACAAGACCTTTGGGCAAAGCTTATAAAGAAGGCATCAATCCACCTTCTGGCAATAAAGACTTTCTTAGCTGGCAATATAAAATTATGCATGACAGAAGTTTAAAAGCTAAATCTTCACAACTTTATCAACTTAAAAATTTAGGTATTGACTTTGATGAATCAAAGCTTCATGATGGAGCTTACGATGTCGAAATGACATTTAAAATTTTCTTAGAACTTAAAAAAAGAATGAGCCTATAATGTTTGAAGATTTCCAAATATATAATTGTCACGAACCTGCTGGAGTAGAACTTCCTAAGATTTCTTTAACTAAAGAAGAGCTTATTGATATTGATGCCAATTTGACAGAGCAAACATCTAGTATAGATGTTTTAAAAAGTCTTGTAAGAAAAGGTCTTAGAGACAAGGGAATAACCAAGCTCCCAAACAAAGAAGAATATTATAATCGTGCCAAATCAGAATTAGATATTTTTGAAGAACTTGGGTTTGTTGATTATGTTCTTTTAAACTGGGACATTATTGGTTTCTGCCACAAGAACGACATTCCAGTTGGCAATGCGAGGGGAAGTGCTGCTGGTAGCTTGGTGCTTTATTTATTGAGAGTGACTAACGTTGATCCAATAGAACATGGTCTTTTCTTTGAGAGATTCGTTTCTAAAAGTCGTGCTAAAAAAATCAAAGATGAAAACGGCAAAGAATTTCTTGTAGGTAGTCTATTGCCAGATGTTGACTCTGATATTTCTTATGATCAGAGACAAAGAGTAATTAATTATATTGAAGAGAAGCATGTTGGTAAAACTTCTAAAATTCTAACATTCAATACGTTCAGTGCGAAACTCTGCATTAGAGAATCTGTCAAATACTTCGAAGAAGCAAAAGAGGATGATGCAAACATAGTTAGCGATCTTATTCCTAAGAGTCACGGAGTTGTTTTCTCTTTGGAGAAGTCTAAACAAGAAAACGAAACATTTAAAAAATGGACAGAGCTTCATGAAAAGGCTTATGAAAACGCTTTAAAAATAGAAGACTTATATAAGAATACTGGAGTCCATCCTTCTGGTATTGCAATCTGTTCTAGAAACATCGAAGAGATAATGCCTATTCAAAAAACAAAAGACGGAGCATTAGTTTCTGGCTATGATATGAATGGAGTATCTGATTTGATGGTAAAATTCGATATCCTTGGATTAAGAACTTTAACAATTGCACATAACACATGCAAAAAGATTGGTATAGATCTTTCTAACATAGATCACAAAGATCCATTTATTTATCAAGTATTCCAAAGTTTTGAACATCCAGTTGGATTGTTCCAAATTTCAGCAGAAACAAACTTTAAGGTTTGCCAAGAAGTTAAGCCAAATTGCTTGGGCGAGCTTTCTGACGTTATAGCATTAGCTAGACCAGCGACTTTACAGTTTATATCGGAATATGTTCAACAGAAAAGGAATCCTCAAAAAATTGGAATTAACGATCAACTAGATGATCTATTACAAAATTCAAAGAACGTCATGCTTTATCAAGAAACGATGATGTTCGCTGCAAACAAAGTATTTGGTATGAGCCTAGAAGAAGCAGAAACTTTAAGAAGAGTTGTCGGTAAAAAGAAAATCGAAGAGATCCCAGCTTGGAAAGATAAAATTTATCAAGCAGCAGAAAATAAAAATTTAAGAAAAGAAGTTGCTGACTATTTTTGGGCGTTCGTTGAAGCGGCAGGTAACTATTCATTTAACCTTTCTCACTCAATATCCTACGCTATTCTTGCAGCAAAAACAGTTTATCTAAAATTCAAACATCCAAAAGAATTTTTCATATCCGTCTTGGAATCATCTCAATTCGAACCAGATCCTCTAACAACAGTAGCGGAAGTAAACCAAGAATTAAGAGACTTCAATATCAAATTGCTACCACCTTCTCTTGAGAAATCTCAAATGAACTTTTCGGTAGAAGGAGACAACATAAGATACGGCTTGAATAGCATTAAAGGTATTTCAGAAAAATCTTTAAACTCTTTGATTGATTTTAGAGGTAAAGAATTCAATAACAAATATGAAATTTTTACTGCCGCTAAACAATCTGGATTAAACATATCAGTATTGTCTGCGTTGATTCAAGCTGGAGCAATGGAGGAGTCTGGTAAAGATAGAAGTAGAACTGTGTTAGAATGCCAAGCTTTCAATTTATTAACAGATAGAGAAAAAAGAAATTTCTGTAAAATAGGAGAAAGATTTGGTTATGATATTCTTGATTCGATTTCTGAAGTTGTAGAGAAGAAGATTTTAGGAGACGATAACAAGCTGATGATTTCAGAAAAAAGATTTGAAACATTTAAAAATAATTTCAAAAAATATAGAGAAATATATCAGCACAATAAAAAGTTTGAAAAATTTGCAAACTGGTGGTATGAAACAACTTTGCTTGGCTACAGCTATTCTAATTGTTTGAAAGATTGTTTCGTTGACGAGTTTGGAGTAATGTCTAATACTTTAGAAATAAAAGACGTAGCAGATAGAGAGACTTTCAAAACAGCAGTTCAAGTTACTGACTTTTTTGTAAAAACTTCTGCGGCAGGTAATAAATATATGAACATTACAGGCACAGATGAAAAAGGTCTTGCAAAATTCTTATTTATGGATAATAGAAGAGAGTCGAAATTAACAGACTTCTTGGATAGCGGTAATAAAATAAACAAAAACGATGTTTTAATATTAACTGGTAGCAAAAGCGGAGACGCACTGTTTGTCGAATCTATAAAAGTTATTGATACAAAAATTTACATGAAAACCAAAGATCTTAAAAATGACTAATCTTCCAATTACAAATCATCTTAAAAGCAACATCCATAAAGCAAAACAATTAGCTGAAAATTTGGGCAGAAATGGAGTTGATCCAGATTTAATTCTCTATAGTATTTTAACATATCCTTCTTTGGGATCAGAAGAAATTTTTTCTAACATTTCGTTAGATATAAAATCATTACAAAATGCTTTAACAGAAGATATCTCTAAAAAGAAAAAAACTAAAATCATTTCTGATCATTTAACTCATAGAACAAAAGAATTATTTCTAAGAGCAGAAAATATTTGTTTGGAAAATTTTAAAATTGATTATATATGTTCTGAAGCTTTGCTGCTCTGTTTCTTTACAGAAGACTTCATGCCGAAGTGTTTTAAAAAATTTTTTAATATTTCCAATGAAGTAGAGCTTTATTCACTAGAGGAAGTTCAAAAGCTATTTGCTTCTACGGCAATTCATATTAAAGATTACAAAGAAGAAAATGAATATGAAATAGATTTAAATTTAGAAGAAGATGAAACTCTTCTATTCTTAGACATGTTCGAAGATAATGGAATCTTATCCGAATTTGCAGAAAATCTTAACTTAAAAGCGGCTCATGGAGCATTTGAGCAAATCGTTGATTTCGATGGTAAGATAAATGAGCTTACAGCTATTCTATGTAGAAAGAAAAAACCGAACGCTATTCTAGTTGGTGGCGGCGGTGTTGGTAAAAGCTCGATTGTGGAAAGCCTAGCTTTAATGATTGTTAATGGAGAAGCTCCAGAATTGTTAGCTAATAAAGTTATTTATTCTTTAAACTTATCTTCTATGGTTGCTGGAACAATGTATAGAGGGCAATTTGAGGAAAGACTTAAAAACTTTGTAGATGAAATAAAAAAATACAACAATATCATTCTGTTTATTGATGAAATTCACACTTTAGTTGGCGCTGGAGGAGGAGCTTCTTCTTCTCTTGAGGCTTCGAATGCACTCAAGCCAGAACTGGCAAGGGGAACGATATCCTGTATTGGGGCCACAACAATTAATGAATATACAGAAAGCATTAAAAAAGATGCAGCTTTAGATAGACGCTTTGAGAGAGTCTTGGTTAGAGAACCTTCTAAGTTTATTATGAAGCAGATTTTACCGACCATAGTATCTTACTATGAAGAATTTCATGGCGTTGAATACTCAAAAGATTTTACAGATAATGTAGTTGAGTTTTGTGAGAAATTTCTTCCAAATAGATTTTATCCAGATAAAGCAGTTACTGTAATTGACCATTGTGGAGCGCAAGCAAAAGTAAACTTTTGGGAAAGAGATGATTCCATCAAAGAATCTCATCAAAATATTCTTTTTAAAATAAGTGAAAATGGAGAAATACCAGCAGAATTATTTGAAGATCTTAATAAAAAATTAGAAAGCTGGGAAGAAAGGCTATCAAAAGAAACGCCAGTTGTAGAAATGCAGCATTTAAAGGACTATTTTGAGAAAAAGAAAAATCCATTAGCATCTTTTGAAATCTGTAAAGAAGTCTCTTCTTATATTAAGAAAGAATTTGTTGGTCAGAAAAAAGCAATCAAAGATTTCTTTGAGACGATCAACAAGGTTTCTATGGGTCTTGGCAAAAAGAACTCAAGCTCTTCTCCAGACAGTTATCTTTTTTATGGAGTGAAATCTTCTGGTAAAACATTATTTTCTAAAACCCTAAAAGATGGATTAGAGAAAAGTGGAGCATCAGTGATTTATTACAATGGATCTCAATTATCTGATAATTATGCTCAATACAAAATCATTTCTGAATTAAACAGAAACACCACGCTTTGCGAAAAAGTAGTAATGAATCCAAATTGCGTAATCATAGTAGATGACTTTAACAGCATACATCATGATTGCATTAATCTTTTTTCTCAAATTCTAAAAGAGGGAAGATTACAAATGAGTAATGGCGATATTGCAGATTTTTCAAACTGTAAATTCGTCTTTACTTGTGGAACGAATAATCAGAAGTCTATGGGCTTTAATTTAGAACAAAGCGAGTTAAATGCAGAAATCAACAAAGACATACTTGCTTTGATCGAAAAAAGCTTCTTACTGACAACTCCTAATAAAGTAGATCTTAGAAGAATTACATACAATAGACTCAAAGAAATAAAAACAAACTTGGGTTATCAAGATGTTGCTTTCAATTTTGATTTTAATTTAATTAAAAATATAGTCGATAAAGTTGACTGCAAAGACTGCTGCATTCAAGAGTTGAACTCTATTATTGAAAAAGATATAGTAAATAAAATATCTGAAAAATTACTAAAGGGAGAAGCCTTGTCATTCTTCTAAAAATTAAAGAAATAAAGATAAAAAAAGAGCGGGGCGAACCCCGCTCTTTTAGTGTTTAGCTTTAATTAGCTAATATTAGCCAACATTAGCTGACTTGATGCTAGTTTTAGCAAGCTTACGCTCAACGCGCTTATTACGGTCATAGACGCGAATAAACGAGTTAGTTTCGCCCAAGAACTGAGCATTCATAACTTCTCCATTATTCGTATAAAGACCGAAGAAGCGACCTTTGGATTGACGAATAGAGTTAAGAGTTCCGATTTGTTGTTTAGTCATTTTTTTCATGAGGCAATATATTAGCAAATAAATACGAAAAAGTCAAGCGGAAAATATATATTTTTTTTCATTGACTTTTTTTTTAATTATGTTAATATAAATCCAATGAATAGCAAAAAAGCGAAGCAAATTAAAAAAGCTATTATTTCACCTGAAAATAAAAACAATCCAATTTTCAGAAGAATGTATAGAAGACATAAAAAACTATATGCAAGAACTCCAGAACAGCAAAAACCAGTATTGCTTAAAGCAATTCAAGAAAAATTTAATTATGAGCGATAATAACAAAAAAGAAAATGATTGGTCAAAGCGCGAAATTGGTGCTTTGTGGAAAAAAGAAAATGCTTCTCAAAGCTTCTACACTGGAAAGGTAACAGTTAAAGGTCAAGAACTAGAGATTATCTGCTTTGCTAATAAGCATAAAACAGAAAGTAAGCATCCAGATATTAGAATCTATATTTCAGAACCAAAATAATGACCCAAGAAAAAGAAGAATTAATTAAAACAAAGCTTATTCAAAAAATTCTTGAAGATGCAACTTTTGCTGATATCGTGAAAATTCTTCACGAATTAGCTAAAAGAGAAGCAGAAGAGGTTCTTTCTGAATTAAAAGACGAAGAAAAAGAAGGGCTTTATAAAGAACTCTTTGATAAAGAATAAAATAAGCATTATTACTTAATCAAAATAGCCCTCAACGTAACAAAAATGCGTTGAGGGCTTTTAATTTAAAAATTATATGAAATTTACTTGGGATACCAATAAAGAATCTGCCGCCGTTAAAATGAAATCTGAAGGTTTTACTTATTCGAAAATAGCGGAGATACTCGACACAACTGAAGTAAGCGTTAAGCATAAAATCAGGAGAATAAATCAGAGTAAAAATCAGGATAAGTATAAACACACGAAAGAAAAATCAGAGCAAATAGATAAATTTGTTTCTGGTAAAAATAAGAAAATACTAGAAACACACGCTGGTTTTGGCAGCCTTACAGAAAAGTATAGTTTATTTGGCAATGTTTATTCTATAGAAATGGTTCAGGAAAGGGTTGATTTTGTCAATTCAAAGAAATTAAAAAATGTTGAATGCACCAAAGGAGATTCTGAAAAAGAGATTCTTTCTTTATTATATAATAATAAAAAATTTGATGTGATTGATGTAGACCCCTATGGATTTCCTTCTAGGTATTTTCCAACTGTTTTTGGTCTTATAGATGATGGTGTTCTTTTTTTAACCTTTCCAGTGATGGGTGTTGCCCAAATAAACAAGATAACTATAGAACATTACAGAGTATTTTGGGACATAAATCTTTCTGACAAGGACTGCTATACAGATAAAATAGTTAAAAAGTTAAAAGACTATGCTTTTATGCAAAAAAGATCAATAGAAGTGTTGGAAATCAAAAAAATAGATAGGATCTATAGGTTTGCGATAAAAGTAAAACAAGAATCTTTATTAAAAATTGTTGGCTTAGAAGTAAATAAAAAATAGTTTTTTTTAAAAATGGTGTAATTACCAATATGGAAACATTAAATTTAATTCTTGAATTTCTTAAAAATGAATCATCTCTTCCTATCATTGCTGGAGTTATTGCGACCTTTTCAGCAATTGCAGCCGTAACACCTACGCCAAAAGAGGGAACTAAATTAGCCGTTATCTACAAAATTGTAGATTTTCTAGCTTTGAATATTTTTAAAGCAAAAGATAAAGGTAAATAATCAATAAAAAAATAAAAAGCCGCTCCTTAACTGGGGCGGCTTTTTTGTGTTTCGGTGTAAACAAGTTAAATGCCAGCGCAAACTTTAAATTTAAATATTGAAAAAGGTGTAGATTTTTCTGCTTCTTTTGTTTTACAGCGATCTGGTGGACAATATGTAGATTTATCAGATACAGGAATTTGTGTTAAAGCTGAGATAGTTGAATTCTACGGTCTTGCACCAATTACTGGTTTTACAATACAAGAAAATTTGCCAAGTGGAGTTACGTTGTCATTAAACGAACAAGGCTCTTCTATTTTACCATTCGATAAAAGTTATTATGATATTGTTTTAAATACAAGCGGTAATACCGAAAGATTTTTTATGGGAGAAATCGCTTTATCTCAAAATGCTACAATCAATACATCATGTATGTGAAAGCTGTATTAAAAACTGTTATAGATTTTTTTAACTTTAAAATACAACAACTGGGTAATAGTATATTATAACTAGAGCAGCAAATATTTTTATTTTTCATGATTCCATTTAACTATAGAAAGTTCAATTATAAAGGCATTTCATTCCCAAGTGAAACACCCTTTTTCCCAACTGTTATTTCAGTTGGTGATGATGATGCAGTGGTCAGCTTCAACCAAGGTTATGTTTTTAATTTTAACGATATTGGTTTAGAAACAGGCGATGAAATTTTACCTATAAAGGTAATTGGAATGGATGAACTAAAAACTGTTGTTAAAGGTGATAAATTCTATGTAAAATTAACTATTGAAAAAAAAAGCACACCCAATAGTTCTAATGAAGAAATTAATATAGTTGTAACAGCAGAACTATTTAAAACGAATGCCAATTTAACAAAAGTAGAAAATATTGTATATATAAAAGTTTGCGAATTTGGGGATCAAGGTGAAATAATAGACATTTATTTAAGAGAAAATATATATTGGAACATTAATAAATCAGAAAGATTAATTCATTGTTGGCGTGTCACACAGACACCAAATAAAGATGGATTTTTTGATATTTCAGGAGGAGTTGTTTATGGTAAAGGTGGCTTTATTGATGTGCCAAATGACGAACAACGTCAAGTTGCTGATAATCATTTTATTTATTTGAAAATAAACACAAGTGGTTTAGGTGATATTGCTTCTGTACAAATTCAGAGTGGCGCTACAATACCAGCAAACACTTCTACAGAGATATATAGAGAAATAGCTAAAATATCGCCAAATGGAGAAGAGATACTGCAACTTGCTTTTGAGCCGATAAGATTAAATGATGGAGACACTTTTATTGTACAAATTTTACCAAGCGTAATTTCCGCTTACGGAGATTCGTATTATTATTATTCAATGCCAATTGAGATAATAGTAACAAACGGAGAACCAACAGCCACATTTTACGTGCAAAGAGGTCTTTGGCATACAACTCAACCAGTTGGTTTCCCAGAAGGTGCGCCAATATATCAAGTTACATACAATATGCCAACAGTTCCAGTAGAAGAACCACCACCATAAAATGTTATTTATAACCACGGCTTCTGGAGAAAAACATAGAAAAATGGCAGAAGATTTAAAAAAATCTTTTGAAAAATATAATTGGTCAAAATTAATTGTAGTTACAGATCTTACCCATCCAGAAAAAGATGATTTGCAAAAAGGCAGAGGATTAAAAACAAGATTTGCTGATTTTATACCAGAAGATTATGTTGGTGCAGTTGCGTTTTTAGATTGCGATTGTATAGTCACTGGAGAATATAAAGAAATAAAATTAGAGGAAAATACAATACACGGAGTTATATCTCGCAAGTATATGGGTGCAGATAAAGAAATTCACCATCTTCTATGCTCTTGCTTTATCGCTTTTCCATCTGTAGAAATGGCGAAAGATGTATGCCAAAAATGGTATGAAAAATTAAAATTGGTAAAAAATATTCAAACAGACGAAATCTGTTTGCTCTTTGCCACAAAAGGCATGAAGGCAAAAAGAATTGGCACATCAATTAATCCAATTGAAAACTTAACTCATTTCTTCTCAACCAAAAAGGGAGATAGGACTAAAAATATAGAACAAGAAATTACACAACCAAAGAAAAAATTTGCAGCAACAGCGTTAATTTTAAATTGGAAAAGAAAAGAAAATTTAATAAAAACAATACAATCTATAAAATCCCAAGATGTTCCTATTGAAATATTTCTTTGGAACAATAATAAAAACGACAATCATAATTATGATGTTGATCTAAAGATAGATTCTTCCGAAAACTTAATGTGCATGCCTAGATGGTTTCTAAGTCAATTCGCTTCATCAGATTATGTTTTTTCAATAGATGATGACAAACTTTTATCTAAAACATCCACAATTAAAGAATGCATAGATTTTGTGCAAAAAGAAAATAGCACAATATGTTATGCTGGTGTTTGTTTGCCAGAAAATAAAGATCACTTAGGAAAAAATGATTACTTTAGATTAAAGCACGTAAAAACAAATCCTAATTTAAATCAAAAAGTAGATATCTTAAAAGGATCTTTTATCTTTTCTACAAAACAAAAAATCATCGACTCAATAACTGGTATAAATATTGATATAGAAAATCCTAAAATAGAAGACGATATTTTAATTTCTTCTAAAATTGAAGGCGAAAAAATATGTCCATCATTTTTGCATGGCTGCATTAAAGAACTTCCAGAGGGAAGAGAATCTTTAACATTGCAACATGGTCATGCTCAACAAAGAGCAGATGCAGTAAACGAATATTTCTATTAGACTTTTCTTATTGTAAGAACAACAACATACTCATTGCCATTTTTCAAATATTTTGGCGAAACCATAACCCAACCTGCTGGGATGCTTCTTGAAGCCTTATTCATTGCATCTTCATAAGAAATCCAACTTCTTCCAGCACAAGTCATTGTCCAAACAGACTCTCTTGTTTGAGCCTGTAAGACAACACAATTAATTGGAGACAAAAAGCCCAAAACGCAAGCAGCAAGTATAGCTAATTTTTTCATGAGATTTAGATTAATTTAAATTTTAAAAAAAGTCAAGTCAAAAATAACTCTTTTTATAACGCTTCTTACGTAAATTTTCAATTAATTTATCTCTTTCTGTTGGAGAGAGTTTTCTACGTTTCTTTTTAAAACGGGACAAGAAAGACTGAAATATTTTTATTATCCATTTCATTTTATAAAAAAAATGATACTATTTACGATAATTTACGCATCCAAAGTGCATCCAATCGTAATCTCTTTCTGGTCCTAAGCCAGTCATTCCATGAGAATATACAATATCCCAAAATGCTTTGTATTCACTTTTAGCTAATAAAGCTTCAGATTTATTCCATTTAAGTTGGTTATTCTCTGGATCTATGTCAATGACACAACCCCAAGAGTGATGCGACCATTCAGAACCTCCACGCATTTTTCTAACGTTTAAGCAGCCGCCAAATTTATTCAAACCTAATCTCTCTATTTCTTTTATTCCATAATGTTTTAATAAATCTTGGAAAAAAGATTTAAAAGTATCTGCACATTTTTTGTGGCAAGTTATTTTATTGACAGTTTTTTTAGTATCCCAAGCTAACACCATTGGATAAGGCAAATCTATACTTACTTGATTTTCTCCTATTTCTCCATAAAAATTTAACATAGAAGAATTACTAGCTTTGGGGAAGCTTTTATTTTTCGAATGATCAGAAACTTCCACTGGTTTATTCGCGACAAATACACTATCTAAAATAGCAGCCCAAGTTTTCGAACCATCTACACCATCATCAGAAAGTCCCAATATTTTTTGAATATTTTTTATTGACTGCTTTACAGGCAAACCATCAACATTAATTCCTAAATGATTTGCTATAGCACTCCAAGTTTTCTCTCCAGCGACACCATCTGTTTTTAGATTAAAAAATTTTTGCACAGTTTTAATTTTTTGCTCTTTGTCTGGAAAGTTCATGGCAATCTTTACACTTTTATGTGTAAAGAAGGAATATGTCTCCAAGAGTATTGCAGCAAAAAATTCATTCAACATTTTCCACAAGTGAAATGGTTTTTGAATCTTTTCGCACACAAATAATCACTTTTTATAATGGAGCAATTAGCAAAGCCGATTTTAACGACCATCTTTTACGAGAGTTTAACAAAAAAGTAAGAGATTTGGGGCTTTCTTCAACTTTATACTTTACGCCTTTTGATGGTGGACTTAGATTTATTGGCTCTGATTTAGGCGTTCAACCTAGCAATGGTTTTATATTTGTTTTCGCTAATTCAGAACAAGTTCTCACAAACGAGGGGGATTCTATAGAAATTCCTGAACAATATGCAAACGATTAATTATGAGCCTTACTACTTCTGTTCCTGTTTCTAATTTTTTAAAGTCAACTGGTTTAGCTGATTTAAAAACAAATTTGGGTTCTGCTGCTTCTACTGGCATATCAAATCCAGAATATAATGTTAATCAAAATTTAACTATATTAAGTGTTGGAGGATATTACGATGATGTTTATAATATTACTGAGATTTATTCAAGCCAATTTAGTAGCTCTTCAGCGACAGACTTGTCTATAGGAAATGCGGTAACTACTATCGGATCTAGCGCTTTTAGCTACTGTACTGCGATTACTGGGTCTTTAATTATACCTGATTCAGTCACTTCTATTGGTAGTAGTGCGTTTCAAGGATGTACAGGTTTTAACGGAACATTAAATATTGGCAAGTCAATTAATCTTATTGATACTTTTGCATTCAATAATTGTTCAAATTTAACTGGCGTTAATATTTTTGCATTGACAGCTCCGACTATTGGAAGTAGCGCTTTTTATGGAATGACAGCAGTATCTCCAACAGAAATTCATGTTCCAACCGCAGCAACTGGATATGCTACAGGTTACGACGGACTAACCGTAGTTTACGACCTATAAAAGCCTTGAATTACTTAAATTTTTTTATATAATCCGAATATGAAAAAAATACATTTTGTCTCTGGTCTTCCTCGCGCTTGTTCGACTCTACTTTGCAATCTTCTTGCACAAAATCCTCGCGTCCACGCAACAGCTACTTCTCCACTTCACGAAATTGGATATATCGCTCGAAAAGTTTTTCAGACAGAAGAAGTCAAATCAATGAATCCTCTTGAAGCAGAAAAGCTTTACTACAATTATGTAAGAGGAGGTTGCGGTCACGCCTTTGACGAAATTACAGATCGTCCTGTAGTTATTGACAAATGCCGCTCTTGGATTGGTCATCTAGATCAAACATTTAAAGTTTTCCCAGACGCTAAAATTCTTGTTCCTGTCAGAGACGTTAGAGGCATTTTAAGTAGCATGGAGAAAAAACGTCAGCAACATCCCGCTCCTTTTAATGGCTTTGAAGAAGCTAACCCAACAAACTTCACAACAATTGAAAAAAGAGTAAATGGCTGGTTGCAAAACCCCCCAATTGGTATCGCAGTTGAAAGACTTCACGAAGCCACAAAACGCTTTAAAGATAAACTTCATTTTGTTCATGCAGAAGATCTTACAGAAAACCCAAAAGATACTATGAAAAAAGTATGGGACTTTCTTGGAGAAGAACAATTCGAACATGATTTTAACAATATAAAACAATATACTCATGAGCATGAAGTTGGCTTTCCTTATGGTGACCATTCTATTCGTTCTAGTGTAAAACCTCTTGAGAAAGATTGGAATGAATATCTCGGACGCGATCTTTCCGAAATTATAAAACAAAAATTCGATTGGATTAACAAACTATAATGGCTTACTTCAGACCCACACAACCAGTAATTGATTTTCTTATTTCAAATGATGAAATGGAGATCAAAGAGCTTGTCGATGGGATTTCTTCAGAAGATTTGACAAGCACAACGGCAAGACCGCTTGCATATAAAACAATATATGGCGATGATCAATATAAAATGCACATATTAAACATAGTTGGATCTATAGCTCAGTATGCTGTGCCATCTACTGCTAGATCAATAAGCATAGGAAATGGTGTTACGAGTATTGGCGATTACGCATTTCAGAATTTTTCTAGTCTTGTTGGTTTTTTGGCTATTCCAGATTCAATTACTTCAATTGGCGATCAAGCATTTTTTAATTGTTATAATCTTACTGGCTCTTTGACTATTCCTAGTTCAATTACTTCAATTGGCAGTTATGCATTTTATGCTTGTTCTGCTCTTACTGGATCTTTAAATTTTCCTTCTTCAATCACTTCGATTGGGGATCGTACATTTTTTAATTGCTCCAGCTTAAATGGAACTTTAACAATTACCAATTCGATCACTACGATTGGTGTTGCTGCATTTAGTGGTTGTTCAAGTTTAACTGGTACTTTGACGATTCCTTCTTCAGTCACTACGATTGGTAGTAGTGCATTTGCTGCTTGCTCCAACTTAAATGGAACTTTAACGATTCCAAATTCGTTAACTTCGATTGCGAATTACACATTTGCTGCTTGCTCCAACTTAAATGGAACTTTAACGATTCCATCTTCGGTAATTTCGATTGGCAATGGCGCATTTCAAGCTTGTTCTGGTTTTACAGGTTCTTTAACAATCCCATCTTCTGTTACTTCGATTGGTAATAGTGCATTTCAGAATTGTACTGGATTTACTGGAAGTTTGACTATTCCATCTTCAGTCACTTCGATTAGTAGTAGTACATTTTCTAATTGCTCCAGCTTAAATGGAACTTTAACCATTCCTTCTTCAGTTACTTCGATTGGTAGTAGTGCATTTAGTGGTTGTTCAAGTTTAACTGGAACTTTAACCATACCTAGTTCTGTTACTACGATTGGTAGTAGTGCATTTAGTGGTTGTTTTGGCTTTACTGGAACCTTGACTATACCTAGTTCTATTACTACGATTAATGGAGCCGTATTTAATACTTGCTCTGGATTCACTGGAACTTTAACCATACCTAATTCTGTTACTACGATTGGTAGTAGTGCATTTCAGAGTTGCACTGGTTTTACAGGAAGTTTAACCATCCCTTCTTCAGTCACCACAATTAGCAATAGCGCATTTCAGGGCTGCTCTGGATTTACAGGAACTTTAACGATTCCAAATTCGGTTTCATCCACGGGTACATCTATGTTCAGAAGCTGTTCGGGCATTACAAATGTTAATTGCTACATCACAAAAACATTATTGGACAAAACTAACAATCTATTATCGACATCAGTTACAACAATTCACGCTCGTTCATCAGATGCTACATGGACTGCTGGCTCTGGGCAAACTATCGGAGGAAAAACAGGAATAACAGTCATCAAAGATTTATAAAAAATATTAAAAAAAAATGAAATACGCAATACTAGGACCTAAAAAAGCAGTTCTTCGAATTTCTGAAACAGAACCACAATCTCTTAGTGAAAATGTTTCTTTTCAAGAAGTGACAAACAAAATCGCAGAATTAGTTATCGCTGGACAAAAGCCAGAAACGAGACAACTATATTTTTTAATTGATGGAGTATTAAAAACCCAAAAAGAATATATAGAATCAATTCGCCCCAAAATTCCGCGCAAACAAACAAAATTACAGATAATGTTGAGATTGCAAGAAATGAATAAATGGACGACATTTAAAACAATTTTATCAACTCTCCCAGAAATTGTTCAAGACGCTTGGGAATTGTCTCAATATATTGATGAATCAGATCCTTTATTTTCTTCTAACAAAACCGCTTTATTAACTGCATTAAATATTACAGAAGAACAATTAAGTTCTCTTTTTGACAAATAATTATACACAATATGCCACAACTAAACACATCAGCCACAGTAACAGAATTCCTCAACTCTTCGACAGAAGCGCAAATGAGGGCAGCGGTAGATGTTGTTTCAGAAACGGATTTGAGTTTGCCGAAAAATAATATTCATTCTCGATTAACTATAGTTGATATCAATAATGAATTCGCCGCTGTTATTGCAGGAAATATTCCAGATGGCGTTTTACAGAATAATACAAATGCAAATAAAATTTTTTGGGGAAATAACGTAATAAGTATTGGAGGCAATGCTTTTAATGGTTGCAATGGATTAACTGGAGATTTAATTATACCCAATACAGTTACTTCGATTGGAACTTACGCATTTAATGGTTGCACTGGATTTAGTGGAGATTTAATCATTCCGAATTCGGTGTCTTCAGTTGATAGTGGTACATTTGCTGGCTGCTCTGGGTTTACTGGAAATTTAACTATTGGTAGTGGGATCACCTCAATTAGTTACGGCATGTTCTATGGTTGCACTGGTTTTACTGGCTCTTTAACTATTGGAAATTCAGTTACTAATATTGGACAATATGCTTTTGTAGGCTGCTCTGGTCTTAGTGGAAATTTAGTTATTCCAAATTCTGTTACCACGATTGAAACTAATGCTTTTTATGGTTGCACTGGTTTTGGAGGTTTAACTCTTGGAACTTCGCTTGCTACGATTGGCGATAGTGCATTTCAAACCTGTTCTGGATTTACTGGTGATTTAATTATTCCAGATTCGGTTAATGTTATTGCTTTCGATGCATTCAGTGGTTGTACTGGTTTTAATGGAACTTTAACTCTTGGAACTTCACTTACTTCAATTGGTGGTTATGCGTTTTATCAATGTCTTTTTACAGGCTCTTTAACGATTCCTAATTTGGTTACTGCGATTGACAGTTATGCATTCAATAGCTGTTCTGGATTTACGAGTTTGACCCTTGGAACTTCGGTTACTACGATTGGTGATCGTGCATTTGAGGGTTGCTCTGGATTTACAAGTTTGGACCTTGGAACTTCAGTTACTTCAATTGGGACTTACGCATTTAATAACTGTACTAGTTTAACTGGTGATTTAATTATTCCAGATTCTGTAACTACGATTAGTGGAGCCGCATTTAGTAATTGCGGTGGTTTTACTGGTGATTTGATTATCGGCAACGGAGTTACTTCGATTGCTTTTGACGCATTTAATAATTGTACTGGATTCACTGGAGATTTGGTCATTGGAAATGCCCTTACCGATATTAGCAGTATATTCGATCCTATGGTCAACTTTACTGGAACTTTGACAATCGGCACTTCAGTTGGCAGTATTCCATCTTATGCTTTTAATACGGTTTTATTTACTGGTTCTTTGATTATCCCCGATTCTGTCACTTCAATTGGCGATCACGCATTCAATAGCTGTACTGGTTTCAATGGAACTTTGACTATCGGTACTGGAGTTACTTCGATTGGTAGTCTAGCGTTTTATATTTGCGATGGATTTACGGGTTCTTTGACGATTCCAGATTCAGTGACTTCAATAGGCAATAGCGCGTTTTCTGGTTGCGATGGTTTTACTGGAGGTTTGACTATTAGTAATTCAGTTACTACGATTGGCGATAGCACATTTGCTGGCTGCTCTGGATTCACTGGAATTTTGAATATATCCTCCCCCATTACCTCAATTGGCGCTTATGCGTTTAATGGTTGTGTTGGCTTTACAGAAATCAACATTTATGCCGCAACCGCTCCAACAATCGGCAGCAATGCATTTTATGGAATGACGGGCGTATCTCCAGCAGAAATCCACGTTCCAGTTGGTGCAACTGGATATAGCGCAAGCTATGACGGCTTGACTGTTGTTTATGACTTGTAATTTTTAAATAAAAAAAACTCCACCGAAAGGTGGAGTTTATTATTTTTAAGTTTACTTAATACTCAACATAAATAGTCGGCGCTTTGACTTCATAAGATTCCTCAAGACCAAGAGATTTGAGAACCTTCTTCATCATTCCCGCATCAGCGATTGGCGGCAAATGACCTTTGCTCATATGCTTATACAAATCTTGTCTTAAATAAGCCAAATCTTCTCTCATCCATTTCATTTGATATTCATGCTCAGAATACATGCTCTTCATAGTGGAATACATATCTTCAGGAGAAGATTCGTCTTCATCCTCATCTTCTTTTTCCTCGTTCATCACTGGAGAATCGTAAGCAATAGAGATTTCTCCATTATTTTCTTCGATGTGAGCTTTAATGCCAAAATTTTCAGCATCTTTAACTGCTGCTTCAGCTAATTCCATACTTTGCAATGAGAATGATTTTTTCATATTTTTTATTTATTACACTAATTTTAAATTATTTTTTACTTTTTTCAATATGGTAATCGAAGGCTTTCATTAATTCCATGTCAATTTTGTTGAAATAAGAAAGCGGCAAAAGTTTTTTTGGCATTAATTCTATCAAATCTGGAATATATATGGTAGTAGAATTGGGCCATTTTCTTTTTAAAAAGACATACTGATAAAAGCAGAGATACAAATTTGTTCTTTTAATATACTCTTCATTATTAAAAAGATTCCATTTTTTAGAATGTTTTAAAGCTCTCTTTTCACAATCTCTTTCTAAGGCTATAATACCAAGCACATTTTCCCAGCAGTTAATTTCAGTTTTATTTTTAGCTAAACTGTTCCAGAAAAAAGAAGAATCATATTCCCACAGCTTAGATCCTTCAATCTTTTGCTGCATGTGGGAAAATTCATGAACATATATCTCTTCAAAAAGAGGGTTCTTAAAAGCCATAACTATTTTGTCTTCATAGCAAAGACCGCCGCATCTTACGCCATCAGAACGAAGAAAATTTGTATTTTTAATAATTATTTTTTTATCATTCTCTTTTAAGTATTCTTTAGACCAATTAAAGAATTCTTTGAAAGAATCGGAGCATGAATTAATTATTTTCATTTTTTTATCCTAGATAAAAGCTTTGAAAAAAGAATATCTTCTTCTAATGCTTCCCTTATTTTTACATCCAAAATGAAAGAATGGGAGCTATGAACAAAATCTGAGGAGTAAACGAATACAGATCCATCCTCTTCCTTTAAGTAAAAACATGGCTTCCAATTAAAATTTTCATACAAAAAATGCAAAGCAATTTCTTTTTTATTCTTTTCTGAAATTTTGACTTCCTTGGTTTCTGTAACTGTTATTGTCATATTTTTTAATTGAAAATTTATTTAAAATTACTATAATGTATTTTTTCAAAAAAGTAAAGACAAATCATCTCAAAAACTAAAATCTTGTGTAAAATGGATTAAATATTCTCTTCTTCATGACCAAAGAATTATTACTCAAAGCATTATCTTTTTTAACTTCAATTGGTTTAGCTGTGTCAAGTTATTTTTTAACAGATACTTACAAAAAAATGGATTCTATGAGGTCTGATATCACAGAATTGCAGATCAAAGCCAGCAGATACGAAGGCAGTTCTCTTTCTTCTTCTGACTTTATCAAAGCAAGAGAAGTTATTGACTCTCAAATTGTTGCTACAGACAAAAGAGTCATTGCTTTGGAAGAGAATAACAAAATGATAAGAGAATACTTGTCTGAAATAAAACAAGATATAAAAGAAATAAAATCTAAAAATTAATAAAACTTGACCTTAAAGGCAATTTGTTTATAATTGGGTTAATTGTGTGTATATAAGCAAGATGAAACTAAATTTTACAGAAAATTCTCTATCTGCCAAAAGATCTGGTCCAAAAAGTGGCGCACAAACTCCAGCAGCGCCAAGTGAAAGAAGAAAAGGTTCTGATAAAAACAAAAAAGGAAGCTCAAGCAAAGATGGCGGCAAAATTACATTTTCCGAACAAGTGACTAATGCTTTAAAAAACAAAGTAGCAGAGCATAATAAAAAATACTCTAAGAAAGTTTCTTTGTCTCAATTAAAAAAAGTATATAGAAGAGGTGCTGGAGCATTTAGTTCTTCTCATAGAGCCAACATGACTAGGGGGCAATGGGCAATGGCTAGAGTAAATACATTTCTCAAAATGATGAGAGGTGGCAAAGTCAAAGATTCATACAGAGCGGCAGATCAAGATTTAGCCAAAGGTTCTGTTGATGAAAACAATACAGTAGATTTTTTTGAATTTGATGAATTGGAGCTTGCTTTAGCAAAAGTTGATATAGTTAAATATGGAATCTCAAACAACGAAGCAGATTTCGATATAGAAGACTTAGAATACTCTGAGGCAGAAAAGAAAACTCTTAACAAGCCATTTAGATTACCAACAGGCTCAAATAAAAAATTTGGTGTTTATGTGAAAAACCCAAAGACAGGCAATACCTTTATGGTTAAATTTGGCGATCCAAATATGGAAATAAAAAGAGACGATCCAAATCGCCGTAAGAATTTTAGAGCGCGTCATAATTGCGACACTGCAAAAGATAAAACCACTCCACGTTATTGGAGTTGTAAATTTTGGAGTTCTAAGCCTGTTTCTTCTTTAGCTTCTACAGAAGAAGTCGAAGGTTATTGGGATGATTCCTCGTTTGAAGAACAAGAAACAATTTTAGCCCAAAATAAAGAGCTTGATTTTATAAGTATTTTTGTGGAGCAAGAAGATATTTAAAACTATTAATAAATAGTCTCAGAATCTTTTCCTTCGTCAGTAATAACTGAAGCTTTGCTTTTTTTATCGTCCCATTTACCATAACAGACTGCTGCTCTTTGTTTTTGATCAGGAAACTCTGTTGAAAGGTCAGACATGCAAGAAGAGATAAAATCATTCTTAGATTGTTTTTTCTTAGGACTTGGAATAGGCATGTATATTATTACACTTTAAATATTTTTTTGGAAAAAGTGCCTAGAGGGAGACTTGAACTCCCAAAACCCAGTTTCTAAGACTGGTATGTATGCCAATTCCATCATCTAGGCTAAAAATGGAGGGCGGTGAGGGAATTTAACCCCCTTAAAGATGGGTTGCAATCATCTGCCTAAACAGTCGAGCCAACCGCCCTTTGAAAATGGTAGTCCTAGAGAATTTTGAAATCTCAACCTATCAGTTATCAACCGATTGCTCTTCCTTTGAGCTATAGGACTATTAAAGTGGAGCCTCCTGTCCGATTCGAACGAACGACATGCTCATTACAAATGAGCTGCTCTACCAACTGAGCTAAGGAGGCATAAAATTGGCGAGTGGCAGAGGGATTGAACCCCACACCTTGCGGTGCATTTTCTTTAGCAGAGAAACCTAATCACCAGATTAGATTACCACTCATGAAAAATTGGTGGGTTATAAAGGAATCAAACCTCTGTTTTGTCGTTCGTAGCGACATGTCCTATTCATTAGACGAATAACCCTATAAAATGGTCGCTTGTCACGGAATCGAACCGTATTATCTGAGGCTTCTCAGCGCAATGTTTCCAGACCTGCCCACAAGCGTAAAATTAATTTCCAAGGGTTAGAATGTTTAACTCATGCCACCACAGCATGATGCCCTTGGAAAAATTGGAGCGGCGGCAGAGCGTCACTTCTGTCTTGCAGGGGACTCCGAAATACCCCATGATCTCCTTCTTACTAGGACAGTCCAAGATTTACTGTCTTTTAATTCGGGTTTTTGTTGACTATACCGCATTATAAAAGTCCTCCATGTTGGTTTCGATCCAACTACCCGACCCTTATAAAGAATCTGCTCTCCCGATTGAGCTAATGGAGGTAAAATGGAGGGACGCAACGGTTATGATCCGTTCCCGCGACATTCACAGAGTCGGATGCTACCACTACACTATCGTCCCTTAAATTGGTGCATTGTGCGAGAATTGAACTCGCGCCTGATATTTGGAAGAAACCCGTGCTACCGTAACACTTACAATGCATAAAAATGGCTCACCGTTTAGGATTCGAACCTAACTGGATCTCCTTAACAGGGAGGTGTCGCGCCTAGCGACCTACGGTGATTTGGAAATTGGTAGGGGCGTAGGGTAATGCTCCCTATTCGTCGAGTTAAAAGCCCGATGCATCACTATTAATGCTTCACCCCCATTTAAAATTGGCGCACAGGGTCAAAATCGAATTGACCTCACAAAGATTTGGAGTCCTCGTCGCCTAGCCTTGGAACATGCCCGTGCGTTAAAAATTGGCGGGTGCGGTAGGATTTGAACCCACGGAACGCTCATCACGCCCAACAGTTTTCAAGACTGCCGCCATAAACCAGACTCGACCACACACCCGTAAAAAATGGTGCGCCCCACTAGAATCGAACTAGATGCCCATTAGGGAGCGGATTTACAGTCCACCGTAAGCCCAGCTTACCTTATTTATGAGACGCGAAATTGGTGGCTCCTCCGTGAGTTGCACACGAACCTACAGATTCAAAGTCTGTCGCGCTTCGATTACGCTAAGGAGCTATTATAAATTGGTAGGACAGGTGGGATTTGCACCCACACCTTGAGAGCGTATGAGACTCTTGCACACTTATATGCTTGCTGTCCAGTTGAAAAAATTGCGGAGGCAGGAGTCGAACCTGCTTACGATGCTTATGAGACACCTTTCTGAACCCTTCGAATTCCCCGCGATTATAAAATTGATCCCCAACCAAAAGTAGTCTTTGTCGCCCTACGTATGAGCTTACAGATCGGGGCATGAAGCCCCTTGTCCTTTTGGTGGGAAAATTGGTCTAGGTAGAGGGATTCGAACCCCCGAAGGACGGACACTTACCGCCCTCAACTGATTCCAAGTCAGCCACATTACCAAGCTATGTCAATACCTAGTGAAATTGGTCATGCATACGGGGAACGATCCCGTAGTCTCTTGAGTGAAAGTCAAGCGTGTTACCATTACACTAATGCATGTTAAAAAATTTACCAGTTGCCTCGATTTCCAAGGCTAACACGGGACTGGAAGCTCCGCACAAAAAATACTTTAAAATCATTCTAGTCAGACTTTTAACTGCTATCTCGTTATCAACGAACGTTAAGGATTTTTCAGCCTTCCCTTTGGCTTTCATGGCTAGATCAAGTTTTCGTCTAGCGATTTAAAGTGAACTTATCTTAATTTGTAATTTTGTCAATAAAAAAACCCAACTTTTTTAAGGTTGGGCTAAAAAAACTAAAAATTTAACCCAAAAACTTTACACGACCCACCCGCAGCGATTAATCACTGGCTGGCTTTTGAGATATGTAAACGAATAATGCATTAAAATTATTTGGTTGGTTTTTCTTCCACAACAACTGGCTTTCTGGCTTCGTCGTATGTGTTGACTGCTTTAGCAAAAGCATTAAACTTTTGAAGGTTTTCTGCAAATTTAGCTTGATCGGCACAAGAGTTCAAAAGAACTAAAGAGGCGATTAATGTAAAAATTTTTGCTTTCATATTTTTTATTACACTCAATATTAATATTTAATATAAATTTTTCAAGTAATAATTCCATTCAGGTCTAATTTTTTCTGCATTCAACATCAAAGCAGGTATTTGAGGAGGCTTTGGTATTTCTCCATTCTTATCAAAGAACGGAATAAAACTTCCTTTAGCTCTATTGCAATTTAAACAAGAAATAACTCTATTATCATGAACATCTTCTCCACCTTTACTTCGTGGTTGAACATGATCTATGCTTAATTGCTTTAATGGAAACTTTTCAAAACAATATTGGCAAGTATAATTACATATTTTAGCCAATTCAAAAAGAGTCAACTTTCTTTTCTTTGGTCTTCTAAAGAATTTGCTTGTAACAACAATAACAGTTGGTATAGCCCAAACATTGTGAGAGCTAGGCAGAAACGGCTGATCTTCATGATACTCTGCACTTGAATTCCAAGAATCTAAAGAATGAAAAATAGATGCATTTTTATCCAATGCAGAAATTCTTTTCTTATGCAAATGAGAAAATGCCGCTCTTGCAGTTACAACCGTAATTGGTTGCCAAGCATTATTCAAAAGTAAAGTTGTTTTGCTATTTGCTGTTATAAGATTCATTGTTATCTACTATCTATAAAATATTCTTTTGCACCGTCAATTATCATCGCAGTAATATATCCATAAGGTAAGAAGCTGCCAGTGTCAATGCAAATCCTGAATCCATCATTAGTGACTCCATCTCTTTGGACGGTGTGACCACAAACAACGGTTTTACCTGATTTGTGAGGATATATATCATTGTATCGTCCCCAAATGCATTGCCATTCTTCTTGATCTTCCACATCTTGTTCGTGAGCCAAATGACCGTGAACAAAAATATGATTGTCTGTTTCATAGGTGAGTTTTAAATCATTAAAAAAGTCTCCATGAATTTCAAACATTTGTTGAATGGTTTCACCAAAGTTATCTTCTTTTAGACCATATTTGTTGTAAGAGCGTAAACAAGAGACTCCTCCGTTGTTCATCCAAGAATGGAACATCTGAGATAGACCCAATCTTCCCTCTGTGAATTTCAGACCGTCCATTGCAAACATTTCGTGATTGCCTTTCAAAGTCACCAAATTACATTTATCTTTAAGAGATAAAATAAAATCAATTACGCCTTTAGAATCTTCACCACGATCAATATAATCGCCAAGAAAAATAATCGTGTCGTTTTTAGTGAATGATAGTTTTTCAAAAAGGTTTTTGAGTTTATGGATTTCTCCATGAACGTCACCAATCGCTATAATTTTACCGCTATTTTTCATATAGTTCTTTTATATCAGCTTCCAACTCCGTTGATCTATATCCAAGATTCAACAACATAATCTCTAATCCTTCTAATCCAGCATTCCTGCAATAGAGTTGGCTTCTTCCGCCGCGAACTGTTACTGAACAAGTGCTAGGCGTATGTTCAATAATCATGTGCGGATCTGCTATACCAACCTGTTGCCCACCTTTTGAGCGAGTTATTGGAGTTATTTTAATTTGTGATGGGTGAATCATTTTTTTTTAATTATTAAATATGTAAATTTTTACCTTAAATTTTCTTTAAATAATCTCCAACGATCACTATCAATAGACTTAACACCAGAATTTATATTTGTCAACATGTTTTTTATTTCTTCGAAATTATTATAAATGAATTTAGGAGGCATCATACCCATAATCCAAAGTGGGGTAAATTGTTTTCCTCCTTCAACAACAACAAAGGTCGGACGCTTGATTTTTATCGCAGTCGATAGTTCCTCCATCGTGCCAAAGGTTGGAGTTTTTGGGTTGATATAGCAGATAATAAAGTCTGCGCGATCAACCATAGACAAATCGAATGCCCTTACTTGTTTAAAATGATCATGAACTTCATCAAATTCTCCATTAGCCATCAATGCTGCCATTCTAGCATGAGTGTTTTCATCTTCTTCTGGAGCGTTGATAAATGGTTTTTCGTATGGGTTGAAGACGGTGACGTTAATTTCTTGCAAAAATTCTGTCATATCATCTCTCCAACTTCTGCCATCAGTTTCATACTGCATCGCTCCTGCTAGGTAAGTTTTAGTTTTCTTTAGTATATTCATAACTTTATGAGATTTGTATTCGTGATTCAGCGTGTTGTATTTTTACTGATCATCTTTTTATCTTTCTTTTAAATCATTCGCGCGGCGCAATTCTTCAACCATTTCTCTTTGGTATTTTGCCTTAGTTGGTTCTGGCATGAATAATTCCTCTGCTGTATAATTTCCGTTGCCACCCCTAATCCAGATGAAAACATAAAAGAATAGAGAAATTGCAATAACTATTGCGATTAAAGCTTCAATAATTGTTAGTCCTTTTTTCATAATTTAATATCCTTTATAAAAGCTAATATCGCCGTTTTCTTCCGCTTTCACAGCTTCATATTTAGAAATTCGTCGCCTGTATAGTTCTAGCTTGGCGCACTCAAGAGCGCCGATTATATCATTGTATGTTTGATAATTTTCTCCCTTATAGCTTAAATATTTTTCCATAAGCACATGAATATTATAATTAAATTCTCCTGCGTTTTTTGGTTTAGAACCAGTATCAATAATATATCTATCGTTTTCGTTAATATAAGGCATAATTTTATTTATTTTAAATTAAATCCATTGCTGGAAACCATTCTCTATTTGGCAAATACCAATGCTCGCAACTTTTAATAACATCAGTTAAAGAAACAACTGTCATTAAATCGCTTCTATCTTTTCTGCTATAAGACTTATAAAGAGCGTCACCAATTTTAAGAACTGATTCGGTTAAATCGCATTTTTTATCAATTAGTTTTATAAGATCTGAATTTTTAACATGCAAAAAGAAAGCGCCGAAATCAAAAGCAATCCATTCAGGACCAGATTTACTGCACCAACCATCTTTGCCTTGAACATTTTTTATTTCAAGAAGAATCTTTCCTTGTTTATGCGTATCTTTAAGACCCTTAACATCTACAGTTTTTCCTGCAACAATAAAATCAATATGCTGCATATCTTGTTTATTAGTCGCTTTTTTAACTTCTAAATTAGCGGCTTTGCAGCTTTGATAGTATTTTTGTTGTCCACTTTCTCCAACATTAAAACTTTTTTTAATATGGGAATACGAAGACATTTGTTTTGCTTTATTTGAAATCATTATGTATTTTAATTTTTTGTTTTACTTTTTCGTAAATCATTTGAAAACCGCACGAACAATAAACAAGAAAAACTATTATATTATATTTTATTTTTTTAATCATTTAAATTTATTTCTTTTGGGGATATGTCTTCGATTTCTTCACAGATTTTCTTTATTTCCCAAAAATCCATTTCTTTCGCTCTTTTTCTTAAATTGGAAACAAAAGAACAATAAATTTCATATTCTTTTGTTTGCTCAATCATTATTTGTTTTTCGTGATCGTAAATGCCACAATCAAAAACTTCATAACGCACTGGATCTAGAATTTTCTCAATAGCATCGTAGTTGCTTTTTCTAGTTACATATTCAAGAATATCTTCTTTTTTAATATTGATCTTCATAAATTTATTTTATGTTATTTTTTTTATATTCTAAAAATTCAGAATAAGAGATTTTTGTTTTATTGGTTCTTCCTGCGTGAATGCATATAGATAGATTTTCAATTTCAGCCCATTCTTCAAAAGTTCTCTTAGCGAAAATATCATCAAAGTTTTCGCGACCTTCTTTAGAAAGTGCAGAAGTTTTAATTTCCGCTCCAGTAATATCATTTTTTGCTGCCATATTTTTTATTATTTTATTTTTTATGCAAATAAAAGCACGTAAAACACAGCAATTATACAAGGTATTGCTAAAATTATTTCTAATGTATCTAATCCCATCATTGTTTTGTTGTTCAATTATAAGCTGAATTACGTATCAAAGTCAAATCATTTTTTTATTATTTTCGAGCCTCTCTCCATCTTTTTAGTGCTTTTGATATATCTTCATTAAACATCCAAGACACGGGAGCATAGCAAGAAGAAAGTTCTACAGCGAGAGCGTCTGCGATTTCTCGTTCTTCTTTAAGCTGTTTTTCAAGTTTCTCGCCGTAAGCTGTTTCCTCTACGAGCATTTTCACTTGTTCTTTAATCATGTCAGGAAGATTTTCAACAGTATGATTTGGAATATAACCGACTGGCATTTCGTATAGACATTTTTTCAAAATATCTTCCAGCTTATCTCGCTGCTCTGTTACTTGCAAAAGTTTTGATTCGAGTATGTTTAGATCAAAGCCCGAAATTATTACGTCATGAGTTCGTCCCATCGCTCCCTCCTTCCCACTTGCCGATAGTTACTAAATATGCCTTAGCAAGTTGCTTTGCTGTTGCTCTCACTCTGTCCATTTTTGATACGAGTCGCCCAGTATCTTCGTAGATAACCTGATCTAAATGAGCCGTAAATTCATCGTTATCAGGTAATGTAAGTAGAGCCTCATGCATCGCGTTGCGGTCTTTGAGGTAGTCGGGTAGATCTGAATCATAAAAAACATAATCCAATCCATTATCCCATACTTTTATACTGCCTTTAATTCTACTATGCCATTTCCATCCACAAGCTTTTGCGATGGCGATTCGTTGTGATTTAGGACTCATCCGCCCCTCCTTCCCACTTACCGATGGTTCGGAGATATGCTTCTGCGCGTTGGGCTGCGGTTGCTTCCGTTGGGTAATCTGGTGATAAATTATGAAGGTGAGCTTCGTAGGTTCTTAGTTGCTCTGCTCCTGTCAGTTCTTTTCTTACTGCCAACCAGATTGCATTTAGGTCGTTGAGGTAGTCGGGGAGTTCATCGAATCGAGCGAATTTAGTTTTCTCGTTAGTCACGTAAAACGCCCATACTCCTGATGCTACCGTTTTTACCCATCCGCAAGCCTCCGCGATGGCGGTTCTTTGTTGTTCTTCGTTCATAGTTCGTTTTGGTTAGTTGTCCACTTGCCGATGGTGCGGAGATAGGCTTCCGCTCGCTGAGCGGCGGTAGCTCTTGTGGGCGAAAGGTCTGCGGGGTGTTGGCTTGGTTGAGCATCACGCCAACGTATCTCAATCAGGCATGATAAGTATGTATCCCATGAATTGCGGATATTATTTTCCGCCTCATGCATCGCGTTAAGATCGTTAAGGTAGTCTGGCAGATCGCTGACAAATGTGTAACTCGATGGTGCGTGATCGCCGTCATGTAGACGGATGCCAACGCTTTCCGCAATGGCGATTCGTTGTGCTTTAGGACTCATCGATCCCTCCTTTCACGGCTGCGAGTGCTTCGGCTGCGATACTTTGCGGATCGTCTTCGGCGAATCTACCTTGGTAATCTGCGATTCGTTCAAGCGCCTCCGCCAGCCTGTCCCGCTGCTCTTCTGCTTTTTCAGCGCGTTCTTGCGCCTTAGTATAAATTGATTCGGATCTTCTAAGTTCGGTTAATCCTTTTGTAATTTCATCGTGCCAGCCGTCTTGCGCTTCCTTTAGCTGCTCGGTGACGGCGGTTAGCTCGCGTTCTAGTTGTTTAATTTTGGATGAATGTTTTAAGGCGTATTCAAAGCCGTCAGAAAAGGCAACCTCACCAACTATTCTTGTGCTTTGGCTTTTCTTGAACAGTCTTTGATTTCCATACTCCAAGGAAACTTTAGTCGCTTCAAATAAATCCGTCTCAGTCCTCGGTGTCGGTGTGTTGTTCATGGTGTTGGTTGGTTTGATTTAGGTTTGACTCGTTCTTTGCCGCATTTGCACCATTGCAAACGCCATTGGATTTTCTTGGCGGTGTCGATAAATAAAGCACCGTCATGCCATCGGTGGCGTAGGTGTGGCTTGTCGTTCATAGTATTAATTGGTTGGTTAAAATTAGTCATGCCTTGTTTTTCTTGGGTATTTTACGTTTAGTGATCTTACCCCGTGTTTGAGAGGTAGTCTGACTGGTGCGCATTTCCAGCACATTGAAAAATGCCCGTATCCGTTGGGGGTGTATTCATGAGGACATCCACAACCCGAACAAGTCGAGGTAGAACAACCGCCATCCGTTCGTTCTCTGTAGAAATCTTCATCGTTTCTCGGATCGTGTATTGGCGGTTCGTCACTCATGGTGTTGGTTGGTTTGGATTGCGAATGATATTGCCGACAAAGGTGTAGCTAAAAACACGGTCATAAAAACCCAAAATGCAACGTCACTGTTACGTGCATTAAAGTCGTAACCAGATAGCCAGCCTATGAAAGCGGAGAACAGGCAGAAGGTTATGAATATCAAAGCGGATAGTTTTATTTGTTGTTTAATTGTAAGTTTCATGGTTGTTGGTTGATTTTTTAGACCGAACCGTTCGGTCGGTCAGCTTGGCTGTTATGCGAACTTAATCGATTCGTCTTTTTCAGTATCGCTTAGTCGATTCCATGCTACTTGTTTCGAGTGCTCAAGCTCAGATTCCAGCTCTCTGATACGATCCTCAAGCGACTCGATTAGCTCGGCTTGCTCTCGCTCAAGTGGGGTGCATGGTTTGCCGTTAATTTGCGCATCAGTCCTCGGTGTCGGTGTGTTGTTCATGGTGTTGTTAGTTTTGGTAATGACATCCAGTGGGTTGGTTCAATTGCCCAACCATCCCACATTTCCCTAGCCCCTAGCCAACGAGTTATAAGATATCCGTGTTCAGGATGGGCACTTAAGATAAAAGATCTATCCTTAGGTGCAGTCTCGATAGGTTGCCATTGTTCTAAAGCCTCCGCCAGCTTGTCCCGCTGCTCGGTGGAATCTTTAAGTTGCTTGCGAAGAATTGCCACGCAACTGCAATGCACCTCATCTGGATATTCAGCTTTGACTTGCTCGGCTGCGTTGTGCCAATCAGCTAGTTCCTCCCGTGCTGCGGTTAGCTCTTTATTAAGTTCAACCACTTTGTTGGTTGCTGCTAGTAAATGTTCCATGTTCATGGTTTTGTTGGTTATTATTTTATTTTTTTTTACTTAGATAATCCATCCATCTGATTAAGCAGAGTATTAATGCGCTCAAGATCGTATGCTCTACATGAACTAATTGTAGTGGGATGAAAAACTCTACCACTATCGCTTTCCTCTTGGATTTTTAGTATCTGCAAAAAACTTTGTACGCACTCTTGGAGTTTTTCGTATTGCAGCTTAATTTCATCAAGTTGGCGCTGAACTTCTTTCTTTTGTTGAATTTGTTCGTCTGCGAACTCTTCAAGAACTTTGATGGTTTCTATTGTTTTATTCATTTTTATTATTTTTAATTCCAACTAAAGTTTTTCACTCAAAAGTTTTTAAAAATTCCATTACGCTTTGCACTTCCACAGCTTCTTTTAAATTATGAGCAATCTTTTCTTCATTCCATCTTTTAGACATACGAGACGGATCGAACTCTGTAGTATGGATTCTGTATTCGTACGGTTGCTCTTTTGCAAGTTGTAGGATTTCCAATGAATGGAAAGAGGCGGCTCCTTTGTGCCAATTTTCGCCGTCATCAGTGTATTCGTAGTAGTGTATTTTCATTTATCTGGATTCTCCCAAACATAATATGTCCATTGATCACCATGTTCCGCTTTCGCCGCTTTGATAGCTTCCTCTTTGCTCTTTGCTTTGTATTTTCCAGCAATGGCAGTTCCTCCGCTACAAGTGATGGCTATTGTGTATGCTTCCTTTTTCTTTTTATTGTTTTTTAAATCATTTTTTAATGCAATCAAATCATCTTTGTCCATTAACTTATAAAAGCTGTTGTATGGACATTTAAGAAAGTCTTTGCTTTGACTGAGCAATTCTTCCTCATCCATACCCCTATAAGAATCATTTCCTCCCATGCGGTCTGAAGCGGTTCGTATCAAGTACCAAGTTTTCTTTTTCATTTCTTCTTTTTCTTTTGAGTTAATTTCACCAATGCCATTGCTTTAATCTTAACATCTGCTGTAAGAATGTCAAGATCAGAAACAACAGGAGTGCCAACTTTATTCAAAGGACAAAACGGCGCTACCAAATCACGTAGTATTCCTACCCACTTTACCCTCAATTCAAGATTGTTTCTATCGTGAAGACCAAGTTGTTTCTCAGCTTCATATATTGCATTAAAGTCATTGCAGTAGTAGCGACAATTTCTGATGTGATGCTTTTTTGATTCTCCACAAGCTTCAGCGATAGCAATATTAATTTCTTGATCAGTCATATTTTTACCAAACTTCTTTACCCATAGGACGGCAACTGTCTTTACCAATAATTTGGTCTTTCCACCATTGTGGTGGTGTATTAAACGCCGATGATGTCGATTGACGGTCAATTTCCATCTCATTCAAATCCTCTTTACATTCATCATAAAACAATTCATCAATTGTATTTCTATGAAATCCTTTATGCGTTAAGACTGTCACGAAAACATTTTTCCATTCTTCAATATTCGCGTCCCAAGGAATTTCGATTTCGATACTGAAATGTTCGTCAGTTACTTTTAGTTTTGTGTTTTGTGTTTTCATCATAGTCTCCAAGTTGTTGTGCTTACACTGTCGCCGCAAGTGTCACATGATCCATCTTCGATTTCATAATTATCATACTGAAAACATTGAATCAAATCGTCAATACTAACGGTATTATTCTTTAGCTGTTCCTTGAACTTTTCGCACAGATAATCCACAAGCTCCATAATTTCAGCAGGAGTCATAGGATTGTATTCTCCATACATATCTTTACCGTTGACGGTTGTGCCAAAGGAGAGGCATCCTTCACTTTTAACTATTTCGTATTTTGTTTTCATGTTTTTATTATAATGTCTTATAAATCAGTCTTTAAAGCGACTTTATGTATTATTTATACTACATCATTTAGATCTTGTATTGTTAAAAAACAAGGAGTGCCATCTCCAACCCAAGCTCCGACTTGATTGAATGACCAGAACTCAAGAGCTTCTTCATATGACATACCTTCTTGCTGTAATTTTGTCAAGACTTTATCTTTATCATAGCAAGCAATTGATGGGCGACCAAACTGTTCTACTATTCCAACAAAACAATCGTCATAACCACACATTGTAGTCAATCCTTCTTCTTCTTCTTCTTCTTCAAGAATTTTATATTTTATTTCATTATTCATTATTTTCGTATCCGTAAATTTTATTTATTACATACTCTTTATATTCCGAATCTTCACTACAGTTGTAGCAGTAATCCCAAAGCCAACCTTCTTGTTCTTCGCTGATTTCGCCAATAGCTTCTAACAAACCAGCATAAAGTTCATCTTGTTTTTTAGACAAACTTGTTATAGTATTTTTAACTCCTTCGATTAGATGTTCTTTGTCTTTCATATTTTTATCCTATAAAAATTGCTTCACAGTCAAAAGGATCGACACCTTGTGCAATATCATGTTTTCCATAATACCATTCGTTAAATGCATTGAGTTTTATATTTACTTTGCTGGCGAAGGAAACTTCGTCTACGCCGTCTTCATAACCACTGATTACCACCATAGTTTCATGGTCGTGTTTTTGAAGTTCCTCGATTAGTTGTTTTACTTTCATAATTTATTTAAATTTTTATCTAACAGTCCAAGCACCCAATCCAATCTGAACTGACAGTTAAAGCGATCACTGATATAGAATAAATTACCGCTAATTTCTTCTTCACTCTTATAGCCATAGGTATCCAATGGGCTTCTGTCGTCACCACCAAAATAATCAGTAGTGGCAAGCCATTTAGATTGTGCAGCAATCACTCCAACATAAGGACTAATAATCTCCTTTGCAGCTTCCAAAGATACACCTTGACTATAGAACTTACTAAATACATGCTTGGTCAAAAGCTTGTAACGCGCCGTTGCTTTGTTTTCAAGTCGATTTTCAGTGCTTCTTTTCATTTTTCCATTTTTTCTTGGCAGCTTTAAGACACTTTATGATATTTTTTAAAGTTTCCAAGCTTTTAATTTCGCCGTGTTCTGGCAAACCATTTATCAGCACGAAAACTCTGCCATCTTCTTTTGCTAGGGTTGTCTCAAAGTGAATGAGATTATTGTCGTGGTAGTTTTTAAATACCACTTCTTCACTTACTTGTGAATTTTTTCTATTGTTTTTCATATTTTATTTTTCCCAAAGATTGACTTCCATTCCTTTTCCTCTTGTGGAATATTCTGTATTATCGAGTTCTTCGCCATTGTAATATGCGCTATCAAAATATTCAACACCGTTTGGAGCTTCTTTAACAAGAATTTTTAATAATTTAAAATCAAAATCTTCAGCTTCAAAAGTCTCTCCAAAAAGAACTCCTTTTTCGTATGAATTGCACTCCATAACATGATCTGGAATATCTTCATATTCAACTTCTGGATCTAAATACTCAATTGCATCTTCATTATCTTCTCTAAATTTAGAAAACTGCTCAAGAAAAATTTGTTTAGAAGAACCATCTTCTTGGATCTCCTCAACTTGAATATAACAAGAATCCAAATCTGGTGAAGAAAAGTGACAAAAGATATCATCATTTTCATACCATTCGAAAGACTCTCCATTCTTAATCAAAAAATTAAATTCTTCGGGGATGTTTTCAAAATCCTCTGGAGTGCATAGATAATCAGCAACAAACGATTCTTCTTCTTTTTGTTTTTCACTCCAAAATGCAAAACTGTCTTCGTTCAAACGAATAAAAACACTTTCTGCTCCATGACCGTTTAAACTCAATAGGTATTTCTTCATAGGCGGGAAATATATAATCAATAATACGATTTGTCAATAAAAATCTAAAAAATTATAAACAAGATTTTATAAAGATATTACCGCCAATAAAAATTTAATTGTAATAGTTTTAAAAAAGTGTAATATATAGAATATATGGCAGATAGATATACATTTCAAAGCTTGCGTGATTTATCGCATACTGCTGGTCAAATGCCATTCATTTATGATAAAATAAATGATTATTATCGACCTTTAGAACAAGCAGATTTAAGCTTTTCGAATCCAGAAGGTTCAACATCTTTTGACGCATTTGGGCGCATGAGAGTGTCTGAACCGCTCACTTTGTTTGATTCTTCACACAGATACTCAGACAATAATCTTTGGAATATTTCTAGTGGAGTAAGCGGCTATTCTTCTTTTAATGCAGATCAAGGATTGATCGAAATGAATGTAAATAATATTTCTGGCTCTTATGTAGCTAGAGAAACAAAAAAAGTTTTTGCTTATCAGGCTGGAAAGTCATTGCTTAATTTAAATACATTTGTAATGTCTCCAGCCAAAACTGGTCTTACCCAAAAAGTAGGTTATTTTGGCTCTGACAATGGATTGTATTTAGAGCTTGAAGATTCTACATTAAGCTTTGTCGAACGCTCATTGGTTGATGGTTCTCCACCGACAGAAACAAAAGTTTCTCAAGCTAATTGGAATGTAGACAAACTAGATGGAACTGGAGCTTCTGGAATTACTTTAGATATTACCAAGGCTCAGATTTTGTGGATGGATATAGAATGGCTAGGATTAGGTTCTGTAAGAATGGGTTTTGTTATTAACGGCAAATTTATTTTATGCCATACTTTCCATCATGCTAATGTTATTGATTCGACTTATATTACTACAGCGTGTTTGCCATTAACATATGAAATAAGAAATACCGCCAACACTTCTGGCGCGAGCAAATTAAAACAAATATGCTCTTCTGTAATGTCTGAAGGTGGTTATGAGCTAAGAGGTTCTCAGCAATCAATTGGAACTTCTATTACTGGGGCGAAAACTTTGACTACCGCTGGCACTCTTTATCCTTTGGCTTCATTAAGATTAAAATCAGATAAATTAGATGCAATCGTAATTCCATCCGCAGCTTCAGCAATTACTATAGACACATCAATATGCGAATGGAGACTAATTGAAGGCGGTACGACGATAGGCGGAAGTTGGGGAAGCATCAATGATGATTCCTCTGTACAATATAATATTGCTGGCACGGGAATTTCTGGTGGCGTAACTGTAGCAAAAGGATTTATAAGTTCAAGCAATCAATCTTCATCGCAAATACACCTACCCAAAGGAGAAATGTTTAAATTCCAATTGGAAAGAAATTCTTTCACAAATACTCCAAGTGAATTTATTCTTGCAATTTCCGCTAGTACAGATAACGAAACTGCTTATGGTTCTTTGGACTGGGAAGAGATCAGCAGATAATTTCTATTATTCTTTTTTAGAATGTTCTTTGCACAATGTTTTGTACCATCCGCCTCCTCTGCAAGTTCCATCTTTACCGCAAACCTCACAGACTTTTAATGATTTTTCTTCCCATTTGTGGCAGATGTCGTAATATTCTCTCGCATAAATATCCCAAGCACCATCGCTCTGTTCAATGTCTCCTTGTGGGCGAAATTGACCAAATTTTTCTTTCATGATGCAACCTTTGTATTGGAAGGTGTGACCCTCTGCGGCAGCTTTATCAGAGAGAGCTTGCACTTCTTCGCAGAATCCGATAACAATATCTTTCCAGCCGATACCATGCTCAAAACCGTAGCGTAAATTCACAAGGTCTTCTTTTGGTATTCCTTCTTTTTTGTAGAATTTTTCGTAGCAGTCTGAAACATATTCAGAAGGCTCAAGGAAAATCTTCGGAAATTGCTCTACAACTGGCAACCATTCTTTTTCAAGGCTTTGTTTAATGAATTCCATATTTTTTTTATTTTTATTATTTTATTTTAAAAGTTCGTTGTTTTCAAAAATATTTCCAATTACTTCATAACTATGATCTTTGTGAAGTTCATAATAATCACCATACTTATCATCTAATAGATGTCTACGACTTGTGTCAAGGATAAATGCTGCTAATGTTGGTGAAAATACAATCTCTGCTTTATAGTCTTTGCCGTTGATGCTTGTGTAAGTTACTATGTCTCCTTCGTAAATGTCTGTTCCATTTTTGTCAAGAAGACCTGTGAATTGTTGAATTTTTGCGGTTGCAGACCATAAACTTCCATCGTCGTGATCCCACACCCACAAGCTACCATTACAAGATTTGATGTATACTTCGGATTTTGTTACGAATTGGAATCCATTCCATATTCTGAATTTTAGTTGTCTCATGCTTTTAATAGTTCACTGTTTTCAAAAATGTTGCCAATGACTTCAATGTCACTGTCATCCCCTAAATACATAAACATATCATTAAATCCTTTCATGTCAAATCCAAATGCACCATTTTGAAATTTAATATAAGAGATTATTTCTCTACTTTCTCTCTCTACATCAAATCCTCTACGATATTTTACAATATCTCCTTCGTAAATATCAACTCCATTCTTATCTTTTAAGCCAGTGTATTGTTGGACAACATATTCCTTGCCACCAGATCCATTTTGAAGATTGTGAAATTCACCTTTCAATGAAAGAACATAATGCCCTTGGTATCCTTTGTCTGGATAGGTGAATTGTTTTGCTAGTTTATCCCAAGCTCTAAATTTTAGTTCTCTCATGCTTTTAATTTTTTTAAGGTTTTTTATTCATCGACTTCGAACCTTCGCTAAAGCCATTTCTATATGCTACGTTTAATGCTTTTGCGATTTCGCAGCAAGATTTTCGACTCAAATCATCTCCAAGAGTCATAGCAAGTATATCTCTAAATCTAATTCCTTCTGAACAGACTTTAAAAGGTTCTTCGAATGTAATTGCTCCTACGATAATATCTTTACTTTTTTGCATATTATTGTTCAATGTATTTTCCTTTCAACTCATTCTCAGCTTTCAGCAAAGAGTGGATGTGTTCTGCAATGTCGCGAATTGCAAAAGAGCCATCACAAACATACTCATACTCATAAGCGCATTGGCTATCGTCAATAGTAATTTTGTAGGTGTATTGTTCTTTAGTCATTTCAATAGTGCCTCTATAATTTTTTCTGCATTCTCTTGCATTGATGGAAATTGAAGAGATGTAAATTCATCACCATGTTTGGCAATAAACGCTTGCCAATCAGCGAGTGCCTCTGGACTAATAGGAATTTTGGCTGGCTTTGCCTCGCTCGCTTCACGAATGATTTGCAACAGCTCATCCTCCTTGTCTTTAGCAGCAGCAGAGATTTCAGCTTTTGATGGATACACTTGCTGACGAATCGAAGTGCATCCCGAAGATACCTTTACTAGCCACCAACCTTCACGTAAACCATCGAGTGCATAAGGATCAGTCTCTGGAACGTATTTACGTCCTACTTTTCTATAGAGTTGTTTGTTCATCTTATCGTAGATTCTCATTGCTGCGTTCATATTTTTTAATCTTTAATTCTGAGTTGGGTTACGTTGATACCAAGCTTATCAGCAATTTGTTGAAGTGTCATTTCAACAATCTTTGGTCGATTATCTTTGATATCACCTCTGGAATTTTCATAATAGATTACTTTACCATTAACGTCATATTCATGTTTGCTCCAATAACCATAGGAATCTTCCCAATAGATTTCTTTGCCATTGGCATCATATTCTTTTTTGCTCCAATAACCAGTTGAGTCTTCAAAATAGATTTCTTTGCCATTGGAGTCACGTTCATTTTTGCTCCAATAGCCAATGGAATTTTCGCAATAGATCAGATTACCATTTTTATCTTTGATGATAAACGGAAAGTCTTTTACTTTAAGTTGTTGTGCGATAGTCATAATTTTAGTCTTTGATATGTTTATGTATTTAAATTTGGACGGTTTGTGGGTGTTTTTGAATTCGCCAGCACCTTAGCATTAAATTAGTGCTTGTCAAGATGAATTATTTTTTTCTGATTAAATATTTGATAATCTTGACAGTATCTGGTGAAATATCAGAAACATTTTTTATAATATTTTCCAGATGATCTTTATCGCAATCTTTCAGTAATACCCATTTTAGTGGCTGATCGCCATTAACTCCTCTCGTTCCCCAAATATAATTTTCGGCACAAAGAGCAGTGGTAATTTTAGGAGCTTTTTTCAAAAGCCTTACTTCAGAAGCTTCCCAAACACCAACTTTTTCACCAATATTGTATTTATTCCAAAGAACATCAAAACTTTCGGGAACTTCAAACCAATTTAATCTACCATTTGTTGAGAATCGGTTATAGCCAGAATATCTATTAGTGTGAGGTTGTCCACCATCCATCATCATATCGTTGAAAGTAACGCAATGATAATGGGAGAGAGATGCGATTATTTTTTTGCCGTCTGTAACTCCAAGTAATTTCATGATTGATGGTTTTTATTCTTAATAAGCCAATCTTATCACGATTAAACTCTTAGTCAAGAAAATAATCTAAACTTATAGGATAATCTACGCTATGGTAAATGCCTTTTTGTTTTCCGACAGTTACATCAGTCCAAGAAACAAACGGAAGATTTATTTCTCCAATTTTAAATCCACATATCGAAGCCAAAGTTGGAAATCTTAGTTCACTCAATATATTTTCAGAACAAACATCGTTCCAACATGGCAAACAAAAATTATTTAAAACTTGTTTTTTCATAAACATTGCACCAAAAGATATTAAACCAACAGCTTTTTTTTCTTGTTTTAAATTTAATTTAGGAACTTCTGTCCACCACATCCAATTATCTTGAGTCCATCTTGGATCTTTCATTCTCATTGGCTTCCATTTGCCACGAATTTTTATATTTTCTTCAAATTTCATAGCACCAACCAAATCGTAATCTTCTGAAATTTGGGGCAGTTCACAACAAATAAGCGTATCCCACTCAATAACAGCAATATTATCGTTTTTTACAGATGATGCATTTTCCTTCCACCATCTCCTTAAAACTTGATCGCTGTTTCTCCAATTATAATTTTTGCCATAGATAGAATCTTCGCCAACAATAATTCTATAATCAATTTCTGGATTGCTTTTAAGAAGCCAATCTAAATGCGGCAATAAAACTTTATTTGTTTTTTTATCAATATGGGTTAAAATCAATACTGTATAATCCATATTGCTTTCAGAGATTTTTATTTATTTTTAATTGCTAAGAAGAGCCAAGTTCTAACGTGACTTTTCTAAATAAGTGAACTGCATTAGAATATATCCAAGTGAATTGGAAAGAATCATCTTTCAGAACATATTCAAAAATAAAATCAATTTCTTTTCTTTTTAAAGAATGTTGATTGAAAAATTCTATTAAAAAATCGTGAACTAAAGAAGCGTTGTAAGTCCCACCAAAGTCAGGAATGCCAACAATTTTACCAAATAACTTAAATTTTGGTGTGCATCCATCCCATTCGTAATCTTTATAAATGCACAAGACTCCCTTTTTAAAATAACCAACTTTTATTTTTTTGTCTTCTATCGTATCATAAAAAACACAGTCTTTTGCTAAAATAGAGTATTTTTTTAAATCTATTTTAAAATCTTTTTCCAATTTAAATTTCCAAATTTTCACTAGGTTATTTACACAAACCTAGCAATTTGTTTATCTATTTAACTTTGGGGAAAGAAATAATATTTGTTGGCTCAATTTTAATTGAGATTGATAGCTTTTCAATATCAGATGTTAAAAAAGCATTAAAGCATCCTTCTTGATCTAAGAAATTTTTTAATTGACCAATTTTGATCAAATTAATAAGACTATTTACCCATTCTGCTTGTCCTTCTTTTTCATCTGACATAATAAATAATTATCCTTCTTGCTTTTTATAAATTTTGCGGCTTTTTCTTTTGCTGTTTTTATTATCCCATGCTGTATCGCAGGAAGTTCCAGCAAAGATTTTATTGCCACCTCTGTTCATGTCGTCCATCGAACAGAAACCATTTGCTCTTGCGTATTTTGTATTTTTGTTTGCCATATTATTTGTTTTTAAATTTATCGTAAGTTGCGTATATTATGATAGCAGTAATTAGTGAAAGTATGAATATGATTATATCAATCATTTGTCAATTTTTTTTGATATGTTAATAAATTAAATAGCGTATCTTTGAAATTCAATGTGATCAGAAAAATATCTTTCTACTTCTTGTATAATAGCTTCAACAATAGCTGGCTTTCCTCCAGCAAGACCACAACCAATCATTGGAACTGCAAATATAGTCTTTCTATCTATAACAGAAGCAAGTGGATTGTCAACAATATCTTCGCAAGCACAATAAAGAGAATCAAAAAGAAAATCGTATTGGCAATTTCTATTTAGTGGTTTACCATCATTGCCGATACCAACTTGTGCATACAAATTGTAAATTCTTTTATCGCCGCAATCAGCAAAACTGAAATTACCTAATTTCGCATTGTCGCTTTTCTTAGTGTTAAGATCAGCAGCAAAAGCTTCTGGATACAATTTCTTAATAGGAACTACAATGCCAGCACCCCAAACGTGATGCAAGTTTACACAATGACCAAGAACGTCCCACTTTCCTTCAAATATGTCTCCGTAAATTTTCTGCATGGCTTATTTATAATTTAAATTATCGAGCAAGTCAAGGTTTATTTTAAATAAAAATGAATCAATAAAAAAATCAATGGAATAATCGACAAAATAGAAAACGCTTTTACTGGCTCTTTCTTAACGTCTGTGAAATAAATACATAAAAAACCATTAATAATTGCTCCGATTAAATAAATTAATAATGACATATTAAACTTCCTTATCTTGTTTGAAATAACTTTCGCCCATTTGTTCCAAGCGAATATAAGCTTCGCAAATCTGCAATCGGCGTGATGGAACTAAAGGCACTAAAGCAAAATCGGGTTTTAATTTTCTTTCTTTTGCTCTAAGAATAGCCATTTCAGTTCCGAACTTCTTATCAAACTTATCTTGAGGACAGCAAAGAGAATAACCAAATAGTTTTTGACCATTCTTTTTTCTCACCATTACAGCAACACCTTTTGGATTTTTGTTTTCGTCTCTGATATAAATTTTAAGAATGTTTTTCATTTGTTTTTTATGAGAATATATTTTTTTTTAAGAATGTCAAGATATTTTATTGATTATTCAAAACTTGTAGGATTGCCAAATCTTTACCCTTGAGTTCAAACTCCCACACACAATCTTTATTCATAGATACTACGGCAGGAACGTGAGACGCAAATTCTGCATGACTACGAGGCTTATCCTTCATACCTTCGCTCCAGTGCATTATAGGTGTGTAAGAACCCCAAGTCAACTTAAATAAGTCAATCAATGCATTTTGATCTGTGGAAGATTGATTGCAAAAGTCGTGTAAATTATCATAGACAAGTGGAATAATCTTGCCAAACGATTCATATAAGTTTTTGCAATTCCAGAAACCCTTGTCTTCGTTTTCTAAAACAAGACGATTTTTAACCGATTGTGAACACGAAGCGAGCGAAGCCACAAAACGATCCACATAATCAGAAAGATTTTCTTTCTTAAAATCGGGAGAAAGATTGAGGTGAAGACACATCGGCGCGGAATAGTTTTGAGGCAGACCCATCAAATCTAAAATGTAAGCTTGATGATTCAGTTCTTTGATTGAACGATCAATAACATTCTGATTGTAAGAAGTAAGAACATTGAATTGATCTGGATGAGAAGAAACGGAAACACCACAACTTTTTGCGGTAGCGCCAACTTCTGACAATGCTGACGAAATAGCTTCCATGTCTGGCAAATCATCATAAGAGATGCTCAAAGTATCATCTGTAACGAGTGGAGCTAAACAACTAGAGATTCGATAGTGAGAAATACCGTTTGCAGAACAATGTAAAACTATTTGCTTTGTTAGTTTACAGTTGTGAAGAATGCGAGCAGATAGTTCTTTAAGAGCAGATTGCCTTTCCAACTCTAGAAAGCGTTTGCGAGTCATTGTCTTAAACGAAAGAGACTTATCTTTCTTCTTGAGAATTTCACTTATGCATACGAGTCCTAATTTCATACGCGAATAATTTGTTGTTGTGTTGACCATAAATAATTTGATTTGCAAAAGTTTTGCTACACGCCAACTATAGCCCCTTAAAAGAGAGTTCGTCAAGTTTTTTATTCAATTACTTTAGCTTTGTCAGATTTGATTTTATAAAAATAATCATCATCATCGGACGTAGCCCATTTGTCATGAGATTCACAATGATATTTTCTCATGTTTAGTTTGTAATCTGGAATATGTTTGAATGGTTCTGACACCATGCTTGGTTCAGCCCAAAGAATTCTATTGTTGGGATAAGCACAAAAATAACCATCAAAAAGTTCTATTACATGAGCGCATTTATGTTGCGATGGTTCTTCTGCATAAGAAGTGGAAATGCCTCCAGACATATTTGCATCCCAATCAATTGTAAAGCGATAAATTCCTTCTTTTTTTGTTCCATCTTTTAATAAAACAACTGCTCTTTTGCCTTTTAAAAACATGAATTGGCAAACATGTGGCGAATAACTAAAGCAGTCCCAAAGTTGTAATATATGAAAATCTAAATGAGGTGCTTCTGGTTTTTCAAATGGCACTAATGCACTAATTGGTATTTTGTCATAAACCGCGCCAATGTCTGTCATAACAAGAAATAAAAGAGCGTTCCCTTGAAGACTTTTAATTGCGAAAGCCGTGCCTTCAACTAATTCTCCATGATGCGATTCTAGATTATAAAGATATTCTTTTCTAATGTAGCACTCGATTGGCGGGATATTAATAATCATTTTTTAATTGTTAATCTATTATAAAGTTCTGTGAAAATAAGTTCAATAAAAAACACCCCGCTCCAACATTTAAGTGGAGCGGGATGTTTCCAACACATAACACACTACGAAAAAGCTTTTTTATTTCCTGCTGCAAATTCACGGCGAGCGTTCCTGCGGCGTTTTCTCTGGTTAATTGACCAAGAAATTTGATGAGGTTTGAGAGGTTGTTTTTTAGGTAATAAAGAAGTCTGTTGAATTTCGTCAGCAGGTGAAACAGTAATCGTGTTTGTAATATCAGTCATGTTTAAAGTTGTATCAGAAATTATCCTTTTGTCAAGGATAAAAAATATGTTGACAATTTCTGAATTTTAATTACTATGACGACATGCACAACGAAATGTTCAAAAACATCATTGGTCAAAGTAACGTAAAAAGCTTACTCTCTCTTTATATCGAAGCTTATAAAGAAACAGAAAGGCTTCCATTTATTAATTTTGTGGGAGCAAAAGGAACTGGAAAGTCTTTTGTGGTTCGCAAATTCCGAGAAGGTCTTCGCCGCAGAGATGGTAAGAAGCCACCTATTCTTGAAGTGAACTGCGCCACTATTAAAAATGCAGGTCAATTCTTTGAGCAGATTTATCCAGTTTGGGTAAACAATAATGCTTTCTTGTTTCTTGACGAAATTCACTGCCTTCCTAACGAACTGCAAAGTATTTTTCTTACAATTTTTGACGTTAGAAAAGATCCTGTTCGCATTGTTGAGTTTGATGGAATACAATATCAATTTGATTTTACTCAAATTTCTTTTGTTGGTGCAACTACAGACGCACAAAAATTAATTGCACCTTTGCAAGACAGACTCAGAGAAATAAGTCTTGAAGAGTATGATAACGAACAACTGTTTGAAATTTTCGAAAACAATCTTGAAAATAAAATCGAAGTTCTCGACTGTGCAAAACAAGAAATAATTTCTACTTTTAGAGGTAATCCGCGTGATGTTGTTGTCAAAGCAGAAGATTTAAAAACATTCTCTACAGCTAAACAATATAATAAAATCACAAAACAAATTTGGAGTTCTTTTTCTCATGTTATGGGAGTAAAACCAATGGGTCTTTCGACTTCAGAAATCCAAGTTATTAAAGCTGTTGGTAAAAAGAGAGAAGCATCTTTGACTGACATTAGCTCTGTGACTGGATTTGATCGCTCCTTTATTCAAAGAAGTCTAGAGCAAATTTTAGTTCGCAAAAATCTTTTGACGATTGACGGCAAACGTAAACTGACAGCAGACGGCGTGAGATTTTATCATCAGCATTGCAAATAATCATTGACATTCTGTAAATTTTAAATTAGTATAAAAACATACCAAATCAATAACGAATATGAACGAACCCATTAAAAGAGGTAGAGGACGACCATCTGGAGCAGTTAGCTTTAGCAACATGACGCTAGAAGAATTAAACGCTCGTTTTCATAAGTCTCAATTAATTCCTGTGAGCAGAGTCTTTCTGGACAACAGCGGAAAATTTGTAACTTCAAAACAAACAGAACAAATTAATAATGTTGCTTCTGCAACTCCTACCCCGATTCCATCGGATTCAAAAATCGAAATGTCTTTGAGCGAATGAAAACTATTTTAGAAGCCGTCAAAGATGCAGACGAGGTAGAAGTTGATGCTCTATTTGCTCTTCTTAAATACAAATCAATTGGAATTTTAAGAAAGTTAAAATGTATGGCTTTAGTGCTTGACATTAACGAAGAAACTGTGCTTAATGAAGCACCGAAAGATAAAGAGGGACGAATTTTGGATCACGAAACTCGTCATGCAATTCACAATGAACTAATTATTATATCAAAACAATACCAAAAAAACAAATGAATAACATTAACTTCTACGAAGTAATTGACAAGCGAGGCAGATGGATGGGTAGCTATTCAAAACAACTAGATTCTGTAATTGATGTCGGAGCTTCTGCACTCTCAATGGCGCAAATGAATGCGAAAAGAAACGAAGGTAAAATCTTTTCTGTTACCTTTAATCAAGAGAGGGAGCTTGTCCAACCAAAATAAGGGTTGAAAACATTATAAAAAGGTGTAAAATTATATAGTGAAAACTATCGTTAAAAAAACAATTAATCTGGAAACTAAGAGGCACGATTTTGACAATGAATTTGCCTATCTTGAAGTTTGGTCAAACGCTCATTTAAAAGATTGCTTCTTTGCAGAAAAAGATTTTCTTTATCTAGATGGTTCGCTAAAAAATGGTGGGAAAAAATACTTCTTTTCTAAATATACTGGAGAAGATGTAGAAAAAATAATCAAGCCATTGAATTATGAAAATTTTACATCCTTTAATAAATTATACTTTTATAATGAAGAAGGAGATATCGTAAGAATTGATGGGGTTCTCGCCTCAGATACGGAATCTGAATTCTTAATTAAAGAAGAAGAGGAAGAAGAATTTAACGAAGAAGAATAAATCATGATTACTTATATTGTAAGAGACATTAGCGAAAAAACAAATCCTGTTAGTATTTTTAAATCCCCAAATCTGAAAGAAACAACCGCAAAGTTTCAAGATTATTGTGAGCAAGATACAAAAGGAACATTTGAAATTGTAAAACAAGAAGTTATTACTGAAAGAATTACTGTTTCTGACGATTTTAGGCAAGCTAAATTTGATTTCGCCTAATTTTTATTAAAAACATCTTGACTTGTGGCGACTTTTTGCCATAATCAGCCCGTGCGAGGAAATTCCGCACATTGTTAAATTTGTTAAAAATATGAAAAACATTGCACAAGACAACCGTATCATCTCTTTTGGAGAAATGACTTCATCTGTTATGGGTATCGACCCAAAAAATGCAGGTCGAATCACTAAATTTCTTCGTGACAGCATCTATTCTGATAAGATTTTAGCTCCTATCAGAGAAACAATTATGAACGCTCTTGACGAGCATCTTAAATATAATGTTGACAAACCTGTTTTCTGCGGAATTCGCAAAGAAGCTGATAAAAACGAATTTTTTGTTCGTGATCATGCTAAGGGTTTGTCTGAACAAGATGTTCGTGAAGTTTTTGGTATGTATGGCTCTTCTTCCAAGAGGGAAAACAATACTCAAAGTGGAATGTTTGGCATTGGTGCGTTAGCTCCATTCGCTTATTCAGATACTTTCTTTGTGGTTTCTCACTTTAACGGAGTAAAATCTACATATACTTGTGCTTTGGGTGGCGATGAAGATAATGTTTCTGTTGGACATATTTATAATATCGACACTTGCGAAACTAAAGAATCTGGTTTGGAGATTATTATTCCTATAAAAAATCAAGATTTAACACAGTTTTCTACAAAAATTAAAAACTTTGTTAGTTTTTCTCCATACGAAATTGTGGCAAACATTTTGGGCATGGAAATCAAACCAAACAAATGTGTTTATTCTAAAAAAGTAAATGACTTTAACATCAGACTTTTAAAAGTAGAAGATAATTATGCTAATAAAGATCTTGTGTATCAAATGGGAGGCAATACTTATGCTTCTGATTTCTTCAACAACAATGGAATAAAAATTAAATCAAACCATCGTTTGATTGTTGACATTCCTATTGGCAAATGCTCAATCACTTTGAGTCGAGAAGGTTTTGAAGAAACACAAAAGAATCAAAAAGTTTTTTCTGAAATAGAAGAAATTTTAAACTGCCTTTCTGAAGAAGATATTTCTCAATTTAAAACAAAAGATGTTTTAGAGTTAATTGAAGACAATCTCCTAAACATGATGAAGTGTTATCAAGGAGATATTTTTGAAGCTTATCCAAAATCCATATACAATGAAGTTTGGAAATTTGTTTCTCATGTCTGCAAACAAACTTCTTATGGTGATATTAAAAAATATAAAGATAAAAGTCTTTGCGTTATCATTCCTAAAAATGGAGCAACATCATACTGGAAAGGCAAAGTGGATTCGTATCTTCAAGAACAGCAAATCGGAGCTTATCTTGTTGAAGAAGTATCTAATTTTGACATTACACAATTACAAGATAAACTTCACATTGTTCACGCCAAAAAGCTTCCTTATCCAAAAGTCAGCAAAGATAGCTCAAGATATTCTGTATATTATCGCGGAAATAAAAAAGGTGTTTTCAATGCTTTGGAATTTTTTAATTACGTAGCAGAAAAATCTGGCTGGAATGTTCAGGCAAAAACAGAAAAAGAAGCTACCGCTTTATTGAAAGAGAAACAGGAAAACATTAAAAATAAAAGCGATCTTGAGGAAATTTCTTTTGGAAATAAAAAATCAATTTCTGCAAATAGTTACATATACTCTTCAAACTCTGATTGTTTTGTCAAGAAAATTGAAAGTATTGGTTTTATTAACGCAAGAAGTTCTAAATTTTCCGATATCGTAACATCACTTAATAAAAAGCATATTGAAGAATTAGAAAAAAACAGATTTGTTTCTGATGCTAAAAAGCATTGGGTTAGTTTTAATAGTAGAACCATAAGAGTATTAGAGAAGCCAGAAAAAGCTAAAAGGTTTCTTGAGGTTTTGAATAAAATTATAAATGAAAATTCTTTGAGAGGTAAGCTTCTTAAAAATATGGATTCTTCTTATAGTTATCGCACCGTATGTTTACACAGAGAAGAGTTGAGAAAAATCTTGAAGATTGCCTGATTTTTATTGACAAAACTTCTTGGATATATATAATCACCCCACGAACGACAAAAATAGCAATAAACACAAATATGAAATACATTCTTAATTCCCACGGCATTACTTTCTTCCACAATGGAAAGCCAATTAACGTCAACAAACAAGAACTTCGTTATGCAAAGATTTTGAAAGCTTTTGATCTTCCAGAATCTCAGCAGACGCAAGCAATCGTTGCAATCTTGGACGAACCAAAAACTATTCTTAAAGAAGCAGAGAAAAGTGGTTTTTCTTTTGGTGATGATGGCGTTCGCATTGATGGAGAGCTTCTTCCACAGGTTCTTTCTGATAAAATCGAATCTTTAAAATCAGAGGGTCTGCCAATTACTTTGCTGCTAAACTTCTGGCGTAATCTTCGCTTGAATCCTTCGTCTTCATCTGTAACAGAACTTTATGATTTCCTCTCTTACAAAGAACTTCCAATCACAGAAGATGGATGCTTCCTTGCGTACAGAGGTCTTCAAGAAAATTTTTATTCTGTTCATGGAAATACAAAAACAAAAGTTTTGAAGGGTAAAGTGAATTCTTTTGGTCAAATCTACAATGGCGTTGATGAAGAAATTCTAGTAGAAAGAAATCAAGTTGATGATAATAGAGACAATGGTTGCTCTTTTGGTATTCACGCTGGCTCTTACGAGTATGCAAAGAGTTGGAGTCGTGGGAAAGTTGTTGTGGTAAAAATTAATCCAAAAGATGTTGTTTCTGTTCCAACAGATTCCAACTGCCAGAAGTTGCGTTGTTGCGGTTACAAGATTATTTCAGAAGTGCAACAAGAAATTTTAGCACCAGCCACAGATTCTGATGCTAACAGCTATCAGCACGAAGAACAGAAAGAGCTTTCTAATTTCGAGCAGAAGATTAAAAACTACCTTATTAAAAAAGAAGGTCAAGGATATAATAAAGTTTCCTTAAAGAAGATTAGAAATTCTTTTTCTCCAGATTATCCAAGTAAAGAAAGAACTTTGGCTGCGATTGATTCGCTTGGTTATGTTTGGCAGTTTGAAGATGGCAAAGAGATTGTAGTCTTAAATTGAAATTTTAACAATAAAGATATTGACAATCCCGACTTTAAATAGTAAAACTCTCGCGACATGAAATACTACATTGCTGAAATTACCGTCCATGTAAATGGTTTTGAAAAACATATCAAGAGTTTGATACAGGCAGATTCGCCAGAAAATGCTCTTGAACAAGCTTGTGAGGATCAACTTCATAACGATGCAGAAGATGGATCTGGATGGCAGAACGAACAACTTATTGATGGCAACTTTGATTTTGTCTATGAACCTTATCAAGCAGTTGAAGTCAAACCAGAACACGTTGAAATCCTTAAACAATATCTATAAATGAAAAATAGACAACGCTGGCTAACCAAAAAAATTAAAGGCGATTACATCGAAAACGACGATTTGATTCGCATTGTAATGTTTGAGACATTCTTGCATTACATCAAAGAAGAGCTTTCTATAATGGCAATTTTTAAAGATAAAAAAGCCAAAGAAATGACTGTTGATGAATTCTTTGATTATGATTGGAAAAAGGATCTTGCAGATAGTCATATAACACAAGAGGAGGTCGAATGCTTCATCGCTCGCCAAAAAGAATTAAAGAAAGCGTATTATTATATCACAGAAGAAAGAGAAATTTTAAACAAACAATTCTATATGACTATGGATCTGGACGAAGCGGAATCACTTGAAAAAGAAATGACTGACAAAGACGAAAGAACTCTTGCAATCATTCTCAAGCATCGCTTGACTCTATGGACTTGAATTAAAGTGTAAATAAACGCATGAGTATTTTTTGGATGTTATTATTTGTTTCAGTTATTTTATTATTTTTTGGAGTTATCTTCTTAGAAAATGATGATGATGATGATTATTATAAAAAATAATTTAATTTAATTAAAAATTACATTTGTTTATAAATTACCCCCATGTCAAATTATATTAAAAATATTAGCATAAAAGAAATAAAGGAAAAGTATTTTGGCAATCATGGATTCGTGATGAATTCAAGTATGCCAGTAAGAGAAAGCGGGATTGTAAACTTAGCCAACGCAATCAAAAACGCTGGTATTTCAAAGGATTTTCCCATATTGGTATCTCAAGACGGAAATAATACAATCTTTGTTTATGGTGAGTTTAATGCGCCCCAATTCTTTCAAAGAGCAGATCAATTTTCAATGATTGGTATGGCTACAATTACCCCCTTATTGTTTTTTTTAGAACAGTATAATGAAACGGAAGTTTAAAATGGTTTTACAATAGAAACATCCTTTTAAATAAATCAGTCGTTTTAATATAGGCGTAGATAGAAGAAGAAAGTTATTAGTTACTTACTCGATAGAGTAACTAGAATAACAAACCAAAACACTAGATAACATATAGGAATATAGAGTATAAGAAGATATAAGGATAGAGATAAGAGAAGATTAAAGATATTTAAAGGTGAGGTGATGTAAGGAGGTAGTGGGTCTGCCTTATCCTCTCTATATAAAATAAAGCTTTTTTTCAATCTAACATTTTACCCGCCAGCAATCCCTTATACTATAAGCATCAGACAAAACAAAACAAAATTATGGACAGCGAAACACAGGAAAAATTAAATAAAATTTCGTTCAATTTGGGCAGTTTTAGTATTCAAATAATCGTTTTGATTCTTTTAAGCTGGCTTTCATCTTATTGTTGGAATTTATCTTTTGCTACATTGTTCGATCTACCAGAGATAACAACTATACAGTTTGTTTGTATCAAATGGCTCATCTACTTCATCTTCAATAGAAAATAAATGGAATATAATGAATATATGGCTTTGCTGGCTATTGCGGCAGGGTTCGTTAATTGGCTGGGCTGGCTTAAAAGCGTCTAAAAATAAAATTTGATACCAACTTTTCCCCCCTAATAAGTAAAAATTAACTTTTGAAGTTCTCAATAGATGGATTGCCTCTTTTTCTATTCTTCCAATAACCAAGTTTAATAAGGCGACTCTTAATAAGAGCAGCTATATTATTCTTATTTAGAACGCCGCTTTTTGTTAAGTCTACTTCTTCGAAGAATTCTTGAAGAAGCTCTATCAGCATTTGTTGTCTTTTATATTTCATATTATTAAAAAATAAATCTATCCGAATTAAATATTCTAATTAATTCTTTTTGTATTTCCTCTTGCGAAAACTCTTCATCTATCCTAAAAAATTCCTCACCAATATACCCTTTAACAAAACACTTAAAAGAAAAATCATTTAATAAATTTTGTTCGCATTCATTATAAATACTAACTGGATTTCTCGCAAATATAACTTTAATATCTTTTTGATTAGAGCCTCCGTAACTTAAAAAACTACTAATATGCTGCTTCATTCTTTTAAAGATTCTTGTTGTTTTACCTATTTTAATAATGTTTAATTTAGTCTCCCATATAAGATAAATATACTCTTTATTATTTGGGCATAATAAATGTTTTAAAAAATCAAACTCAGAAGAGTCAAATATTACAGAGGAATCTTCAAATAAACAATAACGATGGCAAAATATTGTTTTGGTAAATTCACAAAATTCTTCGTTTGGTTCTTTAAACCTAGAACGATGAGATATTTTTTTCCTTTTTAAGTCCTTTAACTGGTGCATATATAATGTTACACAAGTTTTTCTAAATTTTTCCTTAATAAAAGATTGACATATTTTTCAAATAAGCTAATTTACGAACAGTTGTTTGCGAAATAACTAAAGCTGGTGTGGTGGAATGGTATACACTACAGACTTAAAATCTGTCGCCTGAAAGGGATTGCGAGTTCAAGTCTCGCCACCAGCACTTTCTTATTGACAAACATAATAAACCGAGTCAACTTTGCCCCGAACAAATCTTAATATATGAAATACATTGCTCAAAATAACACAATCAATTATAAAATTCAACTTCATGGAGAAGAAGAAGAACAAAATTGTTTTGCCACCCTTGTTGAAAACTTCTATGGCATTGTGCCAATTGAAACTTATGCGGGGCAAATAATTGAATTCCCAAATAAAACAAAGTTTATTAAGTTTTTAATGTGGCGCGAAATTTTTAATCAGTGCGCCCCAAATAAACAATTTAAATTTATGCAGTTTGCTAGACAAGCAGTAAAGTCGGTCAGGCAAGTGCTAAATAATGATGTCATTGAAGTTTCTTATTGACACTCCTTAATAATAGAGATAAAGTTTCTTCACAACAAAAATTTAAGATAAACATATGATTACTAAAGCGCAATTAAAACAGATGAAAGATTCAAATAACCATGTCAAACATTCGTTTGAAGTGTCATGGGAAGAAACATCTCTTTCTCGTTTGTTCGATAAGATTGATGCCAGTGTAGAAGGTGGCGCTCTTATTGATATCGTATCAGCAAAACCAATTGAGTTTATTAAAGAAAGAGAAGCTCTGATTGTTGAAATAGTTATGGACGTTTCAGATGTATTTGATGGCGCTGAAGAAGTAGAAGATTAATTTTATAGGGGGTGTATCGGAACTCGCTTCTAACGAGTAGCACCGTAAAGGATCAATGCACGTTCGAATCGTGTCATCCCCACCATTTTTTAATCAAAATTTATGTTGACAGTTCTTAATAAGTAGTAAATATTAGCTCAAACATTTCACCCCTATAGCAGAACGGTTAATGCAACCAACTCATAATTGGTAGATTGTAGGTTCAAGTCCTACTGGGGGTACTTAAAGAAAACTAAAACTATGAAAACTTTGCTTGTAATCTCTTTAATAATCGCGACTCTAATTGTAAAGAATAAAAGCTTTCTTTTTAATAATGATGAGCTAAAGATTAACAGTTCTTCTCTAAATAAGTATGATTATATAGAGCCACTCATCGAGGAGCCAATTAATGAAAGCGGTGAGACTTGGAATGAAGTCAATGAAATAAGAACCTCCCTTATTAAAGGAGTAAAACATTTTGAAGGATTCTATTCTCATAGATACTATTGCAGCGGTAATACCCTCACAATTGGTTATGGGCATACAGGTAAAGGCACTAGAAACAAAACAATTTCTAAAAAAACAGCAGAAACTTTGCTATTAGAAGATCTAAATAAGGTTGAGCGGTCTGTTACTAAATATGTTAAAGTGCCGCTTACCGAGGGGCAGAGAGCATGTCTGATCAGCTTCACCTTCAACTGTGGAGAGGGCGCATTAAATAAGCTGGTGAATGGCAAGGGTAGGCTTAATTCAGGCAACTACTCAAGCGTCAAGCGTCTCCTGCCCAAATATAGAATGGCTGATGGAAAAGTGCTAAGAGGTCTAGAGAAAAGAAGAGCATGGGAATTAGCTTTGTGGGAGAAGAATAAAATAAAAGACTCTTTTGTGGCAAACAAATAATCAAACTTGATATTGACATTAGAATCAGAACACGCTAACTTCTTCTCGTTACAGAAACAAATATGAAAATCATTGTAGAGATTGGCGATTTAAATTTGCCCCAAATAAAAGAAGTCATGATTGATGCGATTGAAAAGATTTTCGATCCAGATGTAGACACACTAATGGACGGCTCAATAAGTTTAGTTAACGATGCATTTCTTAGCGTAGAAGAACAAGAATAAATGCAAATAGTTGCCCTTAATAAGTACAAATAAGAGATGCGTGTTTTTGTAAGTCGTTGAGAGTGAGGGAGTTACGCGGCTGGGGTGGGGCGACCTGCGTAAGTCGTTGATTCTCAACGACTTACGAGGCTTGTTCACTACGCGCACCTACACTCCAGCACTTTGCCACTTTTTTTCACACTACAGAAAAAATTTTCTAACAGAGGCGCGTACCAATCTAACGGTTGGTTTCTTTGAAAGTGGTCTTTCACCTTTCTATTGATTGGAAGCTTTGGATTGTGATAAACAGAAACAAAAGCGGTTTTTGTTAGAGTTCTTTCTGTAAACTTCTTTATTGAATTCAAGACTGGCAGAAGATGCTCATCTTCTATCACATTGAGAACATTGCAAGAGATTAGAAAATTTGCAAACTCAACATCTAAAGCAGAATCAAAATTTTCAGAATGGCTTCGATTGAAAGGATCATAGGGAAGATATCCGATATCGTTTTCTTCAAAGAAGCAATCAATTTTTCCTTTTTTGCCAGCCCCAAAGTCAAAAACAGTTAAGCCATTTTTTTCTTGTGAAGTAAACAAACCTTTTTTGTGAAGCGTTTTTACCAACGCGGGAATTTGATTTATTGAAGTTACAGCAGAGGAAGAGTTCATTTTTTAACGATTATGAGATAAAGCCCAAAAGAGAATAGAAAGCCCGATGATTGTCACAATGGTTATTTCGTTCATTTTTTATTATGCCTCCAATGGTTCAAGGACAAAACCCGTGGCATCTTTTTTTGCCATGCCTTTTTCTACAAGTCCAACGATCACGCCCTTTGGATCTAGAAAACGCAAGTCGGTTTCGTCTCCGTTGACAACACTACGCCCAAGGAATTTCTTTGGCAAGTATTTTCTGAAAACCATTGCAACATTTCCACCGCTTGCAAGCATAGCCTCCGCAATCTTTCCATTGCTCTCGCTACGAGAAAAGGTCAAGTGATAGTTTGAAGGAAGTTCGCCAGCAAGGAAAGCGGTCATTCTCTCTGGTGTCTTTGAATAATCATAGAATTGGACAGATGGAAACATCTCAAAGATTGTAGAGCCATCCAGTTTGATTTTTTCCCAAGGCAAGTCAGAAGTAAGGTTGAGACGAAAGCAAGGTTGCATCTGATTTTTTTCAGCTTTTTTGATTGCCGCAATGATTTCTTTTTTGAGTTGAGAAAGAAAAGCAGATTTGTTAGAAAAGAAAAGTTTTGTCTTGGCGATACGAGCCGCTTGAACAGTGGAAAAGATTCCATGTCCAGCAGTATTAAGACAGGCGGCGGTGCAGCCCTTTGACGCATCTTTGCAGACATTGAAGCCAGACAAGGAAGCGGGGGCAAGATGGATACCAAAAGACATAAAGCCCATTTTTTCGCCTTTTTTGATTTTCGTGTTGGATGTAGTAAGTAGTTTCATGACGGGGAAAGATTAGCATTTAGGCGGTGGTTGTCAATTATTTTTTACGTATTTTTTTTTATTTAAATGCTTGACAAGCGAATCTAACAGTTTTCTAACAGCCGCGTAAGTCATTGAGTGTCAACGAGTTACGCGCGGCGCGGGGGGCGAGCCGCGTAAGTCGTTGAGTATCAGCGACTTATGACAACCCCGCTTTCGCGGGGGTTGTCAAGTCTTTTTTTCGATTATTCGCGGAGGTCATTTTCACCCTCTGGGGCGTTGTCCTCGCAACCTTTGGTTACAATCTCTTGGAGTTCAATTTGCGGCACGTGATGAGCGAGCTTGTCGAAGATGCTCTGCATGGTCATGGTGCGGAATGGGAGCTTGGAAAGATCACCACCTTTGAGATTTTCGGTCACAGCGTTGTAGAGATTCCACAGCGTGTTGCCCACGAACTCAACGTGGCGAGGATTTTCTGAACCTTCCATGTGGCGGCGAAACTCCACCACGTTCGTGTAAAGGTCACGTGCTGGAATTGCTTTCGAATCGACCAATTTGACAAGCAGATTTTCAGCTTGAGCGGAAGAAACAAAAGTTTCCTTGTAGCGTTCGATACGCAAGCCCATGTCGTTCCAATGAGCGACAACGCGAGCCACAGCGTCAGCGATCACGCGAGGGAGATCAGAGAGGATGTTGAGCGTGTGGCGGCGTGACAGCTTCACGTCAGACGAGAAGCAAAGATTTTCGCAAACCATCATGCGGTTGCCGATGCAGATTGCGGCGGCGAAAGCCTTGTCATGAGAGTTGCGAAGCCCCAAGACGACTTGGCGATCCGTTCCGTCGATACCTTTACCAGTGAGAGCGAAGCCGCCGAAGTAGCGAAGACCGCCACGTGCAAGCGAGTGTTCTTCCTCAACGATTTCCAAACCGACAGCTTCGATAGCTTCGCGGGTCAACTTGACGAGCGTGTGGTGAGGGATTGGCATATGGGAATCGGTTGCCTCTGGAGTTTCAACACCCATGAGAGCTTCGAATTGAACTTTGTTTTTTGCGATGATAAGTGACATATTTTTTTAGTTTTGTAGTTAAGTGCCTTTCGTGGCGACAAAAAAAAGATAGCATTTCCCATGATTTTGTCCACACATTTCTATTTGTTTTTGCATTTTTATTTTCGCCCCAAAAAAGAAAAAAGCTTGACAAATGAATCTAACAGCTTTCTAACAGCTACGTAACTCGTTGAGTATCAACGAGTTACGCGCGGCGCGGGGGGCGAGCCGCGTAAGTCCTTGAGCCTCAATGAGTTACACCTTGTCACTTCTCTTCTTTTATCTCTCTTTTGCCGTCTCGCCTCACACGTTTATTTTGTGGGCGTTTCCAATCGCGCAAGTGCTTCCACCATTGGACAGTCTTCACAGATCCTTTGCCTTTACCTGCCGAAGCCATCGCGACATTCCTTTCTGCTTGCCTCTTTCTTCTTGTCCTTGAAGCGGATCACACAGGGAGGCATTGCGTGACGCACTAGGTTTCTCATGTCAAGGCTATTCTTTGAAAGTTCTTTGGGGGTTTTCTTTTTCATTTTTTAAATTGCGTAAGTTGTTCGATAAGCGATTCCCATTTCTTTACACACTTGCTTAAAGACTTTGCCGTGAAAGTCATTTCTACCATTGACTTTGAATGTTCCGCCCATGCGTGAGAATTGGATGCAATGAGCAATCTCATGCAAGAGAACATATTTAAAAATGGAAAAGTTGTTTAAAACTATTTTGTTTAACTCAACCTTTTTTTCCCAAGGGTTAGCAAAACCAAGAGTTCTTTTAACGTGAGGATTCCAGTAGAGAGTGTAGTCATGTAAGCCGTATTGTTTAAAGGTTAGATGGGCGTATTGTTCGACTTCTTGTGTGGTGAGCATGGCAAAAGTTTAACTGTTTTAGGGATTGTGTCAATTATTTTTATTCTCCTTAACCGACTTCTTCTAGCATCTCTGGATTAAGCCATACAAATTCATTTTCTAAATGAGAAAGAATTGGGTAAACTCCATATTCTTTTTTGCCCGTATCTGTCCAGATTTCTCTTTTTAGAGTTTCTTCAAGTTTCTTTTTTAGTTTTTTTAACTTGGTTTCTGTCATTAGATACGAAGAATATTGACTTTGGTATTCTGTAGTATGCTCTATCTTTAATCGAAATTTTTTCATAGCTGCAAAAGTTTAACTGTTTATTCTTCTGTGTCAATAGAAAGTTCAGAAGTAAAAAAGATTTCTCCGTATGATGTAACAAAACGATAAGATCCGTCTTGTAGTTCTGTGAAATCTTCCTGATTGTATAACAGGCTTTTTCCGATTTCGCTCATGATAACATCGACAGCTACTTCGTCGAGGTCGTCACGGGGAATGTCAATGGTTATTTTCATGGTGCTGTGGGATTTAGATTATTTGTTTTCCTCCAAGAAGTCAACAAAAGATTCTGCAAGATCAAAGATTAGTTCTTGCACATACCAATAAGGATCTTCATTGCCAGCGGCTCTTTGAATCGCGTCCCAAATCAAAACTTTGTCTTGTTCGGGATGGTTTTCTTCGATAATAACAAGCGAAAGCTTTTCAGCGTCCCAGCTTTGATCCCAGCTAGAAAGGAAGTGGGAGGCAGCACGAAGAATTGCTTTTGCGTGAATCGGATTGCTTGTGTCGAGGTGATCAGTCATGCAAGGAACTTATCATTTGAGAGTGCGAACGTCAACATTTTTTATTGATTATATTATTAATTAAAACACTTGACAAGATTGTGCCGAAAGCATCTAACAGATTTTTATCTCGCGGCGGGGCGCTCGCATAAAAAATTGAGGGGGCAGCGCATACCACCGCGCCACCCCTAATTCACCATGCCACAGAAATTATACGTGGAAACCTTCTTCTTCTAACACTTCAGCAACAGCTTCTTGTGCGATGTTGTAGAGTTCTGAGACGAGGGCAGTATCACCCTCCTCCTCGATGTATTCTTCCATAGCATCGAGTGCGTACATGACGCAAGGAAGATCTGGGAGGTCTGACATGGAAAGCCCACACAGATCGTAACAGGCTTGATTCATAATGGTAATGCAGCGTTTGCGGATGTTCATAGTGGTAATTCTTTTAGAGTTTTGCGGGGACAAGGATTGTAATTTGCGTTTCTTCTCCTTCATTGTCAATCAAAAAAAGATTTGAACCGCTAACTCTCACCATTTTGTTTTCTCCCTCTTGGAATTTCGCGCAGTATTCTAAGCCCTCAATATCCCAGCCGAGATAAAGAAATTCGTTTTCATCTGATCCGTTTAAATCATCCAGACATGGAAATGTCAGGGTGTCGTCAATGATAATTGCAGATGCGTCTTGAATGATAGCAAAGGCTTCTTGTAAAGGTATGTATTTCATAGTGGCGATAGTTTAATGTTTTTGGGGCGAGTTGTCAACTATTTTTAATCAAATGGCGGCAAATACTTTTTTACCATTTAAAATAACTTCTTCCGCGCGAAAAATATCTTGATTTTTGCACTGGAACTGATTGACCTCATACGGATTATATCGCACGGATTGAAACCATTTATTAGATTGTAAGCTCGAAACCAACTCACCCAAGATGTAGGCGTGAACGTTCTTTCTTTTTTCTTTGATTACTCTCTGGCGACCAGCCTGAGATACCTTAAAGCTTGCGTTGCGAAGATAAGCATCTTCTAGATGGCAAACGACTTTCCACCTTCCATTCACTTTCGCTTGAACGGAAAGTTTTTTCTTGTGGAGGTTGAAATAGATTCTGACTTGTTGATTGAGTGGTATCATGGCAAGAGAAAATTACACTGTGAACGCCAATTTGTCAAATACTTTTTTGCTAATAAGCTGTAAACGAGCTGCAAATAAATAAGCTGCAAATAAGAAATCGCCAAATAACGCTTGACAGGGGTAAATTTTTATGGTGGGGCGGGTAGTTGGTATAAAAATCTTTTTTATTCAAAGGTGGGGCGCTGGCATAAAAATCTGTTAGAGCGTCCGAGGTGTTCGTGTCAAGTATTTTTTTGGAAAAGGTTAGCGGGGAGAGCCACCACAACTCTCCCCGCTTTCACCATGCATCAGATCACCACATCTGAAAACGTAACGCTTGAAAACTTTTTGTGAATTGCTCCACACTTGAACTCAACCACCTTTTCAGGTTGGAAAGAGAACCAGCCTTTGCGGTTGCGGTCAACGGCAGACTTGTAGCCAGCGGCTTTCAAGCCTTGAGTAGCTGGGTGATTTGAATTTCCTTTGACAAGATAATCGTAGCGGTTTTTCGCATTGATTGTGCGGAGAGTTCCGTCTTTCTTCTCGAAAGTGATAGAGAAGAATTTGCCTTTGGTTTGTTCGATGAGTTGGTCGATGTTTTGTTGCATAGTTTTTTTGTTTTGTTTTTCTTTACGAGAGTGAATGTAGAGTGAAATGCCACGGGTGGCAAGATAAAAAATAGAGAAAAGTGCTGGAATTGAGGCGACGACGAGGATGGAGTGAATTAAGTTTTCTTTCATGGTGGAGATAGTTTAATGTTTCAAGCGGGGTTTGTCAACTACTTTTTTGCGTATGCTTGAATGCAAGCGAGGCAGTAGCAGGTTGCCCCGAAAGTCAAGAAGCAAGCAACATCAAACAATTCATTTTTCCCGCCATAGACAGCGAAAGCACAAAGGCTAAAGGTTGGAGAGATGGTGATGATTGCGGAAGCGATGATGATAAGTGCGTGTTTCATAGTGGCGTTATTTTAGTATTTTTTGAAGATTAGTCAAGAAGTTTTTATTTCGATTGATCTCTTTCAAATTTATAGCCATCTTCTTTTAAGGCTTTTATTTTATTATTAAAATCTTTTTCATCTTCAAAACGATATTCTTGTGCTGGGCGATCACCCAAGGCATAAGTCCAGATCATTAGGGTGTTGCTATTAGTAAAAAACCAGTGTGTTGTTTTCATAGTGTTGATTGTGGTTAATTTTAAAGATTAGTCAAGAATAAAAACACCATTGCCCATCATTCCTTCTCTGGATTTTTTGGTTGCGGTTGAAAGGATGTTTCTTTTTAATTCTTTTCCCTCGTTAGTAGATGGCACGAAAGAAAGAGTTTGTTTTATTTTATTAAGCGTTGCGTCGTCGCTACTAATGGAGAAGCCATCAATTTTCTTAATGAGCTTTGCGGCTTCAAGAAATTTTGGGATTTCAAGCGGGGCTTCTGATTGGAGTTTTTTTAGTTTGGCGTTCATGGGTGGATTGTGGTTTGTTTTGGGGTGGTTGTAAAGAAGAAAGTGATCTTGTTGAGTGAGATTCGAACTCACCTTTTAGGGGGTTTAGCCCTTTGTCTTGTCCCCCTAGACGATCAACAAGTTTTAGAAATTGATGGCATGTCTGAGGGATTTTACCCCGCCGTTATTCTCGACTCTCTTAGCCAGTTTCGAGCGACTTTTTCTACTAGGGCGTTCCCTCCCTCGCATGAATACAAGTTACCATTTTTTCAGAAAAGCGCAAGGATTATTTTAATTATTTTTTTCTAATATTTCTCTTGACATGGTAGGCGGGAAAGCATCTAACAGTTTTTTATCTGGCGGCGGGGCGCTCGCATAAAAATTCCACAGCGTGTCAAGTGTTTTTATTGATTATTTTTGCGCGAATGTTTGGGGCGGCTTTCGCCGCCCCTTGTCCATCAAACAAAGTCCAATGTCCCCAAAGGCACTTCATCCTCTCGCCCATCTTCAAAACGAATCAAGGCACGATTTCCAGCGGGAGTGTGGACGACTTCGAGAAGTTCAACTTCACAGTCACAATATTTGCAGATTTCTTTTTCTTCGATCATGGCAGGGAAAGGATAAGAGTTTTTCGCGGATCAGTCAAGAAAGAATTGTCTTTTCCAGATTGCTTCTTGAACTTTTTTATCGAGCCAGCTTTGTTGTTCAAAGATTCGGGTCGTGAACACGGGTTGTTTTTTGGCGAATAGTTTTTTAATTAGTTTCATGATGTGAGCAGGTTAAACAAATGGGTTGGATTGTCAAGGTTTATTTTTATGCAGGAAAGACTTGGAAGAATTTTTCTTTGGCATTGTTTAAAGATT